CATGGTATACTTGCAACCAATGATACTAAGGGGAGAGAAATCCCACTTATTATCAATAAGTTGCATATTACCATAAACTTGTGCATCACCATAAACTTGTGCATCACCATAAACTCGTGCATCACCATAAACTTGTGCATCACCATAAACTTGTGCATCACCACAAACTAATGCGTTATTACAAACTACTGCATCACCATAAACTCGTGCATCACCATAAACTTGTGCATCACCATAAACTTGTGCATCACCACAAACTAATGCGTTATTACAAACTACTGCATCACCATAAACTCGTGCATTATCACAAACTCGTGCATTACCATAAACTCGTGCATTACCAAAAACTCGTGCATTACCATAAACTCGTGCATTACCATAAACTTGTGCATTACCATAAACTACTGCATCATCACAAACTTGTGCATTTTCACCTACGTATGCAGTATCAGCAACCTTTGCTGTATTCTGTACCCAACCACCACCATTACTGTGTCGATGCCACGTGTCATTTGTGGCATTAGGAAAAATCTTCTTAAGCTCATTAAGAGTCATTTTAGTTTGCCATCCTTTCTAATTGTTATTATTATACAGATTGCAATGTTACTTGTCAAGCACTTTTTCCCACTTTATCAATCAATTTAACGTATTGAATAGCGTGGCACATTGTATCCTTGACAGCATTCATATGATAATGATAGCTATTTGTAGAGAAAAGCTTAGGATTGACTTTCAGCATAGGATATTGCCTAGTAATTCGCTTGTAAAGCACGTTCAATCCAAACGTTAGAGTAGTTTTTTTCTTGTTTTTCTTATTAAGACGAATCTTATCAGAAGACAGCAAGTAATTTGAGTAATCATATCTGGAACTAGACATATTCTTTTTAATTTCAGACGCTTCTTTAAACAAAGTCACAAACTTATGAAGAATGTGTTTGTCATTCTTAAACAATTCCTCAGTAAACATCTTAGGATTAAAAACGGGCAGGAAGGTTTTCATCTTATGAGAGTCTAGAAATTCATAATCTTCGCTACTAAGAACTTTTTCACTGATTGCAGAATGTTTTTTCACCAATACATCATAAAGTCTTACCATGCCATTCTTTATGGCTTGTTGTTCATCTTTTTCACGAATGGCATAAATTTCATCAAAACCCAAATGAGTTGCCAATGATACTGAATAATATCGGTCAAGAGAGTTATCATGCTTATTAGTAAGATTAAACTGCGTAGCAGTGTCCTTAAGAACGTATGCTTTGCCAGTAAAATCAGACCATGTGTAATCATTGGACGGCATAGGTTCAAGGGTATACTTTTGAATTTGCCAACAAAGTGCAATATTTACAGGAGTACTGACGCCACCACCCGTTGTTCGTGGCTTATTCTTTCGGCGGGGATAGCTTTCAATGGTAGTAAGATTGTTCTGCTTAAGAATATTAACTGTGTTTTCATCCGTAGAATCATAGGACGTAATAACCTGCACAGTTTTTTCATCATTATTATGACCAAGAGCATCCATCATTCCCAAAATCTGAGAACGAGCAGGTTCATAATCTGTATTATTAGTAATTGCATCTTTACACGTCAGCAATGGGCGGTTCAAGTCAATCGTCCGGTTACGGCTACGTTTCAGACGACCTTTCCAATTCATGTAGTATGAATAAACAGTACCCTTGATATGAATGTAGGTTGCAGGATTAATGGTAATCTTTTCACCAGTAGGAGAAACCCACTCCAAAACGTCGGGAATAAACTGTCCCAAAACCGAATGATGTTCATGGAACGTCTTCATAGCCTCAAGAAGAGACTGTTTGCACATAATATCATTAATTGCAAATTCCTTCAAACTCTTCAAGCAATCATCAATATTTTTCTTAATATGTGTGATGGTTTTTTCCGAATATTCCAACGCTTCGCGGTTCAAAGCAACGTTAATTTCTCCAACATTCGCATTAACAACAAAGCACTTATCAGAATAATTCACCATATTACGAAGAATACGAGAATCATTATCTGTAAATCGTGCATCATCAATGGGATAAGGAACTCCATCAAAATTCATAACAAAATCAGACGAATCGCCGTAATTCTTATAAATCGTCCAATTAGTTCCAGCAAGGTAAACATCAAACTTCTTCCATTCAAAATCTTCGCCTTCCTTTGCACCCTTGATAATGGGCTTAGGATTCCACATAGACGTAGCACGAAGAGTTTCAGTCAGGAACGAACCATAATCGCCTTCCTTAACTGGAACCTTGACAATCGTGCCAGTAGGTTCGTTAGTTTCTTCACAGGAAATAATGTCAAAACTAATATCATTTTCAGGAGTACGATGAAGAACCAAGGTTCGCTTGAGCTTTTTGCTGTTCTCCCAAGCAACCGTTTCAGTAGTGAACACATCGGAATAAGCCCAAGGACACTTAGCACCAATACCAAACCCACCAGTTTGTTCATTGGTTTCACGCTTGCTGGATTCACCAATGAACTGATAAATATTGGTAAGACGTTCATAATTCATTCCAATGCCATAATCCTTTACAGAGAAGAAAGGAGTCATAGCGTTAGGAACAGTAATCTCAATAGGACGGTCAGCACAACCAGCCTCACGATGTGCATCACGAGCATTACAACTAATTTCCTGAGTGATAGCTTTGATTTTGTGCGTATACAGCTTATTTACCATGAAGTCCACAATGACACGCGGACTTTTAATTCCCATTTGCCGGTGTTCACCTTCAATGTTCCGTTCGCATTCAACCGTAGAGACTTCAACTTTCATCTTTTATCTCCCTCTCAATTTTTGTCTTCTCTTATTAATATTATACAGACTGAAAATTGAAAGTCAAGAAGAATTACTAAAGTTTTAACTCATTGACATTATTGAACTTAATTATAGGACGCTTAGGTTCTAGGGATGCCGTAAATATTCCCCGACTTGGCTTACAACTTGCGGCACAGTGCCATTGCGTCCTTATTCTCCAATTTCCAAAAGATACTTGTTACTAATTACCTTAAAGGACATTCGACCTTTAAGCCTTTGCGAGTAACACTCTTCAATTGGGCGAATAACAACACCTTCAGCCGTATGCTCATAGTCCTCTCTACTGCCAACGGTATTAAAATTATACTTCTGGTTATCAGCAAAGTTAAGCCAGTAATCCAGAGTATGAATATTCTTGTCATACTTGAAAACATAAAATTCAACATTGTTTAACCATTTATGAGTATATATAGGAATTACCTTTTTATAGCTTCCCTCAATCTGTAAAATGGGTACAGTAAGAATACCTAACTGCTTAACCAAATCAAGCATTTCTGCACAGTGTAGGTATCTGCCTTCCTTTATATTGTAACCATTAAAAATTCTAATATCTGAGCCTGTCATACCTAGTCGGTTAGCCTGTATACCTTCACTAACCAATTCACCTTGAACAGCAATATCAACATTGTTCTCTTCACAATATTGAGTTAATTTTTCTCCAATTTTAAATTTGTGCACAGTTTCACAAAACCGACCACTAGGATTTTCGTAATTGAAATCCATTTCCATATTTCTGGAACAAACACCAAGGCGTCTCGTGCCAGAAATATCAGTTTTAGAATAGATAGTACAACTTGAACCATCAAGTTTCATGGTAACATAACATTCTTTACCATCAATTTCATCCAATACACCAAGGCAACTTTGCAATCGAATTTCATCTGTCTTACGAATGAATGATGGAAAATTACCACGTGACTTACCAAAGCTACCAAAATTCTGTCCTTTATGCGACGGTTCAGGAGGTTCATATTTTGTAATACCTAACAATTCTGTAACATCTGTTCCTTCTTCAACTTGTGTAGATAAAATGCTTACAGGAAATGCGATACCTTGAGACAATTCCCCTCTTAGTCGAATAGTCTTAATTCGACCTTTGGACTTCTCAAGAAATGCAAAATTAGGATTCGTGATAGGAAGTACAGAATCAATTTCTGCAAAAACACACAAATCACCAATTTTAAATTCATCCCGTTTAGATACTAACTGCCAACCCATAACTTTGATAAGGTCCAGTTTGTCAGCATTAGGATGATTCTTGACTTCAAGAATTCTTTGAATTGTTGCTAATTGGCGTTCCATTGTTTAATCCTTAAAATTATCAGGGTAGACACTTAACTTTTATCATTTCCATAAATCTCCCAATCCACAGCAACTAAATCATTTAGATAAACTGTGTAAGGCATAGGAACACCAGAAGGACTGTCAACACCACACAATCGTTGTCCATGCAATGCAAAATTTACATTCATGCTCATAACAAGGTGAAAGTCATTATTTCGCCAGTAACTACGTCTAACCCTTAATCCATTAATTAGTTGACGACATGCCCAATACCATGTATGTTCTTTTTTGTTTTTCACAATTAATAAACCTCCTCAGTTTTAATTGACATTTCATCAACCGTCCAACCAAAAGACTTCCAACGCTCAGACGTTGGCAGGTTAGTCTTTTCAGTTACGTAACGAAGGACACTAACCTGATAATTCTTATCATAAGGATGCTCAATGGAACGTGCAATTACACCAGAATCAGTTTCAGTATCAGGACAAGCACGGTCATAACGAAGCATATCCATCGGAAAAGGATAACTACCACTTACAGTGAAAGTCTGCTTAAAAAGTTTCATAATCAATCTCCTTTAGTTTTATTATACAGAATCAATTGTCCTTTGTCAAGAGTTATTTTCAATATTCAATAAGCTTTTTAATTGATTCCTGATGCATTCTTCACCTTCATGGAATGCAATACGTTTTTGAACAGCTATAAGTTCAGCAACTACAAAATTTAAAGTGGGTATTTCCTTAAATTTATAACTGGGAAAATGAACAAGTTCTCTACCAACTGACATTCCCCAACTTTTTTCAGCACCAAACCAACGTTCAAAACGAAAACCTAATTCCAGCCAAAGTTCCTCAGTCATTTTCATACCATTATCCTTTTCATTTTTATGGTAGGGCGGGTGGGGATCGAACCCAACTGCAATGACGCGAGGATATAAGCCCCGCCGAGTCAACCAGACTTTCCGCCCTGTAAGTTTGGTGGGGAAGGTTGGATTTGCACCAACAGTATCCCAAACGGGAAGCACACTGATCAAATGTGCTTGGCTCTCCTTTTGACAAAGGTGGCATCTCTTGTATGCCTGTCAGCCGCCCCATAAGATCAAGGGATTAGTCAAGTTCTGGCAGACGATTTGCCATACTATTGACTAATCCCTTTTTCATTCCTACTGAACGGGGGTAGTAGGAGTTTCCGTAGTAGGAACCTGAACAGCAGGAGTCACTTCTACAACCGGAGCAGGAGTAACCTCAACAGCGGGGGTAACCGCAGCAGCATCAACAACCTGTGCCGGTTCGGTAACCGGAACAACGTTGGTAACCGTAGGTTCAACAACCTTCGGCTTTCGACCACGCGGACCAATGGGAAGTCCAGCCTTCTTAACCACATTACGAACCGTACCATAGCTACACTTAAACTCAGCAGCAATTGCCGCCATGTTGGGATTCTTCTTGTAAGCCTCAATAATTCCAACATGGGCAAACGACGGACGACGACCAGCAGCATCACGCTTGCCATAGATGCCACGCATAGCATTGGCAACCGTACCCAAACTGCACTTCATCGCACCAGCGATTTGCTGCAACGTCTTTCCTTCCATCCTCAACTCGTGCATCTTATTCCGGTCAAACTTAATCGTGTTAGCCATTTTCGTTTCTCCTTTCCCATTTCGGGATATAGATGGCTTTTTCCTTACTTCGACCATTCCTCACATTAAGTATTATACATTAAACTTTGCTATTGTCAAGAGAATTCTTACTAACTTTATGGTTTTTCATCCAAGTAATGGCAAACTTAAAAGCGTTCACAAAATCACTCAATTCTTGCTTCGTCAATCCTTCACTCTTAGCAAGTTGTTTACCAATACGTTTCCATTTATCAATTGTATGAATTTTGCAACCTATGCTAATTTTGCCATATGCTACAACATTCATGGTATACTTGCAACCAATGATACTAAGGGGAGAGAAATCCCACTTATTATCAATAAGTTGCATATTACCATAAACTTGTGCATCACCATAAACTTGTGCATCACCATAAACTCGTGCATTACCATAAACTACTGCATTACCACAAACTTGTGCATCACCACAAACTCGTGCATTACCACAAACTCGTGCATTACCATAAACTCGTGCATTACCATAAACTCGTGCATTATCACAAACTTGTGCATCACCACAAACTTGTGCATCACCATAAACTTGTGCATTATCACAAACTCGTGCATTATCACAAACTCGTGCATTATCACAAACTAGTGCACTAACACCTACATATGCTGTATCAGCAACTTCTGCTGTCTTCTGCACCCAACCACCGCCGTTATTGTGCTGATGCCACGTGTCATTTGTGGCATAAGGAAAAATCTTCTTAAGTTCATTAAGAGTCATTTTAGTTTGCCATCCTTTCTAATTGTTATTATACAGACCACAAACTACTTTGTCAAGTAAAATTACTTATTATCGTTATCTGTATGAATTTCAGAATTGTCGGAGAATAGGAAGTTATACAACGCTTCCTCTGAATCAAACAATTCTTTATTCTGTCCTTCAGTAATAGAGCTTTGGTGGTCAATGTATGCCCACTCGCCACCATCATAATCATTTGACAACAAAATCTTTATGTCTTTTGTGCCAAAAGCTTTACAAACTACTTTACGGAGCATATCAACATATTCTTGTCCACCATCCCTTGCTTGAATTGCAGCAAAATTAAGACGGTCTTCAAAACGCCTGTGTCTTCCTTCTTCCCAACCAAATAGTCTTGTTCCACCATTTTTAGCAGAAATTACAAATATGCTTGAATCATTAGCACTTAAAAAATCATCTTTCTCAGGAATGTTAATATTGCCAGTACCGATGATTACAAAACTGGAACTACTTGAATTGCTGACAAAACCCTGTCTAGTTTTCATTTTTCTTTCCCCATTCAAACCAACCCCAAACAGATAAACTAGCATAAACTAACCAAAGAAAGGCTTGGGACCAATGCTTTGCATAAATGTTAAAAATTACAAACGTCATATTGGAAATAAACCACAGCACAAAGCTAATGCGATACCTCTTAATATTAAGAATCACACCAGCAATTGCTACAAATGTCATTATCCAAAGAAGAGTTTCCATATTAGCCCCTCATTCTGTCCCGTCTACGCTTTCGACTTATATAGCCTAGTACTGTCCATAGGCAGGGAAATGCTTATCTTCACAAATGTCCTTAGCTTCCTTCAGACCACAGACAAGCCGCTCACGAATGAGTTTAATAGCTTTTATCTTATTGTTGTTACGAAATTGTCCTGCATATTCATCATAATACTTACCAGACTTCAAAATTAAGCAAACATCATCGTACAATTCCCTTGTAACATTGAAACCATGAAGAGTGAAAATAACAGAAGTACCAACAAGCTTTTCATTCACAGCGAACTTAAGCATAAACTGTAACAATTCTTCACGTTCCACCAGAGTCAGAGTAACACCAACAACGATTTTACCCAACAATTCCTGCAAACGAGTCGTAGACATTTCCATTCTCCTTTTGAACATAGCCAGCTACCTATGCGTAGCTATTTAACCTTCCGCTTTGCCTCTTGGGCTTCCTTTAGGACTATGTTCTCTTATTAAGATTATACAGAATAAAATCTATTTGTCAAGAACATTCTCATAATATTTCAAAATCAAATCAGCAGAATCACACCAAAGATTCTTTAGGTGTGTCTCTGTCTGATTCTTACCATGCACCTTGCGAACCATAAACAGCAAGCCTTTCATAGGATGCGCAGCAATGGCAAGCGCAAAGTCTTTCTGGTTTTCAATATCTTTAGTGAATGCCCACAAGTCTCGCAGGTTATTATAAATACCATCCAACTGTCCCTTAATAACCTGAAACTTATCCTGCAATTCAGGAAATACAGCGGCAACTTCATCCTGTTCAGCTTTAAGCACAATGGGTACTAATCGCTTTAGACTGTAAATATTACCATTATCATGCAAATGGTGCAAATTTACATAAGTGGTAGTCTTTACTTTAAAACGAATACCATTATTGTCTCGTAATACCAATCCTTCAAAAGTAGAATCTGTGTGCTCCTTTTCTTTAATGAAGGCAACAACATCTTCATAACTATTTAGTGCATAAGTAGTTACAGGAGTACAACCAATAGCCTCTCCATATGGCAGTCCAATTTCTTTATCATCTATAAATGTTGTAATATGAAACAGTTTAGGTTCAGTGTATAAACGTACAACTTTGTTATAAGGACTGCAAAGCTCAAAAATATAGGTTAACCCTTTAACCAATATATCTCGTCGCATTCCCTGCTTTTCAAATGTTTTCCAAAATAAATCACGCCAAATAATATTTGTGTCATTAATTGTACCAAAACCAAATGAACCAGAAGTGTTTACATGCCATTCATTATTATAATTATAGAGAAGTATTAAGCTTCCGTCTTCTTTGCCTGTAGCTTGAAAGAAGTTCCAATTGAACATTTCCATTTCAATTGGAGACTCGCCCCAATTATAAAAACGCTTCATTCCCTGTGCCACTAGGTTCCATGTTTCATATTCCAACACAGTTCCACGTGACCAGCGAACGATAGGATCATACTTAGGAGATTCAATTTGATTATATTTAAACCCAACCAGAGGCAGAGTAGGATGCTTATAAACATTAATACCATACTTTGTTGTAAGTAACTCTAATGCCAACTCTGCATTATGTTCTTTAGTGACAGAGCGTAGATATGCCTGTAGGGGAGTTTCAGAAATCATTTATAAACCCTTTAGTGCTTGCTTATTGCGTCGTTCAAAATATTCTTCATCAGCCTCATCCATAGCTTCCATTATTTCATCAGCCTGTTTCATTTGTTCTTCCGCTAGTTGTTGTGCATAGTACTCTTCAAGTTCCATATATGCCTTCTCTTCTTCTGCTTTCTGCCTTTGGTATGTTACCGTTTCATATACGGAAGAAAGTTGGTATTCAAGCCGTATATTACAAAGTTTTCTAATAACATCAAATGGCGTTCTAAAGAATCCGTGTTCTTGGTCAATGGTATCATATCCACTGATATAAGAATAAGTCGAAGAAAATGTTGTGAGAGTATATCCACGCTGAAGACAATCTTCAAGACCTTTAACAACTTCCTCACCATAACCAATCAATGCCCAATCACCAATATAAACACCTTCAGGAGTAAAGCTTATCTTAACTTCTGTATTAACAAGACGCATTGATTCGGTAATGAACTCAATCCATTCTTTCTTAGTGAGTCCAATTCGATTCAGCTTTTTCATATCATTCCCTTTCTATATGTATTATACAAACAGGAATGCCATTTGTCAAGAACTAATCATTATTAAATAAAATTATGACACCTAGTACACACATCCTTTTTCTTTTTCCTTATCCAACCATCTTCTTTCGCTTTATGACGGACTTTTCTAGCCTGCCAGCCACTACAAATATTTGTTTGACGATAATATTTATAAATATTATCACAAAAATCACAATGAAGCCAACGTATTTTAATACCATAACTTGATTCTAGTTTAAGCATAAATTAAATATCCCACTTGTTACTAAAGTAACACATTTTTGTTCCTCAAAAATCCCAATCTGCGTATTCATCAACATTAATGGCAAGAGCATCACGAATCTCTTCATCCATTTCCCGTTCACGAATCTGATGAAGCTTTTCACGCTTATTGGAATCAATTACAGTTTTCCGATTATACGTGCTATGTGCCATAGCAGCAGCACCCGTCTTTGCGTTTTCGGCTTGCTTAGTCATTTTCTTTTTCCTACCTTTCTTATTTCTCATTATACAAGCCTCCAACCCAAATGTCAAGAATTATTATCTATAAAAATTGGGTAACAAAAACAAAAGAGCATATATCTGTAATCCTAGCAGATATACAAGTAAACTGAAACTTTTAATATTCCAAGTTCGTGTCCAAGGGACTTCTTTCATTTTGCTTATTGCAAGCATAGGTCCAGCAACGTAGACTATATTAAAGACCATAATTGTTATACAAAGTAAAAAGAAGTCCATTATACGTCCTTCCTATTCCATTTTTCCCTAAGTTCAGTGATAGTAGGAATTACTGTGTCAACCTTTGTCATAATTGCAAAATCACTAGCTAAAACTCGCTCTAGTTCTTTTAAATCACTAATTGCTTGATTGGCCCAACGTTTATGAGGATTAACCATTTTAGGCTCTTCACTAACAATGTCTTGTCTAATTTCTGCCAATAATTGTAGTATCTTTCCGAATTTATCTGTTATATTCATTTTTCAATCTCTCCTTTTAATATATAAGCCGTAAAAGAAACACTACCTCTAATATATTGTAGTTCTTGTGATAGTTCAAACAAACCAATTCGTTTTGTAGCTAATTCAAGTTCTTTAAGCTTTTCTTCGGCTTTAGTTAAATCAGCACTATGTCTTTCTTTTTCTTGTTTAGTCATTTTGTCTTATAACCTCCATCATAGTATGCAAAGAATTTCCTGTTCTTAACCTTAAATTTATAGGTCGCAGTATACCTATTATTAAATGAGAAATATAGGGTAGTTCCAATTTTGGGGTGAGTAATAGTTCGTTTATCACCATCAAAAGGACCACCAATAAGTTCAACACTGAAACCTTGTTTCTTCTCTACACCGGATTCAGAGTAGCCTTTGTATGGCATTAGTGTGATTCTTTTCGTTCTTGCATGTGTAGTTTTGTAGCTTTCATCAACCTTTGCTCACCAAAAAAAGCGTTCAAAGATGTAGTAAGTTCCTGCTCAAGCAAACGAAGGTCCACATTAGTCATATCTTCACAATTGCTTTTAATCTCTGTTTTCAACAATGACATAATCTTATCTTTTAATTCTCTGCCTTCACCCGTCAACACTCCATACTTGTTATATTCCATCTTCATTTTATTGTCCTTACATAGTTTTCACATGTTTTCCACACAAAGGACAAATAACAAAAGGCATTGCACAAGGTCTGTCGTCACATTCAACATCTTCTTGATTATATGTAAAAACTGTGTTACAATACCCACAAGTTACTTCTTTGTCTTGGTTTGGTATCTTTCCCTTTTTAATTATCTTTAGCATATTTGTTATCTCCTATTGATATTATACAGACTGAACTATGGTTTGTCAAGAAGAATTACTACAAATAAAAATGGCATACTTGCCTTGGATGGGCCAGTATGCCATTATCTAATCTGAGAAGCTATGGCGGTTTGTGCAATTCCTCATAATTTGCACTAACTTCTCAGGAGGTATAATCAGACTAGAAGTTACCACCAATAGCGTTCTAGTCTGTTTTACAACTATCGTGCAGTACTAAAAGTCAAATCTAGCATGTCAACGGTATACATCTTGCCATTAACCTTTGCCCAAATAACAGTAGTAAGGTCCACAGTACGGTAATCGTTCTTCTGCATGTCAAAGACAGTCATAAGGTTATAGTTCTTGGCATTATATGACATGCCTTGACCAGTGAGATTCTTTTGAACCTTCAATCTAGCATTCATTACACGCACTGAACCGTCAGAACGCTTATAGAATGCAACTGTGAAAATCTTGCCATTAGACTTTTTCAAAACTGAAGGAATATTTGCCAGCTTGATAACTTTATTTTCTACCTTCTTCTCCTTCTTTACCTTAACTGGTGTATATTTGAACATAAAACCATCTTTAATGGCATTAATGACGGCGTTCTTTGTATCATAGTTATTGGTAGTATCATGATAATAAATCTTACCATCTTCAATCTTTGTAATCCTATGTACCGCAGTATTCTTATACCACTGCACGGTGTCACCAACACGAAGCATAATTTTCATGATTCCTCTCCTTAGTTAAATTATACAGGCTAATTCCATTTTGTCAAGAGAAAATTAATTATTTTTAGTTAGTTAATACAACAGGTTCATTTTTATCAAAAATATGAATTTTAATACGCATTTCACTTGCGTAACGCCAAAAATCACCATTATCAAGCAAAACTAACATATCATCATGAATTTTCATAACAACACGTCCAGTAAAATTACCTGAAGTACCCTCACTACTTGTAATAACTCCAACCTGACCATTTTTCATTTCTTTCGCGGTTACTTCACGAATCCTATTGTTGCTAAATTCAACATTTGCCATGATTTTGTTTCTCCTTTATTTTATATTAGCTCCAAATCTCTCTAGCTTTTTCACAAATAACATTCCACATACTGTAATCATAATCGTTTGGAGTACGTCGGCGACCAAGGTCGTCTTTATTATCAAGTAAAGCCTCTAATGAAATGTCACTCCATGTTACTTGGTCAGTAGGACCATAACATGAGCAATGACCAAGATTTGCATATTGTACAGAACCATTACCGTGTTTAACTACAATAATTCCATTACCATCATATGCACCCTGTTCATACTTATAAATTACTACATCATCAGCTTTTAGATAAAGCTTCTCTAATTCATATTCATCAAGAGTATCAGTACCCACATTGAAAATAATAGCCTTAATACCTTTTAGCTCACTTAGAATCTTTTCAGCTTTTGCTGAAAAAATATTGTTATAAGAAGTAATTTCTTTTAACAACGCAATAACTTCTCTTTCAAGTTCTTCAGTCATTTTATTATTCCTTTTATTTACACGATCCTTTTTAAGGGCATGAGGGAATCAGACCCTCAATGGAGAACTACCTAGTATGGCCTTTCACCTAGTTAAGTTCTGAACGTTCCGACCAAGGAAATTCAGCCAACTTTGTACTAGGCTACTTTGCTACTAGTGGTCGTAATTCCTCACGTCATCAGACTGCCCATTTCTATTATACAAACTAAGTCTCACTTGTCAAGAAAAATTATTTGAGAGGTTAAGAATCTTCTCCTGTTTCGAGTCTTTTTAGGATTATATTCTTTTAGGAGAGACAAAATGAAACTTTGTAGCAAATGTAAAAAAAATTTTGAAGACTTTGAATTTAAAAAACCGACAATCTGTAAATATTGTTATAACAATTATATGCGTATTTATATGCGCAACTATTATAAAAAGAATAAACATAAATGGAAAAAAAGACAAATTTCTGAAAAACAAAAACAATATAAATTAGAATATAGACAAAAACTTAAACAGTTTGTAAATAATCAGAAAACACCTTGTGTAGTTTGCGGAGAGTCTGAAAAAATTTGTATTGACTTTCATCATAAAGACCCATCTAAAAAATTATTTGATTTTTGTTTTAGTAGAACTTCTTGTAAAAAAGATATTTTATTAAAAGAAATTGAGAAATGTATTTGTTTATGTGGTAACTGTCATAGGCTTGTTGGGGCAGGATGGATAAAACTAAATGAAACAATGTAATGTTTGTAAACAATTTTTAAGTTTGGATCAATTTAATAAATCAATAGCTAAAAAAGATGGTCTTTGTGGCACATGTAGAGAGTACTCTAAACAAAGAAATAAACAATCCTATAAGAAACAAAAACAAGAAAAATTACCTGCAATAAATAGCCAAAAACAAAAATGTTTAGTTTGTGGTGAGTCTAGATTACCCTGTTTAGACTTTCATCATAAAAATCCTGAAAGGAAAAAATTTTCATTATCAAAATACAAAAATCATACTAAAGAAGAAATTTTAAAAGAAATTGAAAAATGTGTTTGTTTATGTAATAATTGTCATAGAAAATATCATGGTAATCTTTTAACCAAAAATTATTGGTAAAATGGTGCCGGAAGTGGGATTTGAACCCACACCTCCTTTTGGGGAGAACGGATTTTACCTACCACTATAGCTTTCGCTACCCTGTTAGGTTTGTGGTCTGGACTATATCTTAATCATGCCTATCTCTAGGTTTAGATTCCTGCCGTTTAGTCTCTACACATTCCTGCACTTAGTGCAGTTAGCTCGGTATTGGCATTTCAGCGTTTACCGAATTTGACAGGTTACTTACTTATAGGTTTCCCTATAAGCGACCCATTAAAAAGTCCGTAGCGTCTTCCTGTTCCGCCATTCCGGCATATTTGAATTTTCAATGAGCAACTACAAAATCAACTTCTACTTAACCTTTATGACAATTCCATTCTTAATTTCCACTTCCGCATACCACTTATGCGGTTCTGGATAGTGTGGACCTTCTACGCAAGTCTTACCCTGCGTTGGGGCAGGAAATGGACCGGGGGAGAAAACTTGAACCGTCTGACCAGCGTTTACAGCTTCCTTCAACGCCTTCTTAGTCTTGAAATTCGGACTAACGTACATTGTTTTTCCCTACCTTTCTTATCTAAATTATACAGACAAGAATGGCATTTGTCAATTCTTTTTATCAAATATTTTTTGACTTACATTAAGAAGATGATTAAATGTTATTACAACATTAATCAACTCTTGTGCTGCGGTATCTCCATTAGATGCCCGTTTGTCAAACTCTTCCATAAATACTCGAAACTTCCAAAATTCTGCACCACCATCTGCACCAGTAAAAACATCCATAATGTGCATAACAGCTTTATCTGTTTCTGGACGCAAATTCATAGCAGACATGTTTACTTTCCTTCTTGTTGAGATTTTTCTAGTTTATCTTTTTACTGCTTTAAAATACTAATTTTCTTCATGTTAGTTTCTACAAACCACTTATTCAAATCAATCGTTACAAACTTATCCCAAACACCATTTTGAATTAATCTCTCACATAGTTCATACAATAAATTAGTGGCTCTTTCTGCCTTTAGAACATACTTAAGTTTTTTCTTCTTATTTTTCACTTTTACTTTCCTTTAACGTATGACCAAATCTTAGAACCAAGAATAGGAATTAATATAACAAGAACCAAAACACCAATAGTATACAGACCAGTTTCAGAATGCCAAAACTCGTCTGCATCCTTTTCCCATTGATTTCGGTAAACGATAATCTTATTATTATTACTTTCCATTCTAGCAATCCTTTAGTTTTGGTGCGGGGAGTGGGGATCGAACCCACGACCAACGGATTAAAAGTCCGCTACTCTACCAACTGAGCTATCCCCGCTCTTATTTACATTATACAGAATCAAATGGCGTTTGTCAAGTCCTATTTTGTCATTCCTAACCAGATAACAATAGCAAGAAAGCACATAGCAAAAAGTAAATTTATTACAGCTTTTGCTGCTTCTTCATTTTTGCACATTTCCCGCACACAACTTATAACATGAAGAAGCGCCATAACAGACAGAAAGATACAAGAAAACCAAAACATTTTATTCTCCTTAAAGAACCGTAACCTTTTCAACTCGCAAAGCTTCAGGAGTCTTAGGTTGTGTTTCACGTCGAAACATAACTGTAACCAAATCCTTTTGACGGACGATTGCCCACACTTCATTCCCATTGCTAACTTCTGACCAAGGGGTATTAGTCTGCTTTGCCAGCTTGCAGAGTCTAATCGCTTCAGATTCTACGGTTGACCGTTTTGCCCACAATCCAGCAAGCATTTCTAGTGCCTTGATTTGAGCCTGATTAAGACCAGCTTCAACCAGACGCTTTTGAATTCTTTCAAAGGCATGAACTGTGTATCCCATATTTGAATTCCTTTCTATATGTATTATACTAATTCAAGTATGGTTTGTCAAGGATAATTTTTAATAATATCATCCATTATGAACACAAACAAGTTCCATATGGTACACAACAAATTTTAGTGTATGTTTCACAACAAGTACACCACTCTTGATAGCCACTGCAATCATCACATTTAATTCATTTCAGCCAATATTCTCTTGCACGTTCGTTCCAAAACCATTCTTGATAATCAGACTCTTCACAAGATTTACAAAATGCCAAACCAGAACATTCATCTACGTGTACTGCCTCATTATCACAATCTCTACATTTTGGCATTTGTTTAATCCTTTCCTATTTCTATTATAAGGCTATTACTATCCTTTGTCAAGAACTATTTTGTAATTCCATGCAATTCATAAGATTTTGGCAGTTCAAGCACCATCTTACACTTTTCACAACGATAAGTAGTAATACCCTGTTTCAGTTTCTTCATAATGTCCACGTTTGCCAGAATATTATCATGCCCACACTTGCATGTAAGTGCAGACTTGGCAAGGTTATACGTATGGCAACGATGAGGAATGTAGCCAGTAGCGAGCATCACAGTTTTCCATCGTGCACTATGAGCACAATTTGCTCCGAAATGATAAGTTGCCACAATATGGCATACTTCATGCACAATGGTATTTTCAAAATCATCTTCCTGCAAGTAACGAGTAGTCAGAGTGATAAGATGCTTACCACTATGTGCAGTGCCACCATTTCTGGCATTCATCCTATCATCAAATCGCACTCTTGGTGCATCATGCCGATTAATGAATCTTGGAGCAAACTTAGAAATTGCAACATTCCACCAGTGATTAACACGTTCCTGCGCCCATTCCTTAGTCTGATGAGGATTGTTTTGCGTGTCGGCAGACTCTACGTAAGGTTTAAAATTCGGAGTCTTTGGCAGCGAATTGATCAGAGTCCGAAAATCAGGAAACCGAGAAACAAGATCCATTTCGTTAATCATCTTTGTAATTCCTTTCTTAATTATATTATACAAAGAAAGATTAACCTTGTCAAGAATTATCTTACCAATTATCTCTATGAGTACTCTTTGGAGCATCATTATATTTGAAATAATCAGTTACATATTCCCCAAAATTTTTGGGTACTGCACCCATATTTTTAAGAATACCCGCAATTTTATAAAAAGAACTATTAGAAGCAATTTTTACAGTTTTATTTTTTAATACTTCTTCTAAATAGCAACCTTTACCATCATTGCTTTGAAAAATTATAAACAGCAATGTTCGTTCTTCCTGTGGATATTTTTGTTTAACCACAAAAGGAATTTCAATTCCGTCTTTAAGATTAGCTTTATCCATTTTTACATTCCTTTCGCAGCAATGTGTTTACAATTGGGAAAATTGGAACAGCCCAAAAACGTTCCATACTTCCCACTCCGTTCCATCATATAATTCCCACAATGAGGACACTTGGCAAATTTAAAAGAAGATGCCAGACTCTTAAGCTTGGCAAGCATTCTATCCTGCCAGCCAGCTACACGATTAGTACGAATTGCACCTGTAACCGGACGACTAATAGAATAATCCCAAATGACGATACGGATAGCATCTTCACCGACTCCGCGAGAAACACCGTTAGTCAGTGAACTATAAACACGCAATGCAAGCCTTCCATCCTGTTTGGAAACCTTTTCCCAAACCAATTCTTGGCATTTATCAACATTCACTTGGTGAAAACCACGAGTTTCAAGAAAGGATTCCATTTCATTCAAACTAATCGTGCAGTAAGATGCCATTTGATCCTACCTTTCTTATTTATAGTATACAGGCAATAATAGCATTTGTCAAGAATTAATTTATGATTATTCCCTATTCTTTTCAAACCGTTCTCGGAATTCTAGCTGCATCATATATTTACCTTCCCAAAAAGACTTTTGCGTATGGTAAAGCCATTCCTTATTATCAGAATCCCACTCTATTGACTGTACAATACCATAATAGTCAATATAGGAACCTATCTTATACTTCTTCTTAGGTTTACGCTTAGACGTTTGCATTATAATCCATCCTAACCGGAATGCCTGTCTTAACATCCATACCTACGAAGTAGCTACGGCTAATCCTGTTCTCATTTGACGTATTATAATAATCCATGCGAAAAAACTTGTGCGTCTTATTTTCAAACAGGAAACTAATCTTCAAATGTTCGCCAAACTTGGCTGGATATGTAATAGCAAGAGTTTCTTCAGGCAATCTTTCAATTCTTGCCTTAGTAGGAAGAACTACCATTGGAGTCGCAGGCATTGTTTTTTCCCTACCTTTCTTATTTACATTATACAGCTTTAATTGTCATTTGTCAAGAAATATTCTCAATATTCAAATCCCATAGCTTTTACATCTTCAGGACTAGCAACCCTTGGAAAATAGCCATATTTACGATGATAGCGCACTACTCGCCAATACGTTCCATGATAAAGCCCACCAGACTTTCGCTCGGATTTAAAAATTACAATTCCACCCTTTTTCACATGTTCTTGTTCTTCTTTTGTTAGACGAGATACATGTTTGTATGGGTCACTTCCATATCCATGTTGTTCAGCAGTAGTAGAAACTAAGATATTTGACATTTTTTATTTCCTTTTAGAAAGGCAACATTTCTTTCTCTAATCCAATATCCAGTACATCATATAGCATTTCATCTGTTAAATTACTAGGCCAAATGTAACCTTTTGATTCACTATCCCAAAGTATTTCCTTACTTACTACTAATTCCCAAGCCATTGTAAAAGCTTCACCATATTCAACATACATCTTTTTTTCAAGGAAAACTACCAAATCTTTAAAGCTATGAAAAATCATTTCCATTCTCCTATCTATATTATACGCTCAAGATAGGTATTTGTCAAGAATTATTTTTAAAAAGGCAGGGGGTGGCTGGAATCGAACCAGCGTCTATACGCAGATAGTAATAACTCGCTAAAGCTATTAGTTACCTGTTTTTTGCATTATCGCAGTTTATATAATGCTGTTAGCGCAGTCATTATACTCACTTGCCATAATACGCAAGTATCGCCTGTCCTCTAGGCTACACCCCCGACTTATTCACTTGTCATATTAAAATTGTACAGCTAAAATTTAAAAAGTCAAGAAAAAAATATTTTTTATTTTTTCTTGACAAATGATACTTTTGCCTGTACAATGTAAATAGAGACAGACAACCTAATGCAGTACCGAACGGGGTGAAGTTAGGGTATCCGTGAGTGGGGAAATGAGGGGGAAAAAGACCCTAAAATATTTTAAGGGAAAGAAAAAAATATTTTTTATTTTTTTTAAAAAATAAGGGGATACATCGTTTCGAGACTGTGGATTGTTTACCACATTAAATCTCTAACTCCGACCCCCTGTTTTAGTTCAATCTGTCAAGTTATTTTTTCTGTCTCTTTGTTTCATTCTATGTCGCACAATCCGACGATTAATTTTCTTATCTGCTTTACCCCTGAATTCCCAACTCCAACAGGGGCGAAGCAATTTTCGTTCTCTGATCATTTCATCCATTTCAAATCCTCACTTTCTATATTGTAATTATACATCAAAAAATTAAAAAGTCAAGAAAAAAATATTTTTTTATTTTTCCTTATGCACCAAAACCAGATTAGACTTGGCGCGGGTATAAGCCACATAGATAAGGTTAGACTCTTGAATCAATTCCCAGTCTCGTGTAGCTTTAGGATGTGGCAGCAAGTCAGTCCGAAGAACGATACAAGTATTATCTTCCGCAAGGACTTCCAAACCTTTTGCACGATGGATAGACGACAGCAAAACACAATTTCGGTCGTCACTATCCGCGAAAAGCTTGCACAGGTTAATTTTGATTCCCGAAATGGTTTTGGAATTACCAGCGACAAGGGAAATAACTTCAAGCTTATCCTGCAATTCCGCAATATATTTTTCTCCGTTAGCCTTAAGTTGCATGTATTTCTCGGTCATATGCTGTTCATAGACGGACAATGCCTTCATAAATCCAGCCATATCAACGTCTTGCAGGTTATTCTTGAAGGTAAGATAACCCACAAGTCTGCCCAATTCCTGCCCCAATTCCACGCCTTGAATGCGGAATTTAATGCCACTATTCAAACGGAGCAAAGCATAAGCCAAACCGACAAGCGGAGCATTAGTGCGGCAAACAACCAAATCACCATGCCGGAAGCTTTCAACCTTTAAATTAGCCAAACTAATTTCCGAAACATTACCTTCCGGCGCACCTTCCCTAGCTTCAATTTCAGGCACGTATCGTTTAGCGTATTCGACTACTGCCTTACTGCAACGATAGGTAACCGACAACGGCAACGTCTTCATGTTAAACAGGTTAGTAAGGTTATCAATGCTTTCAATGCTTGCACCCCTGAAACCATAGATAGCCTGTGCAGAGTCACCTACGCAAATGATGCGAGTACCATTCTTATTGGCAGTTTCCAAAAGCTTAATCTGAACCGCATTCAAATCCTGTGATTCGTCAACAAAGAGACAATTGAGATTTTTAGCAATATTCCAACCTTCAATTGCCGGATAGAAAAGCATATCATCGAAATCAATGACGGGCAATTCTACTTCACGCTTAAAGAATTTGTTATAAAGCTTTGCCTTATACTGCCTTGCAGTAGCCAAAGCATACGTCTCATTAAGAGCAGTCCAATCGAAAGAACCGTTAGGGAGAATCACACCATACTGTTCAATTAGGCTATCCCAGTCAGCCTTTTCCGGTTTCACCATGTAGTTATTCTTGGCAAGGCTAACCAGTTTCTTGATAGGTGCAGCATTAAACTTGTATTCTTCTGATTCAACCTTAATGAACTGTTCCAAAATTCGGTCAGTCTTATCCTCACAAACATGAACAGCATTAGCAAGATTCTGGCGAATAGTGGCAAAGCCAAGGCTATGCAGCGTAGCGGCAGGAACATTCTTGGGAAGCTTACCACGCAATTCATCCGCAATATGCTTATTGAAGGCACAAAAAACAGCCTTGACGGACAAGGGCAAACGCTTGCAAGCTTCAACTAGCCAAGTCGTCTTACCGCTACCAGCAACGGCAGACAAGAAAAGGTTTTCAGCGGAGTTAGAAACCGCATCAAAACCGTTCTCTTGAAGCTTGCTGAATTTCTTGATCTTCATTTTCATTCTCCCTTTACTCACATTATAAAGACAAGAATTCAAAAGTCAATTCTTTTCTGTAATAATTTTCTTTAACTAATTCCTTGACTTTGGCATTCTCGTTTGTACAATTCAAATAGAAAGAGAGGATCAAAGATGAATACTAAGGGAATGGAAACAACGACAAAGCGAAGCGAAATTTTCCGACTTGTGCTTGCTACTCTTAATGAGGATGCAATAACTAGAGCAATTCGCCGCATGTTTAGTGGCACGGTTATTGTGCATGATTCCGAAGAGAAAGCTTGGGAAACCTTTTGGGAGTTTGTTGGATTGACTAATCAATTGAAAAAGGACGATAGCAAGGTGTACGCTACGTTGAGCATTATTGATATTACTAATAAGGTGCATGTTGGGCAGGTAATATTGTAGTATTATTGAATAGGTAGCAAGGATTACCATGTCAAAACGACATGGTAATTTTTTCATATCATGTCAATATGACACGATAGAGTTTCCCGCTCCGACCTTCACGGCTACCCTACCTTCACCCCGTTCGGTACTGCGTTAAGTTGTCTGTCTCTATTTACATTGTACAAACGAGAATACCAAAGTCAAGAAAAAAGATTGTAATAAATTAAACTTGACAAATGGCAAGTATGCCCGTAGAATGTAATTAAGAAAGAGAGGATCAAAAACATGAAGACACTAAGCGGAGTAAAAGCAAAGTTTCTAAACCTTGGGGATATCGTAACACTTGCCGAGTATCCATATTCCCATTGTACAGTAATCAAAATCAATACAGAGCGGAAAGAGGTTACTACAATTCGGCCATATATTCACGTGGCAGACTTTTCTTATGGGGGAAACAACTATACAAGCGTAATACCCTATATTGGGCATGAAGAATCTACTTTCCCATTTAATACGATGGTAACGCTTTTGGAGAAAGGACCGCAATTGAAGTAATAATTCTTGACAAATGACAGTTTCATCTTTATACTGTAAATAGGAATGAGGGAAAGAACCATGTTTTCAGAATGGCTTTTCAGCGAAATGGAAAAACTGGGAGTAATTAAGAACTATGACAAAAATCCTCACACTGGTAAAGGCCGAAAACCTGCTGGCAATCTATCGGTTAATCCTGTGCGTATTTTCGAGTTAAAGAAGAGTGACAATTACAATGATAAGGTGTGGGGTACGATTGCCTATATTGCCCTAGTCTCTAATGGCATTACTGGCAAAAAGACATCGAATGAGATAACCGAACTGGCTAAGACAGAACCTAAACTGGCAACGGTTATACCGGACAGCGGGAAAAAGCTACATGAGGAATTTGTCAAGAATTTCAAGAAATACTCTTGACAAACAGTATTCCCATCTGTATACTGTAATTAAGAAAGAGAGGATCAAAGATGAATGCAAATGGCTTGCCTTACTCAATTGGAAATACTAAGGTGCCATTTGTAATTATTAATTTTACCCCTGCTAAATGCTGCCCGTCTAAAGCTTTAGGATTGTGTCAATGCCCAAATAATTGCTATGCTTTACATGCCGAAGAAATGTATAAACAGGTTTTACCCTATAGACTTAAACAAATGAAATGGTGGAAAAAAGCTACACTAAAAGATGTATTGAAATGTGCGGACGAATTGGAATTGCAAAGGAATAGACGTAAGACACAGGGAAAAGATAAGGTATTGCGATTCAATGAGGCAGGAGATTTTGTTAATCAGGCACAGGTTAATCTCTTTGCTTTCTTTGCTTCTAGATTAATCACGTATGGCTGGAAAATTTACGGGTATACTGCCAGAATTGACCTTGACTTGTCACAATTGATTGCACTAGGTGTTAGCCTTAACTTGAGCGGAGACAGCGAAAGGTATAAGAATGATACAAATAGATTTAAACCTGTAAAACAGCCAACCGGCAATAATTTCCTGTGTCAAGGTAACTGTAAAACATGCAATATTTGCCGTATTGTGAGCGGAAAAACGATAGAGATTCTTTTTCACGGTAACAGGAAAAATAAATAATAAACTTGACATTTACCCTTGTTGTCCATATAATGTAATTAAGAAAGAGAGGATCAAAACCATGTCAAGGCAAGAATTGCTGACCGAGTTTTGTAGTCTTCTGAATCTTGACGTGTTGGAGTATCGGTCGGTTGGATACTATGGACTGACTGCCATTGTCGTTGAACCTGACGACTATGCTCATGATTTTGCTGTTTCAATTCAGAATGTGGGCATTTCTGGCACAACCTTTGCCATTAGTGCCACAAAGCAGACAGAACGAATTCTGAAAGATTCTGGCCTTGATTACAAAGACAATACAATTAATCTTGGAAAATTCCTAGTTACCATTTGACAAATGGTATTCTCATTTGTATAATGTAATTAAGAAAGAGAGGATTTGATCATGGATAAGGTTAAGATTCTGTATGCAAACAACGGTCAGCCTGTGACAGACAACAATTGTCATATGCAAGACCATAAGGTTATTGAGTTTAAGGTAACGATACAGACAATGGGGAATATTTCCGAAGATACCATAAAGGCTATGCTGCAAGAGAAGTTTAAGGTACTGGATTGTCAAACGGTTGAGACTAGGATTTATGTTAGATAATTCTTGACATTCTTGAAGTTAGCCGTGTAATGTAATTAAGAAAGGTGGGAAACATGAAAGAGCTAAACAAAATAACCGTGTTCAACGATGGATTTTCAGTAAGCATACAAGCGTCTAGTACGCATTACTGTACACCAAGGTATGATGTTGGGCCTTATACAGAAGTAGAATTGGGATACCCTAATCAGGTAGAAGAATTGTTGTTGCCTTATGCAGAAACTCCAGAAAATCCTTGTATGACTGTTTATGGTTACGTGCCAGTTAGTGTAATTCATGAATTAATTAAAAAACATGGTGGAATTTGTGAGAATAATTTGCCAGATATTTTGTAATAAATAATTCTTGACTTTTACCTTTTCAGTCTGTACAATGTAATTAAGAAAGGACGGATCAAAACATGAACAAGAACGAACTGGCTGCAAAGGTGAAAGCGTACAATCGGTGCATTGACTACGCAAAGATTGTCAATGACAAGATGCAGGAATTTTTTGCCGGATACGTGGGAAAAAAGGTTTTGAAGGCAGACGGAAGCCTTCTTTTGGCGGTTAAGGAATTGCTGCCAAAATTCAATAACCTGCCGGTCAATGTGCAGATTTATAAACATAATTCTGACTATTCCCTTGGCTGGACAGTTAAAACTTGGGAACAGGTAGAAGGTGCCTGCGGTTGCGTCTATCAAGAGATTCCGGTGTATGTGGCCCGTCTTGACAATGCTATCATTAAAAACCTGTACGCTCCTATTAACCTGCCAGATTATTACACCGTGGAACAGGTAGAAAACCTGCTGGCAGAGCGAGAAAAGATACAACATGATTTGAGTGAAGTAAATTCTGCTCTTGGTCCTTTTAGGGATTAATTTCTTGACTTATTACAAGTTGCCTGTACAATGTAAATAAGAAAGGTAGGGAAAAAACAATGGCTTGCGCATTATACGGAACACAAAGTGAAGTTTTAGTTTGTCCTGCAAAAATGGAATTTGGGCAAGTGGGTGTTATCGTGAATCATCTGGTTGCAGCAAACAAGGGTGTAATAGTTATGCGGGGAGATTCTAATATTCTTATTAGTTTGAGTGACGGTTGTTGCTGGCGTGATGCGATGAAGTATAATAATGCTGAGACGTTTGGTGTTAGGCTATTGACTAAGAACGAGTATGTAAAGGTGTTTAATACTTAATTAAATAATGCAAATCGTGAGATTATCCTAATATAATAGGGTAGTCTCACGTATTGCCTTTAGAATAAGTATAAAGGTTGTAATTTCTACCTTTCCCGCGCAACAAAGCTAAGTCTAATCATATCAAGGATTTAAATTTGTAATAATAGTTCTTGACATTTAAAATCTCTCTCTGTATAATGTAATTAAGAAAGAGAGGGAAGAAAGATGAACTTCACGATCAAACGCAGCAATGACCGGACCTTTAATGTGTTTCATAACAGTGAACTTGTAGCGAATTTTGATACGTACAATCAGGCACGAGAATATGTGAATCAGAGGAAAGGGAGAAATATCAATTCAGGCATTAACGTATTCGAGTACTGGACTGGAAATGTAATATTTGGTTCTTGACATTGCTAAAGTTAATTGTAGAATGTAAGTAGAAAGGATGGATCAAAACATGAAAGTTAAATTTTACTCGGATGCAGGACATGGGTGGATGGCAGTCAAAAGGGAATTGCTTGTCACGTTAGGCATTCTTGATAAGATTACGCCTTATTCTTATCAGAAGGGTAAGACGGTTTACTTGGAAGAAGACTGTGACGCAACAACGTTTGTGGAAACTTGTAAGGCTAAGGGCATTAGTTTGGAGTTTGTGCAAAAATACTGTAACCATAGCCCAATTAGGAATTATCCACAATTTACCTTGACAAATGGTTAGTCAGTCTGTAGAATGTAATATGTAGGTTGTGGTAGTCTGTTATGGTCCGAGAAAGGATTGTAACAGACTACCATTTGTAACAAATTTACAGATTTGATAATCCTACACGCCATTTTGACAAACTCTATTGTCATTATGGCACGATAAGATTATTACAAGTTACGAATCATGTCAGAATGACCATATCATTTTGACATGATCACAATGTGCAACGAATGGCATTAATGTCATTATGACAATAAAACCGTGTCAAAATGACATGGTGCCAACCGTGTCAAAATGGCATGCCGTCCGACTGTGGAATGATTAGATTTTTTAAAATAGAGTTTCCCGCTCTTACGTTCATGGATACCCGATACGTTTCCCCATTCTGGTAGTTCTCACCTATTCGATTGTCTTTCTATTTTTATTGTACAAGTGGAAAGTCTGTTTGTCAAGGAAAAAGTTTGTAATAAATTAAACTTGACAAATGACAGTCTTACTTGTATACTGTAAATGTGTGAAGAACAAAGATCAAAGGAGAAGAAAATGCCTAAGCTAATTAATGGTGACGTGAAAGATGTAACTAAGTTCTTTCGTGCACTTGGATTTATGGCAAAAAGACAAAAGAGTAGTTGGTGTACAGAGTATACAATTCAAATTGGAAAGTTTACCCTTCGCTATTTCTTTGATTGGGCAGGGTATGATTACGTTCGCCGGTATAGTGTTTCTGCACATATTTCTCTTGGTGATATTGTTGAATCAAATAAAAATGGTAAGATTGTGTGGGCACATTGGAATAGTAAAATGGTAGGACGAATTCAAAATATTACAAAACGAGCAGAAGACGGAATACCCTTTTATCTTAGTTTGTTTGTTAGTGGCAATTGGAAAACTCGGTTTATTAAGCTTTTGAAGAAAGACTTGGAATTTATCAACAGTCGCGGTGAAAATGTTTCCCAACTTGTCAATACTCTATCAATTCTTCAAAACATTGCATAAATAACAAATGTGAGAGATTCCCCTTGACTTTGGGGAATCTCCCATGTATAATGTAATTAAGAAAGGACGGATCAAACATGAAGATTGCAAACCGGAACGCTCGGAAGTTTGTGCAGGAACGGAAGCCATTCAAGGCTAATAACCTGTTTGGTGCACAGGATGGAAACCTTTATGTTGTATACAGTTATGGCCATCACTGGCCGTTGTTTGTCTGTTCTGATTGTGGCTTTTGGTATGAGAATATCAGCAAGTATTCTGTAACGACTAGCAAGCATAAGAGTCAGTCTAACCCCTTGATGAATACTATTCCTATGCACGTGGAAGCTTTAAAGACGTTTATTGAACAAAACCGTTAGACTTATGACTTTTCAAAATCGTGAGAGATTCCCCTTGACTTTGGGAATCTCTCATTGTATAATGTAATTAAGAAAGAGAGGGATTGATCATGATTACGAAACGTGGAAGTCAGAACCGAGAACCGATTAGTGAATCAGGAATGCACGTTGCGGGGTGGAAAGACAAGGATATGGTAATCCTTCAAGACAATGACGATTCTAGCGTGTTTGAATTGTGGGCAAAGAATGACGACCATGCTGGTTACACTATTGACATTAATGGCGAAGGTTATGAATTTGTAAGAACCGTGAGACAGTAAAAATCATGAGAGATTCCCCTTGACTTTGGGAATCTCTCATTGTATAATTCAAATAGAAAAGACAACTAAATACGATTGGGAATGAATGGGGAAACGTATCGGGAATCCATGAATGTGTGAGCGGGGAATTCCATTCCAATTGCACAATGTGTTGTAGAGTTTCCCGCTTGTACCTTCACGGCTACCCTACCTTCACCCCGTTCGTTACTCCATTAAGTTGTCTTCTGTCTACATTGTACAGATGAGAATGCCAAAGTCAAGAACTAACTTTGAGAATCTTTGAATGCCTGTCTGTTGACTCGTGAAGTATTCACCTGTCTTACCTGTAGTAACGTTTACCTTGCTGCCATTTAGCAAACGGTTGTAATAAGTATGACAATGGCAGTCTGCCATCTATCGCCTTGCAGCATGGCAGCAAATGGCATTAGTGCCAATTTGTAATATCTTGATAATAGTTCTTGACATTGCTAAAGTTAGTCGTACAATGTAAGCAGAGAGAGAGGGATCGAAACAATGAGTAAGAACGAATGGGTTCAGATTCTTTCGCAAGAATGCCATGATAATGCAGAGTTTGCTTATCTTTGGGCAATGTCTGCAAAGGGAACCTGTACGCAGAGTGAAGCAATTTCTGCTGGTTCGCAAAGCTTTCAGAAGGCAGTCAATGCACGTCGCAAGACACAACGTGCAAATAATGCTGCACGTTGTAGGAATAGCATTATGCGAGATATGGGTTTGACTCGGTGTGTTGGTTCTGTATCTGGTAAAGTTTATTGGGAATAATCCTTGACAAGTGAATAGGTTGCCTGTATAATGTAGATGTGGGAATGAAGTCGGAGCTTCGCCGCTTCGGCTATCATAGTGGGATGGATAGGATGCTGGGATACTGTCCTATCCATCCCATAAGTCCCATAGCTTCCTAGGGTTACATGGGGGTAGGGGTATGGGAGTGGGGGAAAAATAGGATTGTTATGAATGCGTTGCGTGGGTGGATTATCGCGCAGACATTCATATAAAATTTTTGGAAAAATTGTAATAATTTATTACAATGCTTCCATAAAATGACAAAAATATGATTTATGCGAAAAATAACACGGGGGGTACTAAAAATTGGTTCCATTTGAAGAACTGGCCCTTGCCTATAAACAAGGAAAACGTGCAAAGAATAAAGGACGACCCATAACTTCTAACCCTTATAATAAACCAAAAGATAAGGCAAGTAAAAACCATGCTCCATATTATGAATGGCAAAGAGGATGGTTGTCAGGCAAAAAGTGAGAATTATGGAAGATGGGGTACTAAAAAACAGTACCGGGTTAAAAGTAAGAAAGGATTGAACTATGCCAATTACATATATGTCAACGAAAACAAATGCTGCAATTGCTGCCAAACGATGGAAGCAACAATATTACAACGGTACTAAATGGAACTCTTATAGAGATGACAGTGAGGAAATATACAATAAATTAAAAGCGTTGGGAGATTCACCTGAACCAGAGGAAGTAAATAAAATCATTGGAAATGATAGTTGGACACGTTGCACGTGTGATAATTGTGGTAGGAATGTTAATGAAGTAGTACAGGTTGGACAAGAGCCAGATTATGAGTCTGCTACGGCAAGTATATGTGCGGATTGTTTATGAGAGATAATTAAACAATACCCAAATATCATTAATGGCAAAGATAAAATGATATAAAGGAATGCACCAAATGGCAAAAAGAAACAAAAAACACAATGTAACGAATGCTATTCTTAAGATTTTACAGGAAGCATACGACCTTGACCAAGATGCAATACAGCAATTAATGCTAACGAAATGTAAATGTAATAATAATTTAGCAAATCATCCTAAAATTCCAATTGGCCGAAGTTGTGATGGTAAAAATTTCTTTAATTATATTCGTGTAATTGGATTACTCAATGGTATATTGGAAGAACTTGGTGAGCCAAAGATTGCACAAATAGAAGATAAAGATAATGTAATTAATTTTATGATACTAAATAAAAATTAAAGGAGTAAAATTATGTTAGCAACATCAGAAATACCTTCAGCAGATGTATTAAGGAAGAATTCAGACATTTGTAGCCAGCAAGAACTTGAGACATATATTAATGGGCTTAAAATTCAAGCTGCCGTTGAAATAGTTAAAGCTAGTGATCGTGGATGCTATCAATGGGTTGTTCCGACTCCATTAGAGCTTTGTGAACGTCATAGCCTTGATACTGTTTTTAACAGAATGAAACAGATTTTTGCTCCATTAGGTTATAAAGTTATACTTACTAATACAAATCTTTATTTTGTAATTTCATGGGACAATACAAAGGAATGCACCTAATGGAAAATGAGATAGTTTTTAAATTACTTGACAGTTTGGTACATACTGAAAAGAACATTGTGTGGGAGCGAACACCAATTTCAAATGTGTATAGATGTAAAATTGGTAATAAGTACATTGAAATTGAAAAAAGTGAACAATATAGCGGTCACTATTACCTTAGAATCTTTGATAGTGATTCTTTTAGCAACTTGGCGACATATTCCACGCATAAAATGATGGAGCATTTTAATTTATTTAAACAAGTATACAAAGATGCTTATAATTCAGTGGAACATGGTAATGATGATGTTATTAAAGAAATTATTAAGTATTTAAATTCATAGGAGTTATGTAATGAAATTCAATATACCATATGAAGGTGACGTATATAACCCGAAACATTTGTATGTGTTACGAAAGAATAAAAAGATGATGGGTATTTTATATGGAACGAATGCTGAAGAAGCACTTCGTCAACTTGTAAACAATCCATCATTTACCTGTTATGATGTAAAAGGTAACAATTGGGTTTTGAGAAAAGGTTGGACACTTAAAAGATTACAAGTTAAAAACTCTTGACAAGAATACTATGTGACTGTATAATGAAACATATGGAAAGGAACGCACCTAATGGAAGATGAAGAAGAAAACGAAGACGATTATTGGGCAAACTATGACTCTGGACCATTTTGCCAACATTGGGACGAAGCCCATGAGTGTGACCAGCTTTGCAAATGTGGGCATCAATGCAAAGATCACTTTGATGGTCATTGTGATTTATGCAAATGTAAACAATTTGAGGATAAAGAATGAAAACTCATTATTGCAAAGAATGTAACGAATCAGTACCCAGTAAAAAAGTACGACGATGTAGTGTTTGTGGATGTATACTATGTGAAAACTGTGGTGTACGATGGACTTTGTACAATATGTGCCATGAATGTAAAAAGGCACAACCCGAAGAACCATACGTAGTTAAATAAGGAGTTAAAATATGGCACGATGTGAAGATGGATATAGGCCAAAATGGATAAAATGTGACATATTACAAACTTGTGAGTTTGTTCATGAGTGCAATACCGGATCAATGGAATTGACTAGTTTAGATGATTATGAAATGGCTAGAAAAGGATTACAATGGGTAGTTGACAATTGGCAACCTTCTATTAATAAGGATTGGGAAGAGGTAGAGAATAGAATTAAAGAACTGTGTATTGCGGTTTTGAAGGAGAAACCGTTTTTTACACCTGAAAAAGAAATAATATAAGGGGTTAATAACTATGGAAATTAATTATGGATACAAAGTTTTGAGTTCACGAAATAAGCAATTATGGTCATTCATTTTTAGACCAGATATATCTATTCGTTACACAAAAAATAAGTGGATGAAACCTAAAGTTAAAGATACACTTCTTTGGATTTGTCCAACCATTGAACAAGCAAAATATTAAAAATAAGTGGGTAGCTTCTAGAGACTTAGCCAATCCACAACTATTTGTAACAACAAATTTAAATTATGCAGCAAGTATATTAAAATATGATTGTGATAATAATGGTTCTATCTATGAATGTGAAGTAGAAAATCCTGTAAAAGATAAAGATTCTGATGGCGCACCAACAGTTTTAGTTGACAAAGTTAAACTTACTAAAAGAGTTATATATGTTTGATAAAAAAACAAAAAAGTCAGTCATTGAGCTTGCGTCAAAAATGGAAAAATTACAAGCCCAAAAAGAAATATTAGAAACTCGTATTTCTAATATTTCAGAAAAACTCTGTGCAAAACTTTGCAAAAATTGTACATACGGTCATAATTGTTATGTAACAGATATTATGCAATGTCTGTGGCGAATTAAAAACAATAAAAATTAAAGGGAATTGATAATGAAAACTTATTACAAAGTAGTGCTTCGTAAAAACAAAAAGCTATATTCTAGCTTTGCTCATATGTTTCATTTTAAGCCTGTTCGTTATATGATTGGGAGTTGGGTTAAATCTAGAGATAAAAAGCACCCACGTCTATTTGTAACAACTAGTCTTTGCATGGCCAAAAGTATTTTGCGTACAGATATTGAAGCCTGTCAGAGGAAAACGGGTGCTATTTATGAATGTAAAGTTTCAGGAATTATCGGAAAGCTTATACTTCTTAAAACGGAAGAATATTATGTTAAAAAAGTTAAATTGATTAAAAGAATACAAAGTTCTTGACATAGTTCTTATCATGGGATAATTAAAATGGAAATTAACTAATAGGAGATATAAATGAAAACTTATTATAAAATAATTTGTCATAATTATTATACTAAAGCATTACAGTTATGGTTACCTAAAAAGATTTCATTGTGCCGTGCTTGTGATGATGTGTGCATTGGTTACAACTATAATATTTGAACCACTCCTGAGATAAAACATAGCAAGCTGTTTATTTTTAAAACGTTAAAGGACGCCCAAAAAGTAGAATTAGGTGATGAAATTTGGAAGTGTGAGGCAAAAGATGTCGCCGGTATTAAAAAATTTCCTGATATTATGATGTGTAAGAGAGAGGATTTAGCAACTTTTTGGAAACAACGAAAAAATAAACATTGTCTACCAAATATGCCGTACCAGTGTGCACCAAAAGAAACTTTAATATGTTCCACTCTTAAGATTACACGAAAAGTGCGTGTGCATAATAAGTTTAACTGCAAATCATATTGGGAAGAGGTTGGGCGGGATTAATATGAGAATTATCAGTGATTTCCATGACTATTACGATTGTGGTCAAAAACTTGACCTAGACAAACAAACTCTTTACCTTCGTAAAGAGATACATGAAGAACATTGTTGGAACTTTCCAACCTTATATGGTTGGGGAAACTATGACCCAACATTTGAATTGTCAGTTGTTGGTTTTTGTGGAAAATTATATCCATTACTTAAACTAAATGCTCCACTTCCACACTTTAACATTTCATATTGTTATAATTTAAAACAAATTGATAATTTTATTCAAACATATTACAAGAAGGAAGTTATTGACCAGTATTTTGAATCACCAAAGTATAGCCACAAAATACGAATTTTAAATAGGGATTATTTTGGAAAATTCTTTAAAGAGTAGACCTTACATGTTGGTGAATATGAAAAACAGTATATTAAAGTTTTTGAAGAAAAACGTTGTCCTATTTTTGTAATAAATTATAGTATGTCACAACAACATACAATTTGTTACAATTCACGACTTAAAGAACTTGATTTTGCTAAAATTTTTAATCCGATAAAAGCATATCAAGAAATTACCATGTTTATGAATAATTTAGCTGTACCTATTAAACCAATTCCAAAAATAAGTGATGTTACTATGGCTGAAGCAAAAGGATTTAACAAATACAGCTTTAGAAAAGACCCAACAAAAAAGAAGAAAAGGTCTTGACATTCTACCCACCTAACAGTATAATAGAAACTAAAGGAGGGATGAAATGACTTATTACAAACTGTTGACTGCAAAGAACAAGAAGCTTTATTCACATTTAACTAATAACTGCCGACCTAGTGTTGTTCGATACCGAACAGGTAAATGGACAAAACCCAAAATTAAAAATTCCTGTTTATATGTGTTTAGTTCTTTAGAGGCTTTGTTTAAATTTTGGCCGATGGTTAGAAAAAGTAGTTATGCTAGGGTATATGAATGTGAAGTTAAAAACCCAAAGTATAATCCTATTATGACTTGGAACCATTATAACCTTATTGATTTTTGGAAATATCCTTGTTTCAATCGAATCCCTCCCACTGGCACTATTGGATGTGATGCAGTTAAAATTACAAAACGTGTAGATATTAAAAATTACAAAATGTATAAAAGCTACTACTAAGGAGATTTAATATGAAAGACATACTTAAAACATTAGTAGAATCAGAATATTTTCCAGTAATTATATTTTTCCTTGCTATTGCTGTTTGTGTTCCATTAACTACATACATAATTTATAATAATGATGCTTCAATAACCATTAAAGCTATGGAAAATGGTTATGTTCAAAAGCCAGTAACAGACAGTTGTGGTCGAATGCATTTAGTTTGGGTTCTTGACGAAAAAAAGCCTGTTGAAAAAGGAAACTAATATGAAAGCAGAATTTAAGATTGGCGCGGATGGTGTGTTGGACCTTCTGGACAAAAGCAAAAAACCTAAAGACAGGCGAGAAGCATTACGCTGGTCTATTGCTAAATGGAAGTATATTGTTGATAATTGTGGTAATATTAAAGATGATAACGGCAGCATTACTTGTGGTCTTTGTCTTCGTTATCATGGATTTGCTACATGTAGTGGTTGTCCAATTAAAGATAAAACAGGTAAAGAATATTGCCAAAATACTCCATATGATGATTATGCTTGGACAGAACATGCAACGGAAGCAGATAAACTTGTTGCGGCACAGAACATGTTAAATTTCCTTCGTAAGATTTACAAAGACCTTTATGGAGATAAGTAATGATGAGAATTGAATTGAAACGTCTTTCTGAAATTAAACAAGGTGACTATCTATTGTTTAAGACATACCCATATGATTTAGCTCAAGTGCATAAGGTTTTATCTGTAATATGTAATGAATTATGTGATTGTTCTAAATATAAATTTAAGTATTCTATTAGTTTTTTGGACACTTCAGAAATAATCGAATATTATGAATATGCATCACCAGATGAACAATATCTTATTCCTGTAATTATTAATGATAAGCTGCCTTTACCACCACTAAAACCAGCACTGCCAGAAGATAGGGAAAATCAAAAGAAGCAATTTTTAAAAGAGTTGGCAATGAATATTATTTTTGCTGGTGGTTGTCTTATGTATCCAGAAGAATTAGAGAAAATGTCATTTAGTGAAATTTTACATATGTGTTTCAATAATCGTATTAAGCTCAGTTCATCATATGAGAGAAAAAATGGATAGACGAAAGTTTCTATCATTAGTAACAGGCACAACTGCTGCTAGAATATTTGGCATTGAGCCTGAACCAAAGAAAGTAGCTAAGATAGGAAAAGCAAAACCAGCAACACCAGAAGAGATTAGAGAATATCAAGAGTTGTTAAATAATACATACCTTGACCCAAATCAAACTATTGTTTGGAGTCATGTCATTCCTCTTGGTGAGAATTGGACTTACAACACAAAAAAGTGGAGAAACTATAGTGTATGATTCCAAACTTCTATAGTTTAAAAGCTACATTAGGTGAGTTGTTTACTTATAATCATCGAATTGTTAAGTTTGTAAAGGTTACACGAAAAGGATTCAATTTTATTGATGTTGTTACAGATAGATGTATTTTACGAAGACCAGTTTATGATAAAAACTTTACTGGTATTATTATTCCCTTAAAATACAAAACTTTCGTGGTACAAATTCCTACAAATGTTTGGATTAAGAAAGTAGAACACTAACTAGAAACTAGCATGTCCCAACCACGAGCAGTCAATGTTGCTACATTAGCCAATCCTGCGGCACTTGGCATATCAAGGTAAGTCCGGTTACCTTTCACTCACTTCTGGACTGCGCCAATGCTGCTAAACACTGGCGCGGATGTGCCAAGCGCATCCACCGTGATGTGTGGTGCGGATGGATTCCCTACGGTCAGCATCGCAGATCCAGATGATGGCGTGTAATCTGCTCCGGTAACGTCATACGTCTTAGTCCATGTTCCGCTTGATAGCGTATGGTCCGCATTAATCCATGCGGCCAATGCGCCGAACGTCATCAGTGTTCCACCGCCAAGTGTTACAAACTCATTGATGAACCATGCGTGACGCTGCCTCAAGTCCGAAGACATGGCGTGATCGTAGAAAATATTATATGACGGACAAGACGCTCCGAATGCAAGAAACGCCCTTGCGATTTTCCGAACATCCGCCTCTGTGGATGACGCGGTGTAAAGATATGGCCTCTGAATCATCAACCACTGGGGGACCGAGGCGAGCGACGGAACTGCGCCTCCGACCGTTCTTGCGGCGAGCAGCGATGTGTGCGCCGCCAGCCAAGTTCTTAAATTTGCTGTACTGAAGCCATATGGGTAAGCCATCGTCGTCGGAGTAACTCCAGTTATCGCGGCAATCTGCGTCGTTGCGTCGTTGATTTCGTGATCCCAGAATTTACTTGTAGCGGAAATATCGAGAGCGCATGTATATGGTACGGCTTGCGCTCCAGACGTATCAGCAAGCGAATCAATCAGCAAGCCATTCTGTCTCGTTTTCCCATTCTCCACCGAGTTAGTCAGCGTCCAGCCTTTTCCCGCCACTGCCGCTTTGAGGTCAGTGAGTGTCTTGCCGCCAGACCAATCGAACGTGACGCGGTTTCCGACTTCATCACACGAGAATGCGATGGTTGTGGTTGCAACGTCAACGTCCACCGTAGGGTTCGTGTTGGTCGAAGTAACCGTGAAGGCATTTGTCGCGGAAAGGTCTTCGTGGTTAAGCGTGTGATTCGCTATTTCGTGACCCGCAGCCGCCAAGGTTGCGCATGTCGCCTGATCTCCAGCGGACATACCAGCAGGTGATACAAAAATCGTGGCCTTCAATCCAAGCGGGTCAAGGACGCCAGAACAGAACGCGCTGAAGTCTGCCAGATTTGCTGTATCATCGACCGTAAACGTGATTCTCGGAGTAACGGCGGGTGTCGGAGGATATGACGTGAATCCAGGTGTGCCCCTTGTGATATTGTTCGACCCATACGTTACTCTTGTTGTCGATGGCGTGACCAGCGTATTCACTATGCTGTAATCTATATCCAGCGAACCGCCAGTGCCTATACTGTATGGACCTTCATCCGATGATGTGACACATGGCAAGATTACGCAATTTCTTGCGGTGATTGTTGACGCCCCAGAGCAATATATTGGGTATCGAGCAGGACGCGAGAACACGCACCCGTCAATAACTACGGCTGCATTAGCAGATCCGTAGAATCCAAATGTTCCGGCAGACTCGAAGATGCACGACAGGAGCCAGATATAACTCTCGTTTGACTGCGCCGTTACTTGCGCCCCAGAACCTCTAAGAACCAACCCTCTAAACATCAGGCCGCTTTTCCCGTTGCATTGTATTGGGCTTGCAGCGTTGATAATCGGAGGCGTTGAGCCTGCGACTCCGTATGCGCCAAACACTATCGGAGCAGTAGACGTGCCTGACGCAGTTGGCTTCAGCGCGGTCGTGTATGTGTTACCCCCCTTAAATAGAACACCGTCGCCAGCGTTGAATGCGAATCCGTTTACCTTGGCTACTGTCTTCCACGCATTGCCAGCACCCGGAGCAGTCCCGGCGTTCGCATCGTTCCCGTCCACTGGATCGACGTAGTAGGTTGTCCCTGTGATTGTTGGGTACTTGGTCGAATATCCGTACTTGAACGTAACGCTTGCAGTGGCTGGCGTAACGCCAGCAGCCGTAGCGTAAGTTGACAGCGCAGACGTGAAGGATGCAATCTCTCCAGCGGTCAGCGAGCGGTTGAATCCGATGGACAGGAACGGGAATTTCGTGTGTTTGAGCGGAGTGCCCCAGTACGAAACCATATCTACCGTGCCAGCAGGAACAGACATAGCAAACGTGCCGCCCGTCACATCCCCGTAGGCGTCCATCGTGCCTGTCATGGTCCCAGAAAGCGCCCAGCCGCCGGTCGGCGTGTAAAGATAATGCCTATTACCTTCAGACCTTGAAGGATCATTTGGGTAAAGCATATAAACAACATTATTTGCTAAATATCCTAATCCAATCTTATTTAAAATTTTTTTAATAGCATTTAATGAAACATTTCCAACTCTTGTTAACCTGCCGGGAGAACCTAGCATTGGTAAAACCTCAAAGAAGGGATTAGTAATCCATTTTCAATTTGCTAAGATAGCCAGCAGTAGACACTCCTAGAACTTCAATCCGGTCAAAACCTGTAACATGGAAGTATTCAGCGGCTTTATCATCTAAAACCATACAACCACTGGAAACAGTTTCACCGAATGCTATGTAACATTCCTGAGATGCACGAAACCGTACAATTTCAGCATCCCTAATGTTAAACTTATTACCAGATATAGTATTGAACTCAATTCGTTGCCATGAACCAACAACAGGCTTTAAAGCCTGAACTGCACGATTATTTCCATCACTAGGCAAATTATTAGCCATTTAAGTGTTACTCCTAAACAAAGTCTCCCATCTATTATAATCCCAAAATTATTACAAACTTTTAAGTGAAACCTTATTAAAAATTAAAAACATGCTTGACAAATGCCCTATCTGCCTGTATAATTTGAATAGGGTATGTTGACAATTCAATATGGAGTACAGCATGAGCCATTCTAAGCGAAGGGCAGAACGTGACCATGCAAAAAGGAGAGCAAGGCAAAGATACAAACTAATAGTTAACAGACTTGACTTGGAAGCATTAGTAAATGACATACAAAGTAATAAGGGTGAGTTCATTTACAAATCTTCTAACAGGGCAACAGTTTGGAAACTTGAATGTAAGGGTAAGAGTGTATTAGTAGTTTATGACAAATTACGAGCACAAATAGTAACATTCTTACCACTTGATAGTTTAGAGAAGCTTAAAAAGAAACAGGAACGAAGATTAAAAGGAGAGTGTGTACTATGATTGCTGAATTTGACACTTCACATGGTGCAGAATATGCGTTGGTTAATTTCTAGGGAAGAAAACGCTTGACATTGGCTTTTGAGACAGTATAATATAACTAGGAAACGAAAAGGAGAACACGTATGAAATTTTACACAGTTTTTAGCGGCAGGAAGCACCGTGTGGCGTTTAAGCATATTTTTGGTGACACATTGGTTGTTCTTAGCATTGATGTTAATGGTGCTTGGGTACCTATTAAAGAAGAGTGTGCAAGTTGTAACCCAAGGGACCAGTATAATAAATGGTTCGGTCGAAAGCTTGCACTGTCACGTCTTTCAAAGATATTGAAGCCAGAACATCGTAATGAGCTTTGGGCTAAGTACTTTGAAGCTATTGCAGAACAGCTTGTAGACAAAGCACCTAGTGTTCCAACGTCTGCATATAACAGGCTTATGCACTATAATCAAGTTGCCACTGCTTGGAAGGAAGCTATCAATCCCAAGTGTCGTACTTATCCAGTAAAGAAATTTATTCCTCCTACTCCGTATCCTGAATATTAATTTTAGGAAATATTAAAATATGAATATTCAAACTGTTAATTCGTCAAATAAAAAATTAATTATGCATTATTATGACGAAGTAATTAGTGGTTGTGTGTCCAAAAGGTATGTTTTATGTCATACGAAAGAGTCTAATCCAAAAAGATTTTTATTAGAGATATTTAATTTTTTAAACCCACAATATGGTGTTTGGAATTTTTATCAGGGTTCTGGTGGTTTTGTTTTACCAAAAGACCCACCACTTCCATTAGGTATTAACAATAGAGAATTTATAATTTTTTATGATGTTGATTATTCAAAAGCAAGTAATGATTTATATGACACAGTAGATGACATATTAAATGGTGCTTCTACTTTAAATATGACAATAATTCATCCAGCATTAAAACCGCATCTTGTTAATGGTGAAATGGAAGTAAAAACAGAAACAGTAAAAGTTTGTAATCATCAATGGGTTAATTTTGGTTTTAATAGTATTAGATATTGTTGTAAACATTGTGGAATAGATAAACCAGATGCTATCTAAACGACCAAAGCTAACCACAAATGAAGTAAATGTAGCTATTGATGCTTTGATAGCCAAGCTGTTTAAAGAAATAAAACGAAAAGGACCACACACATTTAGTTCTAGACACGAAATTCAAGGATTACTAAAAGAAGAATTTGATGAATTCAATGAGGCTGTGCATAGTGGTTCCGCTAAAAAACTTAAAGAAGAGTTGTTAGATGTTGCATTAACTGCTATTTATGGCTATGCTTGTATCAATGCTAAAAAGGTAGATTGGTAGAAAAATGAAACGATGTCCATTCTGTAATTCAAAGGCTAAATTACAAACTAGAGATGAATATATAGAAACCGAATTCTATGATATTGTAAATTCATATTTTACTGTTGTTTGTTGTAATGATAATTGTGGGTGTCAGACAAAAGAATTTAAACGTGCAGATGTTGCTTTAGCAACATGGGAAAAAAGGTACAGAAGAAAATGATAATTCGTTTACTTGCTCCAATAATGAAATTATTTGGTAGATATTATCATTTTGGTCGATGGTGCAAGCCGGGAGACAGTGGAATAGTAAATTCTTCATATCTGGGACAGGTAATCGCAAAGGTGGACAATAAAGGCAGGTTGTATGTTTGTGGATCAGGTAAATCAGATTTAATAAATGAAAAATGCATAGACATAATGCTTTGTAAATTAGAATCTGAATTAACACGGGCAATGAAATTACATGCCTCAATGAATTCGGATCATGAAGCTTATGCTGTTATTTTAGAAGAATTAGATGAATATTGGGAACAGGTGCGATTGAAACGAGAAAAACGGAGTGAAGAACAAATATGTACAGAATTATTACAAACTGCTGCAATGTGTCTTCGTGCAATTCATGATTTACATGCTAACTCAATAAAAGACGATTAATAATTAAGGAGGATGGTGCATGGCCGATGGCAAGAATGTCTGCCCACATTGCGGAGAATGGTGCGACAGGCTTGATGAACTCAACTCGCGCATTGAGAAGTTAGAGAGCAAGATTTCGGCAATGGTGAAATGGCTGGAAGTGAATCAACCAGACGTATTCCGAAGAGGTATTTGGGATGCGTTGAATGACGATAAAGCCGAAAAATAACCTGAATAATTTTTAAAAGGATAGATATGTTTAAAAATAAGTCTATTTTTCTGTCTATTGATCTTGATTATTGGGAAAGTATTACACCATTATCAAAATATATAAAATATCTATTAAAAAATTGCTCTGCTCCAATACGGATTTATCATGAACATCATCATATATTAAATTGGGCAAATAAGAATCCTTGTGATCTTCTAATTAATGTAGATTATCACAGTGATCTTGCTGATGATACACAGAAAAAAACACCACCAAGGCTAACCTGCGGCACTTGGGGTAATCATATTATATGGCGTAACAAAGGTAAGTTTATTTGGTTACCACCTAAAATGGATAATTATACTAATAAATCCGGTGTTTGTACACTAAAAGACGAAGCTGATCCATTTAGTACAGATTCTTCAGGTTGGAATACTCATACTAAAGTTGTCTCTCATAGAAATCTATATAAAATACCACTAAAACAGGTAAAAGCTGTGGCTATCTGCCTTAGTGTTGATTATTGTTTTTGGTATGATTATGCAAATAGTAAAATTAAAGATAAGATACAAAAAATATTGCCAATTCCTGATGCGTGGTTTAATCAACTATATAGAATGAGTAAGAATAAATTTGACCCTTATCAACGATCTAAAAATGGAAAGAAATTTCGCTTGACAAAACCCTGATACACCTGTATAATTTGAAATGGAGGATACTATGATTCTAGGAATGTTAGGACAAAAGCGTGTTGGCAAAGACACTGCTGCTGACTACATTATACGAAATATTGATCCTTCTTATGAAAAACGGTCATTGGCAACACCTATGAAAGAAGCGGTAAAAATTATCTTTGGTTGGACAGAAGAGCATGTTAATGGTGATTTAAAAGAGGTTGTTGATCCTTTTTGGGGCATCTCACCTAGGCAAGCATTAACCACAATTGGTACGGAGTGGGGTCAGTTAATGCTTTGTAAAATGTTCCCTCAGTTTGAAACTACCACTGGAAGAAAGCTTTGGGTCAAATCTCTTTTAAGAAATGTAAATAAAGACTCTAATATCATTATTGCTGATGTTAGATTTCAACATGAAGTTGATGCTATCCATGAATTAGATGGCAAAGTTATTAAGATTGTTCGTCCATCATTAGTTAATACAGATACTCATGAATCAGAGAAGGGTTGGATGATTGATAATTTTGATTATTTAATTACCAATGATGCCACATTAATTGATTTCTATAAAAAAATAGAAGTTGGTTTTAAATTTTTCAATCCTACTTTGTGTAATGATTTACATTAATTTAAGGAAAAATAATTATGAGCCACAATCATAGAGCACGTAAAACGAATGAGATTCGTAAAAAATATAATGAGTTGCTTCTTGCTGTTTCTAGTAAATTTGGGGGAGAGACTAGGCATCAAACTGCTCTTAGATACATCATGGAAGCAGAACAAAAAAATAATATAGGACAAACTCAGAAAAAGGAGAAGTAGCCATGCCATACATCAAAGAAAAAGATCGTAAGAGGTTTGATGATTTATACTTATTACCAAATATTGAGACAAAGGGTGAATTGGAATATTGTATTTTTACATTAATGAAGTTATATATGGAAAAGAAAGAAAAACGATATACAACATTACATGATTGTACTTATGCAGCACAACATTGTGCTGATGAGTTCCGAAGACGTTACTTGGATAAACGAGAAGACCAAGCCATGAAGGAAAATGGAGATATTATTCCTTATTAGGGGTTTCATATGCCTATTGTAAAGCCATGCGACAAAGGAAAGAAACTTATTGCTGTAATACAAAAATTAGAAGTAAGTAAAATTAATAATGGAGATAAAATTGTAAAAAAGCTAACAGAAAATGGATTTATTCATTTAATTTGTAAAAGCAACCACGGATATTACAAAAATATTTTAAAGCATCCAAAGTATCCTGAATATATAATTAAAGTATATAGACATTCAGATAGTTATAAGTATGATAGCTATTATGTTCCAAAAGATATAAAGGAAGATTATTTACACCCAATTTATAAAACTAGAAAAATACTAATTCAGAATGAAGTTAAATTAACACGTCAATACAAGGCGTGGAGAACTATTTTGGATAGATACAAAAAAGATATTCATGCAAAATATGATGTTCATTCTAATAATGTTGGTTGGTATAGAGGTAAACCTGTAATTTTTGATTTTTGTAGCCGGTGGTAAAGGATTTTATCATGCATAAACTTATTACTAATTTTAGGACATATGATAAAATTCTTAAAAATTATAGATTAAAACGTGATTTGAAAAAGGCAATTATTTATATAACTCAAACAGATATTGGTCCTTTTGTAAACAAAAATCAGAAAAACTTAATCGTATTGCCAATATCCATTAGATCAATTCCTATTACTGTATTAAACAAAATTTGTAATGATAGATTGGCAGAATATGATGACACTTTAAAAATTATAACTCTTGGTTATAATTTCTACAATGCACACAGTGCTACAGATTTGCTAGGTACATTAGTACATGAGTATGGTCATGCTTATTTATACAATAAAAAGATACAAAAACTTACAATGAAAGATTTTTATGATCAGCATGAGTTTTTCTGTCAAATGTTGTCCTTATTCTATTCTTGTAGAATCTTTTTAGCTAAAAGAAATGCTTTATATTTGTGGTGTAATACAAAAAATTTAATAGAAAAACGTAGAATAGAAAGTATGAATGATTTGCCACAGATGTATCATAAAAAATATTGGTACAAGTATATGATAAAATTATGTAAAGCTTTTTTACGGGCTTATCCTCCTGATAAACAGTACAAGCAAGTGGTTAAAGGAAACTTTTAATGAACGAACAATTAGCGGCTCTATATAAAGCAGCAAGTATGGATTCACAGAATCGTTCTCCATCTAAACGACTACATGAAATGACATGGGAAGAGGTTTTTGATCTTTGTAATAAGTTAGCAGAACAGATCAAACCGGATATTCATAAATTTACTGGTATTGTTGCAATTGCCAATGGTGGTATAATTCCAGCATCTATACTAGCTTATGTATTAAAACTTGATCTTAAAATTATCAAAAAACCACCAGTGCACTTTCATCAAGAAGGACAATTATTAATTGATGATGTTTATGACACTGGTTATACAATTAAAGATTACATAGCTGATGAACGCTGGTATTGGCAAGGCACAGCAGCATTGGTTTTAAAGCCTTGGTGTCCATATAAACCTGTTTACATTGGAAAAGAGACAGATGATTGGATCATATTTCCTTGGGAGAAGAATGAATGAACGAGCATTTGATGTCTAAACATAAAGAATATCATTACAACGATATTCTATTATTACCAAATGAAGCACTTGTTGACTCACGAGAACAAGTAAGTACGTGGCAAACTATAGGAAATTGGAAGTTTAAACTTCCTATCATTCCTGCTAATATGAAAACTATTATAGACTTTAATTTAGCAAAATGGCTAACTCAAAATGGTTACTTCTATGTTATGCATAGATTTGGTGTTGATATTATTGACTTTGCAAAAAAGATGCAAAAAATTGGCCTAGTTTCAATTTCTGTTGGCGTCAACCAAGACAGTATTGAGGTTATTAAAAAATTAAAAAAACTAAAAATAAAAATTCATTATATTACAATTGACATTGCTCATGGTCATTGTGACAAAATGAAGAAGATGATTGCTCTTATTAAGGAAAATCTTCCTGACACTTTTGTTATTGCTGGCAATGTATGCACAGGGAACGGTGTACACGCATTAGAGTCTTGGGGAGCAGATGCGACTAAGGTTGGAATAGGAAGTGGAAAAGTTTGCATTACCAAACTTCAAACAGGATTTTCCAGACCACAATTCTCTGCTGTTTTGGAATGTGCTGCTTTTGCAAAGAAACCCATTATATCTGATGGGGGTATTACTCAGAATGGAGATATTGCTAAGGCATTAGTTGCTGGTGCTAGTTGGGTTATGACTGGAAATTTAGTGGCTGGATTTGAAGAATCACCGGGAAAAAAGATTATCTATCCTGATGGACGAATTGTAAAAGAATACTTTGGTTCTGCTAGTGAACATAATAAGGGTGTTAAAGAATACGTAGAAGGTTGCAAAATTGAAATTCCATATCGTGGCTCTATAGTTGATAAATATAAAGAAATTGACCAAAGCCTTCGTAGCAGCATTTCATATGCTGGTGGTAGAGACTTAAAAGCATTCAAAAAGGTAAATTGGGTGGTTCAATGATAGCATACTGTATATTAGCTCATAATAATCCGAAGCATCTTCATAGGCTTATTACGGCTATTGACCAACCATATGCAAAAGTATTTCTCAATCTAGATACATTTTATCCTACTGAATTTTCTGAGTTATGCCTATCCAAACAAATTAATAATCCACAAAGAACTGGTTGGGCAGATTGGAACACCATTAAAGCAACTATTAATTTGCTAGAATATGGTGTTTCACAAGACGTAACACATATTGTACTTTTAAGTGGTTCTGACTATCCTATTGTCAAACCTGATTATATTAATGATTTTTTCAATACAAATGAATATAATGAATTCATAAGCTGTGAAAAGTTACCTTGGCCAGAAGGTGATAAACCAGCGGTACGTATTCCTAAAGATTTCAATATTGTTTACCACGAATTAGACCCTTATTGTGGATATGCATATTGGGCAATTACCAAGGATGCAGCACGACATGTATTAGATAGATGGAAAAATGATAGACGAAGGTTGTTCCTAGAACGAAATACGATATTCCCTGTTGAGTTTTACTTTCAAACCATGTTAGCAAAATTTTCATTAAACACAAAACATCATTTAATGTATTATAACCATATCAAAGGTAAACATGGTCCAGAAGTCTTGACTGCGGATGAATATCAAGAAGCATTAAATTATAATATACATACTGATGCGTATGGAACACATGAATGCCTATTTGCTAGAAAGTTTAATGACGAATCAACGTTTTTGGACTAACACATGTTAGAATATGGAATTGTTGTAAGACACATTGATACAAATGATGTTACAACAAAACATATTGAATTAATGAAACAACATAATCCTAATGTACCCATTGAAACTATTTCAGGTAACATTCCATTCAAAGATGGTTTAGCCGCGAAAAAGCTACACGATTTAAATGATATTTGGCAACGTGTGGCAATCAATAAAAACAAAGCTTGGCAAAATTGTGATTTATTAAACTATCTCTGGTGGTTAAACAAAAAGAATAATTGTAAAAAGTGGGTTTTACTTGAAGCTGATGTACGATGCAATATGAATCTCAAGGAGTTTTGGGGTGATAACTGGAACGATCCTTTTGTAGTTGCTGGACGAGCAGGAATAACAGACGGAGAATGGTACTGGAAGAAAGAGTATAATAACTTGCCTGAAAGCTATAAGCCATTTTATACTGGTATAATGCCTTTTACAGTAATTCTAATTGATGATATTGTTCTGGCTAAAATGGTAGAATTATTACAAAAGGAATTTGTCAGCGTTTTCTGTGAGGTACGTTTTCCAACTTTAGCAAATAGGGTTGGCTACCCACCAAAAGGATTTAGTAATTATCAAGGTAATATTAGTTTTCAAAAACTAGAATCTAATATAGATGTAACACAAAAAGGTCTATGGCATCCTGTTAAGAAATGGATATGAGAGTTGTAACACTTAGGCATTTACATCCCGGTGCCATAGGAGATATAATACTTAGTCATAATGCATTTACAAATCTTGCTAATTCTGACATAGAAGTGTTTATTGATTATAAAAAATATAACTTTCTATTAACATTGCTTGGGTACAATTTTAAATTTGGACGTTCCTTTGGTGAAATCAAAGTTCTGTATCCATTTAAAGCAGGAATTCATGCATCAACAAGCCACGCAGATTATATATTGGACAAAGTTCAATTTATTACAGGAGTAAAAGTTTCTAGAAATTATACTACTATGCCACCACAAATACCTGTGGTGCAAACTAGTAATATTATTGCTATTAGTAATAAATGCTCAACATTTAAAAATCTAAAACAGCTTCCTGAAGAATTATGGAAAAAGCTAATAAAAAAGTTAGACGATAACAATATAACATTTATAGATTTGGATGAAATTCAAAATTTAGAGTTGGCAATAAAGATTTTATCCTCCTGTAAACATTATATTGGGCTTGACAGTTTCTTTATGCACATGGCTACGTGTTATAGAATTCCACGAACAATCTTTTGGAATTCAAAATGTCCATGTACGATTATAGAATATGGGTACACTGAAGGACAGAAGAACATCTTGTTTGAAAATTTCGATAAGTACTTGGAGAGTAAAGAGTTTATAGAGGAAAAAATATTTACAAAGACGGTAGACTTTGTAAATAGAAATGGTTAATTTAAATACGGGACCGTCATACTATTTAAATTAACCATTTCCCTCTATTTTTTATAAAAAACTAGATTATATACTTAGAAAGGGGATAAAGATTCTCTAAATGTTAAAAACTTATAAATATAAAATATATCCTACAGAAAAACAAAAGAAATTTTTAGGGCAGCATTTTGGGTGTTGTAGATATATTTATAATTGGGGGCTAGAACAACGACTTAAAACCCAAGCAGAAAACAAAAAAATCACTTGTTATGAAATTAAAAAACAACTACCAAAATTAAAACAGGAATTACCCTGGTTAAAAGTAGTAAATAGTCAAGCAGTAATGATGGCTCTTATGAATCTTGATAATGCTTTCACAAATTTTAATAATAACAAAGCAAAATTTCCAGTATTTAAATCTAAAAATAAAAAACAAACATTTCAATGCCCTCAATATACAAAAGTAGATTTTAATAATAGTTTATTACACATTATGAAAATTCCAAATATTAAATGTGTTTTTCATAGACAATTTACAGGTAAGATTAAAACTACAACCATTGTAAAAACAAAAACAAATAAATACTTTGCTTGTATACTAGTTGATACTGGTGAACCAATTCCCACTAAACCACCCATTGTAAGCAATACAACAATTGGTATAGATTTGGGACTTAAAGATATTTGTGTAACTTCAAATGGTGATAAAATTACAAATCCTAAATATTTTAATAAACAAGAAAAAAGACTAAAACATCATCAACGAATGTTCAATAAAAAACAGAAAGGAAGCAAAAACAGAGAAAAACAAAAACTCATTGTAGCAAAAATTTATGAAAAAATTACGAATCAAAAATATGATTTTTTGCAAAAATTGTCTACTAAGCTAATTCGTGAGAACCAAACAATTTGCTTAGAAGATTTAAATATTACAGATATGTTAAAAAATCATAAATTAGCCAAAGCTATAAGTAATGTTAGTTGGTATGAGTTTAAACGCCAGCTAACTTATAAATCAGAATGGTATGGTAGAAATCTCTTATTTATAGGACAATTTAAACCAAGTAGCAAAATATGTTCAGTTTGTGGAGAAATAAATAAAAACCTAAAGTTACAACACAGAGAATGGACATGTGCTAAATGTAACACTTTCCATGATCGAGATATTAATGCAGCGAAAAACATAAAAGCTTTTGCCTTACTCCACCGTGAGGATTCACGGCAGAGGATAAACAAAGACTCTCAGAGGAATTTGGGTAATAAAACCAAGACCAATGAAGAGAGTAAGAAGTAAATCACGACCGTCATACTGAGTTAGTGAATATATATTTCACTCTTCAGGTTTTTCCTTGACATTTCAATCTCTCATTGTATAATATAGTCAGGAGAAAGTATGACCAAAGAAGAAATTAACTGGTTATGTAATTTTCAAGGTATTTATAATACCAAGCATGAAAAAATTTATTTTATAGGAATGATAAATTGGATTAATGAAGAAAGAATAGTTCCTATTCGTGACAGTACAAATAGTTTTTCTGGATATTTACGTGATTCTGATTTGTTGAAAGATGAGTGGTCGTTCAGTATTCCATATGAGGAATAAATATGCTTTGTAAAATTGCTGTGGGTGTTTCTAAAGAAAAAGCTCAAAATAATCTAGATATTATGTTAAATAAGTTAAAAATATCTAAAGAAGCAATAATTACTCAAGGAGCATTATTTACAGGTAATTCTGTAATATTTGAAATTAAAGATAAATTTTTAGCTTACGTTTTTTAAGGAATAGTAAATAGGAGAAGGTAATGCACAATGTTCAGCCAACTGTTTTTTTGTTAGCTAAAACACAAATTTGCAATAATAATGCAAGAGACTGGCTTGATAGTCTTGAAGCAGAAGACTACAAACTTGATCCTAATAGAACACCGGGTGAGCAACTTATGATGCTTGCTGGTAAAAGGTGTTATAAAGCTTTTGTACCACTGCTTAATCCCAATGTTACAAAAGTTCGTGATGATGCAAAGGAATATATTGACAATATTCTCAAAAGTGGACATGGTTCTGTCATGGAACATGTTAATTATACCTTTGCTCTTGAAAATGTTAGCAGAGTTTTCACAGGAGAAATGAACCGACATCGTGCTGGTATGGCCATTTCTAAGGTTCAATGCGTTATATTCGGTATGAAGACATTCCTTTTTGGATGCCAACCAGTCTTCAAGAGGAAGATGGAGATAATTGTCTATTAGCTGCAAAAAAACAAAAATCAAGAGAGATTGTCAATAATGTATTTACTCTTGTTGAAGATTATTACACCAAATTGGTTGATATTTGGAAGGATGAACTTTCTCCTGAGTCAAAATTTAAATATAAGAAACAAATTACAAGTATGATGCGTCGTATTATCCCAATGGGGGTAGCAACGGGAGGGGTTTGGACGGGTAATCTACGTGCTCTTAGACATATTTTTAATCTTCGTTGTTGTGCTGCTGCTGAAGAAGAGATTCTTTTAGTTGCAACTGCTATGTTGAAAGTAATGCAAGCTGAAGAACCATTAATTTTTGATGACTTTAATCTTGTAGAAGGTCATTGGACACCAAAATTCCCCAAAGTCTAGGAAATTTTATGACCGAAGAAGAATTAGACCGCATACAACTATTTAATCGTGTTATTTTTGTAATACCAAATAAATTAACAGTCCAAGGATATGTTTGTGTAGTAAATTATAGTAGACATCCTTCTGTACATTCTATAGAAATTTGTTACAATAAAAATTATAATAAAAATGAGATATTAGAAATAAGCCGTGCTGACGCTTTACAATATTTATCTTTTTGCTATGCAACATTTTACGATTGGATAATGGAGACTACACTACCATGAAAATTTATCTTGCTGCACGATATGGTGCAAAGGATCAGGTTGAAGCTTTAGCACAAAGACTAATAGCAGAGGGGCAAGAAATTGTCTCAACTTGGCACAGTCCAAATAAGGTGTCTGTGCCATATGGTAAAGTAACCCCCAAAAAGATGCGGAAAGAAGCTCTAAATGATTTAGCTGATTTACAACGTGCAGATACAATAGTAGCTTGTGAGGTATTTGGTGACAATGGCTCTCGTGGTGCTAGACATTGCGAGTTCGGATTTGGTCTTGCGATGGAATATATGCTTGTTGTGTATGGTGAGCGTTGGCAGTGTTTTCATTATTTACCAGAAGTATACGTTGTAAAAACTGAAAAATCATTAATAAATTTACTTAAAAAGAACACAATACAAAAATGATAACAGTAGTAAATTTTAATGATGAAATTATAAAATATTCATCAGAATTAAATAAAATTCCATATGTTCACGAACATATGATGACAAAATATGAACGTCAAGTTCTGTGTGTTCTTGCATGTAAATCCAATACTGGTAAGGGAATATACGAATTTGGAACTTGGCGCGGACTAACTACCCATGTACTACATTGTGTTACAGGTCAACATATCTGGACTTTAGATTATGTAATTCCTAAAGACTCTTCTGCATATAACCCTGTACAAGGAAATAAAGTATTACCTAAAGATGAAATTGGAATGGAATGTAAAAACGATGGTAATATAGATTTTCTCATTATGGACAGTATACAATTTAAAGCAGAAGAACATAACATTAAAGATATTGACTTCTGTTTGGTTGATGGAAATCACACCTATCCTTACATCAAACATGATTTTGATAAAGCAATGAAAATGGTTCGTTCTGGTGGTATTATTGTAATACATGATTTTATTTATGGCAAAGTTGTAAATCCTAATGAAATTCCAAACATAGAAAAAGGTATTTTAAACGAATCTGTACATGATGGAGTGTGTCATTTTGTGAACACAATGTCAAGTTTAAATTGGTTCCATCCAGAGAAAACCAACTTTATTTACTTGACAAAAGACTAACGTGGTCGTATAATTAAACTAAGGAGAAACGCAATGAAATGGTTAGTGACTACAAATGAAACATTGATAAATACTCGGTACATAGGGCAACTTCGTGTTGCAACTGCAAATGAAAATAAATTCTTCATTCTTGCTGAGTTTTATTACCCAAATTCAACGGACAGGGAAAATTTCTATCTTGGTGAATTTACAACTAAAAAAGAAGCTTTAGCACAATTATCTAATCTATTGAAAGAATTAAATAATGATAACGAGCATACCAACTAGTTTATATTCTCCTGTGAGGGAGAAGTGTAGTTTGTGGGATGAATCAACTGACGAATATTTAATGTTGTATCCTCTTGGAATGGTAATAGCTGCAAAGGAAGATAGACGACTTTCTGGTGGATACGTAGAAGACAAAATAGAACATACATATACTAAAGATGATTTTCATGTTATAAATTATTTAAATTTTGCTGCTAGAAGGACTAAACGAGAATTAAAGAGTCAACCCAAACTAGGTGGAAATAAAATAAAAGACATTAAAAATGCAATTGCTAAAATAGATTATTACTTGTCTTTAGGTCTTTATAAGGAAAAATTAACCGAAACAAGGAAAAATCTACTGGAAAGGCTAAATGAGTAAAAACATATTAATCTACACAGACTATCCTAAATATGGTATTCAAGTTTGGAATGAGGCAGCGTGTCGAAATTTAGAGGCACAATATAAACTGACCTTTTCATGGTCTGATAAGGACCGTAGAAATTTCGTCTCATTGTTAGAGCATGTCACACCAGATTTAATCATATTCAGTGACAAATCACCAGAATCAAATAAACTTGAAAAGACAAAAGCTATTCTAGTGGGTATTCCTTATGTTTCTGTGGCTCATTTAGTTCCAGAACAGTATAAAGAAGTCTGCAATGATAAAGCATGGGTGGAATGTGCCTTGAAAGGTGCAGAGGAAGTTATTGCAGTTAGTCAAAACACACTTAAATCATTACAGGATTTAGGATTACCAAAAGATAAAGGCGTAGTTATTTACCCCTGTTTTGACAAAGAATTTAATACAAATCGTTACAAAACGTCTGACCCATTTTATGCACGTGAAGTTCTTCAAATTCCCAAGACAGCACGAGTATTTTTAACTGTTGCGAGAACTGACAGAACAAAAGGATATCATCTCCAACTTGATGTAATTCATAAACTTAGAGAAAAAGAAAAGAACTTTAATAATTTACATTGGATTTGGGTTGGCGATGGCACGGATTATTATCAACTTTACAGCATTTTACAGGATACTGGATTAAATACAAATATTCATATGATTGAGCAGATGGTTAGAGAGGTAATGCCTGATATCTATGCTTCTGCTGATGCATTCATTTTGCCAAGTTTCTACGAAGGCACTCCAATTGCACTGTTAGAAGCAATGGCAATGGGATTACCTATTGCAGCGACAACAGTAGATGGTGTTAATGAAGTCTTAACAGATGACAATGCTTTCTTAATGACTAACCCAAATAAGGATGCTAATCTTACTAAACGCGATTTAGAGTTTGCATATGATTTATTTTCCAATGAAAATGCAATAACTAAAAAATTCAGAGAAAACATATTACATGAGCGTGAGAAATATACTGAAGAAATTTTTGCAAAAAACTTAACAAGTGTGGTTGAAAACGTATGGAAGAATTCAGTTTCTTAATTAATGTCCGTGATGATGTTGGCAAAGCTATACATCTCTACAGGGAAATTAATTGGTATTTCCCTGACACTTATTGTGATGTAGTATTTGATGGATACGACCAACAAAAAGAATGTGACCAATTTAATTGGACATTTAGAGACAATACTGACTATTTTATGACACATTTAGGCGAGTATCTTAAACCAATTGCAAATGGAACAAAATGGATTAGTCGATATCTTAAAATTTTTGAAAGTAAAGATGTAGAGTATCTAATTAAATTAGATCCAGACTGTGAAATTTTTAGACATTTTGAAGACCCATTACCTGATGCAGATTATTTTGGTACGTACATACATGACCATATTCAAGGTGGTGTTAAAGGAATTAGTAAGAAGTTAGCTAAATATCTAATTGAGGCTTATATTGAACCTGAAGCCTTTGCAATTCCTAATAAGGAAAAACCACATTTGGTTTCTGAAGATTTAACTATGATGCATACTATTAAAATATTACAAAATAAAGGATATAATATAATAGTAAAACAGTGGGAAGAGGTTTGTTCTTTTTATGGTAGAAAACCAATTAATCCTTGGATTTTAGATGGTCATTTGGGTATGCATGATCGTAAATATGCTATTACTCATCCACGATAGGAGAAAGTGATGTCAATGACAGAACTTTGTAATAATTTACATTTAATAAATCTAAAAACTGCTCTTAACGAAAGACTAAAAGAGCAAATTGATGAACATGTATTTATTGATGATGCTGGTTACAATAGAACAGTGTTAATGTGGGTGATTATAAAACCTATGTATAGTATTAATCTTGCTTATGAATTTTTTAATAATATATTAACATTTAAAGTGCAAATTATTTTCAGAAATTTTAATTATACTTTGAGCAATAATTTTCATTTTTCAATACAAGAAGCAAAAGATTTACCTATGGTCACTAGATTTTCTGTCGCAACTATTGAAGCATGTCTTATCAAAGGAAACAAGGAATTACGAAAAGCAGCATCCGGTCTATCAACTTTACAAAAGAGGATTAAGAAAAATGGATAAGCACATAAAAGAATTAAAAAAGTTAGCCAAAAGTGTATATCAAAGCAGGTTAGAGGATTTAACCGAAAATCAAATTAGAGAATTAGAAATGCACCTTGTGGCAAAAGAAAACATGGAAAATCGTGATCCAATGGAATCTGTTAAAATGATTATGGAAGAAGCACGAAGATTAGAGGCAAAATTTGCCTCGAAAGAAATGGGAGAAACTTCTTGACTTTCATTAGTAATAGCAGTATAATACTAATGAAAGGAGAAGGAAATGAACCTGAACATGACTTTCACCTACAACATCTTCAACTGGATTAAGGCGGCAGTGCTTATCAACGAGTTTGGTGCAAAAATTGCCAGTGCTGAAGCCTGCATCATGCGTCGAAACGAAAAGAATGAGGAAGTTAAAACCTGTGCAATTGTAATCTTTGAGAATGGTAAGATTCGCAATCCTGAAAAGTGGGAAGTTGTGCACCTTGGGTCGATTGCTCACACCACTAGTTCCGTTGAACTTTCCAAGCCCACACTTCTACTGCACCTTACCAACGGTGAGACTCTTCGATATGTCTGCTTCACCAAGAATCCCAACTGGACTACTGAAACGTACTGGTCAGAAGAAGCGGTCAAGAAGCTGAACTAAATTCTCTTGACAAAACCACAACAGGTAGTATAATATAGACATGAATATCTTCGTGTTAGATGAAGACCCAATGCTTGCAGCAGAATATCATTGCGACAAACACACAGTAAAGATGATTCTTGAATCCACACAGCTTCTCTCTAATGCCTTTTGGAAACATAATTTACAGGGTGTATACAAACAAACACATAAAAATCATCCAGCTTCTATTTGGGCTTCTGCGTCTTTAGAAAATTTTAAATGGTTAAGCAATATGGCGCTATGTCTTTGTAAAGAGTATACACATCGTTATGGTAAAATACATAAGTGTGAGGCTTTGATTAAGGAAATGGTTTCAAACAGCCATAAAATTAATTTTTCTCAAATTAGTCAAACTCCCTTTGCACAATGTATGCCTGAACAGTATAAAAATCCAAATCCTGTAACAGCTTATAGAAATTATTACAAAGGAGAAAAACGTCGATTTGCAAAGTGGACGACTAGGCCAATTCCATCATGGTTTCAAGATTATACTGAGTAAGAGAGTGGGATAAACTTCAATAATTACCTTGTAATGATCTTCGGAGTGATAAATGTTCAGTAAAGAAGAGGTTGTAAAAGCCTCTACAGAATACTTTAATGACGCACTTCCTGCCGATGTTTTTCTAAAATATGCCTTAAAGAATGAAGAGGGAACTTATTTAGAAAAAACACCTACAGACATGCATTGGCGAATGGCAACAGAACTTGCTAGGATTGATGCCAAGAAATTTAAAAAGCCTTTAACCAAGGAAGACATATTTCAATGGTTTGATCATTTTAAATGGATCGTGCCACAAGGTAGTCCAATGTATGGAATTGGTAATAAAAGTAAATATATAAGCTTATCAAATTGTTTTGTTGTAGATTTACAAGATTCTTATGGTGGTATTTGCCAAGCAGATCAAGAGATAGTACAAATCTGTAAGCGTAGGGGTGGTTCTGGCCTTGATGTTTCTTGTTTGCGTCCTAATGGCACATTGACAACTAATTCCTCACACTCATCTACTGGCATTATTCCATTCATGGAACGCTTTTCCAATTCTATTCGTGAAGTTGGTCAAGCAAATAGACGTGGTGCCTTAATGATTTGTGTTTCAGTTCACCATCCTGAAATATTAGAATTTTGTAAAATTAAACAAGACTTGACAAAAGTTACTGGTGCCAACATCTCTATTAAACTTACGGATGAGTTTTTGAAAGCGGTTGAAAAGGATACTGAGTATGAGCTTCGTTGGCCTGTAACCGGAATACCAAAGATAACACAAAAGATCAGTGCTAAGAAGGTTTGGAAGGAAATTATTGCTGCTGCAAGAGATTGGGCTGAACCGGGATTGTTATTTTGGGATAACATTATCCGAAATTCTCCTGCTGACTCATATGCTTCGGTTGGGTTTCAAACAATTGCAACAAATCCATGTGCTGAGTTACCACTTTGTGCATATGATTCTTGTCGTTTAATGGCAATCAATCTATTCTCTTTTGTGTTAAATCCATTTACTAAATATGCAAAATTTGATTTTAAACAATTTTATAATATTGCAAAAATTACACAGAGGTTAATGGATAATTTAATTGATTTAGAACTTGAACATATTGATCGAATTATTACAAAAATTAAAAATGATCCTGAACCAAAAGAAACCAAACAAACAGAACTTAATCTGTGGCATAAAATTAAAGAAAAATGCATGAATGGTCGTAGAACAGGAACAGGTATTACGGCTCTTGGTGATGCTTTAGCTGCTCTTGGAATTCAGTATGGCAGTAAGGAAAGTATTGCTAAAGCAGAGAAAATTTATCGGACGATTAAATTTGCAGCATATGAATCGTCAATTGAAATGGCAGAAGAAATTGGACCATTCCCTATTTGGAATTTTGAATTAGAAAAAGACAATGAATTTCTTAATCGTTTCAAAGATGAAACTATTTCGTTGGGTGAGGGAGAAACTGTCTCTGGTGCTGACCTGTATAAACGAATGAGTAAATCAGGACGTAGGAACATCTCATTACTTACTACAGCACCTACAGGATCGGTTAGTATTTTAACACAGACGAGTTCTGGTGTGGAACCAGTATATAAACTTTCTTATATACGAAGACGAAAAATTACACATGCTGAAACTGTAAAACCTGATTTTATTGACAAGAATGGTGACAAGTGGCAAGAGTATACTGTGTACCATCCTAAAGTTGCTATGTGGAAAGAAGTTACAGGAGAGACAGACCTTAAAAAATCTCCTTGGAATAATTGTTGTGCAATGGATATAGATTGGATTAATCGTGTTAAACTTCAAGCAGCAATACAAAAGCATGTAGATCATAGTATCTCGTCAACAATCAATTTACCAAAAGATATAAGTTACGAGAAGACTGCCGAAATCTATGAAACAGCATGGAAAGCTGGCTGTAAAGGAATTACAATTTATCGTGAAGGTTGCAGAGATGGAGTATTAATATCCAAAAAAGCAGAAACATTACTCACTAGTATTACAAAAACTCATGCTCCTAAACGACCAAAAAGCTTACCCTGTGATTTATTTATATTGCCAAATAAGAAATCTAAAATTCTTATCATTGTTGGTAATTTTGGCAATGATCCATATGAGGTATTTGCCATGCATACCAATGATGAAAATCTAATTGCACATGACAAACAACATGGTACAATTAGTAAAATTACACGTGGACATTATGTAGTTAAAACTGATAAAGGTGAAGTTTTAGTCAAGGATACACACAAGGCACTAGAACCCGAAGAAGCAGCAATAACAAGACTTATTTCTGCCTCATTACGACATGGTGCTGACGTAGCATTTATTGTTCATCAATTAGAAAAGGTGGAAGGCGATTGGAACAGTTTTGCCAAAGCAATTGCACGTGTTCTAAAATCATACGTCGTTGATGGTACTAAAGTTACAGGTGAAGAATGTCCTGCTTGTAAATCCACGAATCTAGCTCGTGAATCAGGCTGTATTACATGTAGAGATTGTGGTTGGTCTAAATGTGGCTAAATTAACTTGACAATTTGTGTTATGACTGTATAATATCTAATGGGAAAGGTATAGGAGACATACTATGATACCAGAATCACAGCAAAAAATTGTAAGTCTGTTAAGTATGGCCACAAATGAAATGAAACGACATAAGGAAATTGACAAAGAAGTATTAGAAAAAATTATAGACTTTAAACAAGAGTTAGAAACTATGATATTACAACAGCAGGGTATTTATGATGATTTTGTAGATGATTACGACTATGATATTGAAGATTGGCATATTGATAATGAACAGGAATCTAACGCAACATAAAATAGAAATGAGAACAACATGGTTTACACTACTAAGTTAATGTTAGAAACAGCCAAAGAAATTTATGGATTAGGAAATGTTGGGCAAGTAACGGGACAGGAAATTATAGTAAATAAAATTAAACAAATAGTTGAAGCTGACCGAAAACGAATTATTGAAAGTGCAAAACCTTTAACATTTGAAACTGTTCCTTGGAAATTACGAATATTTTTTACTTGGGAAATTTTATTTCATCCCAATAGGTTTTTAAAAACATTTTCTAATGCCATATTTCTTTTATTTTTATCTTTTGTTAATGACGAAGAAAATAACATTATTGAGAATTAAATGAGCACTAAAATATTTGTACAAATTGGATTTTGTAAGAACCTGAAAGAAGGTTCTAAGTTGGAAATATTTATTAATGATTCTAAAGTTGAAATTCAAAAAGATGACGAAGGAATTTATTTAACTCCTTTAGCACAACGATATACAAGAATGTGGTACCAAAAACCTGTAGATTGTGAAACAGGTGATATTATTCGTGTTGAATCAAAAGTTGGATTACGTGGGTTAGGACCGGATGAAAGACGCTCATTTACCGGATTATACCAAGTAGATGAAGGTGCAAGTTCTGTTGAAATTAAAGTGTTCGGAGTTGGGTTCGGACGAGATTTTCCATTACTAAAAGGGTCTTTACGAGAAATATCATTTCAAACTTTAGAGGATGCTAGAATTAATAAGGCACAGAGTGCACTCAATGAGACAGAATAATACAACTCTCTACTGTGATGGAAAACTAAAAGCCACAATTTATATGTTTGAAGGCAAATGTTGTAAATGTGGTGCTAAAGTGCGTATTAAGTCTGTACGTCCAAATGACAATATCTGTATTGAGTGTGAAACTGGTATTCGTAAAACAAAACCAATTTTGTAATAATTTTTCCTTCCTAAACAGCAATTCCCTGCCTAATTAACGATTATATTACTATGGAAAGTACCGTCTCTGATGGGCGGTATTCCTGTTAGGTCGAACCAGCAGGGAATGAACCTTGGCTTTAACTGACCCAATTAGATATGGTGATGCTGCGGGTGGTGCCTTACAAGGTGCTTACCCAAATCCTGACATACAAGATGGTTATATTCAAACAAGACACATCTCCTTAGAAGCAATCACTAACGAATTAATAGCCAATGGGACTATTACCGGAGATAAATTAACCTCTGGAACCGACTTAGGCGAGATTATTACAGTTCCAGAAAATATTGCTTCTGGTGTTATAACATCTGCCCACTTAGCCGACATTATTACATATATTAGAACTCAAGGAAACCAGAATTTATCTGGTATTAAATCCTTTGAAAGAGCGTTACAATATCGTTGGCCAACCATTCCTGCCGATTTAACTAATAAACATTATGTAGATTCAATGATTTTGTCTGGTGGTGGTTCAAATCCAGCACTAGAACCATATATATCTGGTATTGGTGCGTTAGCAATTGTTAACCAATCAAATATTTACTATATTACTGGTTATGCTTCTGGAACAAAAACGCTACTAAATGTAATTCAAATAAATCAAACTGCTGCTAGTAATACATTATCGGGATTAATTATTGATTCACGAGAAATTGAATCCTACGCATCCGGTATTGAGTCTATGCGTCGGGTCATGGTTTCTTCCAATCCTGTGTTAGAATCTTATGCATCTGGTATCAATAATCAATTAATTCTTGTACAAAATGAATTAACATCAAATACTAATACAACATCAGGCATTATTACTGATTTAAGAGAGTTAACAGAATATGCTTCAGGAATAGGTGCAAGACCTGCTGGTGGTACGTCTACGGCTACCGGATCAAGCATTCGTCAAACTTATATTCAAACACACGATTTTTCTGCATTAAATGCAATTTATAGAACCACTGGTGAACAGTGGGCAAAAGCTAAAGCAGACAATATTGTTACTGCTGAATCAGTTGCTATCATTGAATCTACATCAGGTAATCAATTTACTGCTGTATTTGAGGGTGAAATTGAAAATCAAAGCGGTTTAATTCCCGGTATTGTGTACTTCCTGTCTGCTGATAACTTAGGTGAGTTAACACCAACTGAACCAATTACAAGCGGTACTATTTCAAAACCTGTAATGATTGCCATTAGTGACACAAAAGGCATCGTAGTTAGCTACCGTGGTGTTTTAAATGGTGTTTCTGGTTCCTCTACTGGTGGTGACACCACAGCAATAGAAGCATATGCCTCTGGTATTGAATCTATGCGTAGGCAAATGGTTACTGGTGGTGATACCACAGCAGTAACAACCTATGCATCTGGTATTAATGGTCAATTAATTCTTGTACAAAATGAATTAACATCAAATACTAATACACTATCTGGTGTTATTGTTGATTTACAAGAGTTAACAGAATATGCTTCAGGTATCGAAACTTTAAGACGTGCAATGGTTACTGGTGGCGATACTACAGCACTAACTACCTATGCATCTGGTATTGAAACCATGCGTAGAATGTGGGTAGGTTCTAAAATCCTCTATGGATTACATGCAGATCGTCCAGCGGCAAATACACTAGATTCCGGCACTCAGTGGTTCAGCATTAATGTTGGCAATGGACAATCATATTACGTTTATAAGAATCCAGCAGACGGCGTACAATCATGGCAAGGTTTCGCTGAACAATATGGTGCAGTTCATAGTCACGAAATTACCTATGACCACGCCGATATTGCATATACTAAGAATTATGCATCTGGTATTGAAACCATGCGTAGGGCTATGACCACTGGATCAACTGCTACAGGCTTGCCACGTGGATATATTGACGGATTAATCACCAGTAATAATGGAACAGATGCAGACCATAATATTGATATTGCCGCTGGTGCCTGTAGGGATTCTACAAATGCTGCTGATTTAGTTTTGTCAGCAGCAATAACAAAGAGAATTGATGCGTCATGGGCTGTAGGTTCGGGCAATGGTGGTCTTGATACAGGCTCAGTTGGCAATGCTACATGGTACCATGTGTGGCTAATTAAGCGTAGTGATACGGGTGTAGTTGATGCGTTATTCAGTACATCTGCAACAGCACCAACAATGCCAGCAAACTATGATTTCAAACGAAGAATTGGTGCAGTATTGACGAATGGAAGTGCAAATATTATCGCCTATACACAGTATGGTGATTTGTTCCTGTGGAAGACGCCTGTATACGACGTAAATGCATCGGCAACATTAGGCACCAGTGCAACGTTGTACACAATAAGTGTCCCCACAGGTGTTGAAGTTCTAGCGCAAGTAACAACATACGGATATAAAGCATTAAACACAATATCAACGTATACGTCATCACCACTTGTTACCGATGTCGCGCCTGCTAACGGAAATCAAAATTCGCTGCAAGTGACGGAGGGAGGAACTGGCGTAACGCAGGGACCAGCAGGAAATATTTTTAGAACAAATACATCTGCACAATTGAGAATGCGAGCAAATACGAAACAATCGGTTGCTTGCATGTGGACGTATGGATGGTTTGACCCAAGAGGAAAGGACGCATAATCATGGCAGAAATCAGATGGATTGACAGGGATAAAGACGGTTACATTTGTGGCACCTATGCCAGAAAACAGAGGGAGAATCAAGAATTTCTTCCTGAAGATAGTGAGGAAATGTTAGAATTTGCAGAATTTCTAAAAAATCCTGAAATTCGTGACACGCTTGAAGAATTCACAAAAAAACAAGTACAAATATTAGATGATAGAACTAAAGAATATGTCTATTCTAAATATCCAATTCATAGACAAATATCATTACAAAAGCTTCAAACAGACTCACGATTAGCAGGATTAAAGGAAGCAGCAGATTATACAGATTTAGTATGGAATTGGATGCAAACAGTATTTATTTATTATTATACCAAAGAAGACGAAATTGTTACAATTGCAAATGATGAAAAATTGTCTGATGATGAAAAGAAAAAAGCAATTTTAGAAGTAATTAATAATATTAATTTAACTGTATTCGATGCTACTGATCCAAAAGTTACTATTCGTGAAACCATGGCCAAGATGCAAAAAACAGGATAACATAAAATGGCTGGAAGTGTCATAACAAGACTGCAAGTAGCACAACCCAACTATGTTGACTTGACCAGCAATCAGGTGGTGTCTGGAACAAAGGTACTACAACTAATACAAACCCCACAGGTACCGACAAATGATAATGATGTAATTAATAAAAATTATTATGATATTTTACTTAATTATACGTCTGGTATTGGTACATTAAGTGAGTGGACTCAACTACATTTAGCTGAAGTAGAATCTTACGCATCTGGTACGGCTGGAACAGGATCGGGATCAAACCCCGCATTAGAAACATATGCATCTGGTATAAATATTTTATCTCTTGATAATCAACAAAGAATTACAACATTAGAGGCGGCTACGGGATTAACTAGATTAACCAATGATTTAACTATATATGTTAATTCCGATACTGGCAGTGATATAACGAATACAGGCGAATCAGGATCACCATTTCAAACCATTCAGTATAGTATAGATCATATTTGTAATAATTATGATTTGGTTGATAAACGAGCTTTTATAAAATTATATGATGGTACATATGTTCATGATGGAAGAATTATTTGTAAATCTTTTTACGGTAAACAAGGAGCGATTAGAGTTAACGTCTTATCAGGAGCGTCTATTACAGTAGCCGGAAATGCTGATTATCCTGAACGAACAAATGTAGTTTTCTCTGGTATAACATCAGGATTTTATTCTGAAACACCATGTCCATATATTGTACAGGATATGAAAATTACCTTGGTATCTCGTGTATCAGGTTATGAACCATCAATAAATTGTCAAATACAGGGTTGTATGGCATACAATAATCTTATTTTTGCAGGAAATCAAGGTATACCATTAATAGCACAATATGGTGGAAAAATTTTCGTCGCAGCAAATGATACCCCGAAACAAATAAATATAGCAGCAAAAAATATCTACTCTTTGGCTAGGTCTATTGTAGGTTCTTTTATTGCTATTGATTCCACTAATGTAATTTTTAGTGAACGTGTTACAACTACTCGTGGATTTGTTTGGGCGGAACAATTAGGTGAAATTAGTGCACAAAATACAACATTTAGTGGGCAAAATGCGGCTACAGTTGGTCCCAAATATGAAGTTTCATTAAATTCATTAATATATACAAATACCAATAATGCATCATTTTTCCCCGGAAATACTAATGGTTCAAATACAAATCACGTACAATACTACTAATAGAAAAGGAAAATATATCAATGAGTGATAACATAAAACCAGATGTACAAAAATCATTAAGTCAATTAAAAGAACGAATTAAAAATCGTGCTAATAAATATAATTTATCTCCTGAAATGTGTACATCTCCAACACATGTTGATGGTGATGATTTATTTTTATATGGTCCACCGATTAGTCCAAGAGAATTTATAGAATCACCAGAATTTGGTAATAATAGCCAAAGACGGGTTGTTTATCCTTGGGTAGCAGATGTATTAACAGAAATCTTTAGCGGTAAATACTATGCACCAAAATATCAAACTGCCGCTATTGTTGCCGCAAAGGGTTCTGGTAAATCCTATTTATCTGGTTGGGCATTGGCATATCTTTGGTACTGGTATCTAAATTTTAAAGATTTCGGTGCTTACCTACGAAACTCTCAAGGATTAAATTATGATAGTGCACAAACAACCGCATTTATCATGATGGCACAAACTACAACACAGGCAAGACGAGTTGTATTTGATTATACTACTAAAGCTATGAAAGAAGTTAAATTCATTCGTGATCATGAATTAATGCCTGATCCTAAAGCAGTAAAAGAACTACGATTTAATATTTGGGACGAAGCATTTAGACGAGATTTTACAAAATTACTGATTTTACCGGGAAATTCTAGTCAATCATTCACTTTAGGCTATAATATTTTTGCTGGCGTTATTGACGAGGCTACAAACTGGAAAGAAAAATCGTCTGATCCAGCAGAAGACCTATTTAATGAAATGCGACAGCGACAATTTTCACGATTTGGTAATAATGGATTAATTCTATTAATTTCATCCGCTAACATTGACGATGATTACGTAGAACGATTAGAAGAAGAATCATTAGAAAATCCAAGCACATATTTTAAACGATTGTCTCTATATGATTGTAAACCTGAATATAAAAATTGTGAACGATTTGATATTAATATAAAACGCGAAAGAGCAGACGGTACAATTGAAGAAATTACATTACACCCACCAATTCAACTTAAACCATTATATGACAATCACTTAACTCAGACTTTACGTGACGTGGAATCTATTCCTTCAGTGGCCGGTCAACCATTCTACCCAGATTATATGTTATTACTTTCTCGTATTAATCATTCTCGTCAAGACCCCGCACCCGATGCTGGTAAAGACAAACCGGAAGGTCCAATGGATGTTTATACAAAACTACCACCGTGGTTCAGGGCTATTGGTGATGCTGAATATCATATTCATATAGACTTGGCAAAAGGTACAACGGCTAATCACTGTGGTTGTGGTCTTGCTATGTGTCATAAACAAGCACATCCAACTTTTGGATATGTTATTGTGATGGATTTAGCAGTTAGATTTAAAACACCAAAGGGCAAAGAATTAAACATAGGTGAATTATTGGAATTTGTAAAATTACTTAAAACTAGTAAAGGATTTAATATTAAAAAAGTTACATTTGATAAATGGAATAGTTTACAGCCAATTCAAACAGTAAATGGTTGGAATATGGGTATAATTGCTGAAGAATTGTCTGTTGGCTACAAAGAACATACATATCTTAAAACACTTATTAATGTGGGTCAATTTGACTTTTATGAAGATCAAAATTTAATCTATGAGTTAAAACGTTTAGAGGATTACCAAACATTCGTAGATCATGCTCCCGGTGCATTTAAGGATGAAGCAGATTCCGTAGCAGGGGCAGCATATAATGCAGCAGAACTTACCGAGTCAAAAGAAATTATAAAACCCCGTGCCATATGTGGTGCGTTAGTCAGTCGAAGTGGAAAAACTTTCCTGAATGGTGGTATGAGTGGGCCTAATTACAGAAGTCCATTACCAAATTTAGGCAAGTATAGACAAAATGCATTTTAACCTTGACAAATGCTTCGATTGCAGTATAATACCATATAGGACTATGGAGAAACTATCATGGCTGCAAAGAAATTTTCTTTACGAGTAGAGATGGAAGTGGAAGCAATGACTGATAATGAGGCAATTAATAAAACGGAAGTTTTAGTTAAAGAACTTCCAAAAATGGATGGTGTAAGATTCGTTAAGTATTCTGTTTATAATAAACAAACCAAGAAAATAATTAAAGAGGAAAACTAAATCGCTACAAAAATTTGTGGTTACAGCGAATTAGATGCAATTAGAAATGTAGATAGTTTATTACATACTAAAATACCTTTTTATATTTCTGCACCATATGTCTTTTATGGTGGTGATATTCCATTTTTTGATATTTATGTGGAAGAAATTTATAATTGGTTTATTAATGAATATAATAAAGATATAAGTTTATACCACAATAAAGATCAAAATTATTATTCAACAATCACAGACTATTATAAAAATCCTATTCTTTATGGCTATCTTTTATATTCTCCAACGTCAAAATACATAGGCAAAAGAAACTATACTCTTCAAAAAGCAGTAGATTTTACCAAGGTAAATGCTGCTTGGAGAATTCCATACAAAAATATAATTCATGATCATTCTAAAACAAAAATTGATAACATTATTGAGCGTGGGTATTTTTGTAGATTAGTTGAAACGGATGCTGTTTTTATAAAAAATATAATGGATGACATTTTAAAAAATAGAAAACGAGAAGCTGAATCTGCTAATAATGGTAATGATTATTTTACTAGATATTTTAGAGAAACAGACTACAACGGATATCTAAGTGAGCCAGTTTTTCGTAGTCAAATGAGATTTAAAGCATGGAGTGTAAACCATTTAGCAGATGAATTAAAACAGCAATGGCTTACAAGACCTTATGTGTTCATGAGAACACACACAAAAAATCCTTATGTAAAACAAAATTTAATTAGTTTAAATTCTGATAGTCTTTATGACTCTGCTATAAATTCCATACGTCCAACTCTTCCAGCATTATTTATTACAGGAACAGGCGAACTTTGCTATGTTGATATGTTTACAGCAAAGGCAAGGAAGAAACTCCCAACACCTGATAATATGATGGGATATTATCAATTATTAAACTTGAATGGTGAAGTTATTACTCCGCAAGAAATTATTTGTAATTACTCTTTTAGAAAACAAACAGCATCTTCAATTTTTGACACTAATTATTTATTTATTTATAATGAAACAGCTACAACTAGAAGATGCTTGGTAACAAATAGTAACTTAGTTCCACTATATGACATAGATTTTTTTGAAAAAGAAATAATAGAGGGTGCCTCAACTTTAACAATAAACCCAAAAATTACAGGCTGTGGACAACTAACATTACCTGATTATTGGTATGATCCATGTTTATTAAATGAGGAACATTCTTTTAATAACTATAGTTATTATGGTGATTTTAAATACATTGGAAAATTATTACCAGAATTTAATGAAGACGCAACAGCATACAACTATGATTTGTTAGAATTCTTAAAAGAAAGAAGAGTACACAACCTAAATAAAGATGCAACAGATGTAGCTGAATTTATAAAGAGTATTATTGATACAGATGCAATGGAAAATACTGAACAAACTGTCTGCCAAGAAACAACTGATGGAACACCACAAAGTAATATTACTGAATATAAATACCCGAAACTTAATAAAATATATTATTATGATAGTGTTACAAAGCAACGAGCGTTTCGTTATGATCCTGCTAGTCAAGAAAATGAACCTTATGTACAAATAGCTTCTATCTGTGGGTTGACTCCTGTAGAGTCTTTAGTAGATTTATCATCTTATGTTTTATATAGTACAAATGATTCATTTTTAACAAGTTATGAAACCTATGCTAATTTTAATGACTCCATAGATGTTGGTCCTATTTGGTTTTTCTGGGGTGTAACGGCTGCAACAGATGCCGGTCCATGGTCTACAAGTTATCCATCTAGTGAGACATTAATACTAACAAATTTACAAGTTCTGTCCACAAGTTCTGCTGGTGATGTAATATCACAATCAAAAGAAAATGATCCTGATACTGGCAATGCCGTATTAACTGATGCTATAATGACATTAAGAGTTACGGTAGAAACACAAAAACTTCAGTATATGCTAAAAAAAGGTATTGTTGTAGAAGAAAATGCAGATGGAGAAAAATATTTTGTAAAATATGATGTAAATATAATAACTGCACCAAGATGTGGATTGTATTCAGGAAACAATGAAGTAGTTGCCAGATTTAAAGTTCAGCGATATACGGGTGTTAATTTTGATACATTAACAGAATCTAGTGTCATTACCCTTTACAATGGTTATGGAGCAAAAACAACGGTATCAAAATATGAAAACACAAAAGACTACTTTAGATTTTTATATTATTTAGATTCATATACAGAAGTTAAAGATGGTAAGTATACTAATAATTATAGAATTTATTCAGAGAATGTGAAAATTTATAGCAGAATTAAAGAAGATATCACAATTAGAAAAACAATTGCACCGGGAACTATCTATGATCGTGGAGATTGGGAATATCCCGGCTATACATGGAAATATGATCCTGATACAAAAACATTTGAAACAAAATCTATCAAAAAAGATTTTGACTACATTAAACCATTGTACTATTATACCAACACACTAACTGAATTAACAAGTACATATAATCAACCAAACATTATTTCAAAGGTTTCCTTTGACCGTTTAGGAATAGCAAGAAAATCTTTTGTGAGTTCCTGCACGAATGTTGGTGAAATGGCATCTAGACAATATGGATTTAATGAATCAGTTAAGGCCGGATTAAATAGTACTGAATTTAAAAAAATTGATAGACTATTCTCTCATGGAATATTACTTAATAATAATGATTTTTATACGTTTAAACAACAACCCTGCCATGCTAGTAGAATTCCTTCAGATAATCCATATGTACCATCAGAGTATGATTTGTATGCTGATCCACAAACCAGCGAGACAAAAGCCTACCCAAGATTAAATAGTTCAATACATAGTGCCACAAAACTCTTTGCTATAGAACAAGAAAAAGCAGACATTACTGATGAAGAAAACAATGAAATATCAAGTAAAAAACTGATAGCTACTGGTTGGGACTTTAGTTTGGAACCACCAAAAAGTTTAATTCATCCAATTCCAACACAATTTACATTAATTGGTCCTTGTTATCATAGTCCTGTACAAGCGGCAGCATTTAAACAATTCACCACAGATATTGGAAGTTCTGGTGGTGGTTATCCTTACTATGGTGGTTCAGTAAGTTTATATACTGATGATCATATGATGATCTATTACATACCAAGTGATCCAATTTTGGATGAAGACATAGTATCCACAATTGGTTCTTCACGAACTCTTGATTTTCATTTCAAAGGAATAGACAGAGGATTACAATTAAGCAACAAAGAACGCTTCATGGTATTAACAGAATCCTCAAATTTTAGTGGTTTTATTGATTTAGTTAACGAAGAAGACCCAAGTAAAGAAATAACATTCCCCGATTCAAGACTATTACGATTTTCAACAAATGCACGATTTGGTTTGTACAGATTGAAAATAAAAGATGATCTTGAAATAACAAAAAATCCGAAAACAGGTGAGGCAGTTTTACGTGTTGATCAATCTCCACTAATTAAAATTTGGCCTAGAACATTACCTATAAAATATCAACAAGATACTGATGGCGTATTTCAAAAAGTATCAGATTGGAAATTAGGATTTTTACCTGCACCAAAGAGCAACTATCATTTACGCTTTTTCCGAAAACAAGAACCAGATGAGTTAATTAATCTGGAAGAGCCATTTGATCCACAATATGGCATAATGACGATTAAAAAAATTGAAAGCACAAAAACAGGTGACAATGATCTATCAGAAGTTTCAATGGAAGTCAGCTTTTGGAACATAGCATATGGCGGAGCACCTTATATACCAAAGAGTCTTAGTAAAAATAAACAAATCGTTGTAGAGTTCAATGGTGTTGGTTCTTATCCTTATTACTGGTATGTTGTAAACACGAATAAAACTGAAACCATTGCTCTATTGTTACCTTATGTAGAAGATGGCAAAGTTAACAAGAAAAAGAAAAAACTGGTCACACTTGGAACTGCTGGAAAATTTAAACTTTGTGTAACTGACGGTGCGGGAATATTTTATGCTTCTTCGGAAATAGAAATAAAATAATCCTTGACATAACCCTTTGAGGCTTTATAATACCCATAGGGAGAAAGTGTATAGATGATATACCAGTATAAAAAATTTCTACGCTTTGTAGATATTTCTCGTGCGCTATTTCATAAGCCAGAGGGTCGTTTCAAACATTTTACTTTTATTATAAAAGGCACCAAAATCGTATCAATTGGGTTTAATAATGTTTACAAAGAAGCTGTAAAAATTGGTGGTAGATATTACACATATCCTTATGGTGGTGCACATTCTGAAGCTGATGCCGTGGCAAATTTGGCTGATTTAAACATGATGCGTCGATATACGGTTGTTAACGTGCGATTAGACCACTCTAAAATGTTACAAAATTCAAAACCATGCTCTGTTTGCCAAGGATACCTGCGCCTTTTTGGTTTTCGTGCCATTTATTATTCAATGCCTGATGGGTTTCATCAACTATATTGAGATTATATCATAGTAGAAGGACTCATAGGAGATAAGAATTTGGACGGTGAAATTAATATAGCCCAAAAAGTAGAAAAAACACAAGTTTGCCGTGTTTGTGGTGAAATAAAATCTTGTGATGAAATGTATCATTGGCCTTGTAAACATGGTGGAAAATTAAATAGAAATATTGGTACATGTAAAATTTGTCAAAAGAAAAAAAGAAGAAATTATTATAATAATAACAAAGAACAGATAATTAGCTATAATCATCAAAGATATAAAGATCAAAAAGAAGAAATACTAGAAAAACAAAAAGAATATAATAATAAACACAAAGAACAAATAAATAAAAAAAAATAAAATTTATCGTGATAACAACAAAGATAAAAAAGCTTTAATGAATAAAAAATATCGTGAAGCCAATAAAGAAAAAATTAAAGTAATAAAAAGAAAAGAATATCAAAGAAATAAAGCAAAATACATACAAAAATCAAGATTACACCACTATAATCTTAAAAAAGAAGTTCTAAATCATTATGGACATAAATGTGTTTTTTGTGGAAACACTTACTATGAGCACTTAACAATAGATCACATATTAAATGATGGTGCAAAGCATCGAAAACAAATGACTAAAAATTTATATTCAGTAGTAAAAGAACAAGGTTTTCCTTCAAAGTATCAACTATTATGTTGGAATTGTAATTGTACAAAAAATAGAAATTTTAATAGCAATAATTCCAAAATAAGATTTAAATTGATTGAATTATTAGGTAATAAGTGTACTTGCTGTGGTGAAACAAAAAAAGAATTTTTATGTATTGATCATATTAATGGTGGTGGAACAAAAATTTATAGAAAATTAGGTTCGTATCAAGTTTATAAAGATTTATTATCTCGTGGTGCTCCGAAAAATGAGGTACGTGTTCTTTGTTATAATTGTAATAGTGCTAAAGGTCTTCATGGTTATTGTCCACACAAGACCCTTCAAGAAGATAAAGAAAAAGGATAAAAAATGAAAAATGCTGAATTAGTTGTTAAAAAACCATCAATATTATTTTTTGATATTGAGACATCAAATCTCCGCGCAAATGTGGGGAGGGTATTATGTATCAGTTATGCAATTAACGATGGAAAAATACAAACTTTATCTTTAACTGATAATATGAAGAAATTTAAAACTGATCCAACAAATGATAAACAATTAATTGAGCGTTTTTATGAAATTGTATGTAATGTAGATATAATTGTGGGTTGGTATTCTAGGCGTTACGATTATAAATTCTTAAATACCAGATGTTTAGCCTATGGATTGCCTCCTATGCCAACAACCATATCTCACATAGATTTGTGGGAACATTGTAGAGCAAATTTTGCTTTAACAAGTAATCGTCTTCAAACTTTCCAAGAATTTACACACCTAAATGATAGTAAAACACGCTTAGATTTTGATGTTTGGGTTCGTGCTGCTGCTGGACATATTCCAAGTTTACGTTACATTGAAAAACATTGTTATCAAGATATTGCAGTTTTACGCCAAGCATATAAGAAAATGTTGCCTTTTATTAAAAATCATCCAACAATGAAAACCATTATTAATGGACCAAAACCAATTTGTGCTAATTGTGGCTCTGAAAATGTACACCGTAGGGGCAATTACATAACTATAGCAAACCATTTTTATCGTTTTCAATGTCAAAATTGTGGATCGTGGTTTAAGGGCTCAAAAGTTAAAGAATAATTATAATGACACTTATTGTAGTAGATGGTAATAATCTTCTACATAGAATGATGAACGTTCCTGAGTTTGGCCTGATGCACTATAATAATGTGCCTACTGGTGGCATGTTTGGCACGTTAAATGCCCTAAAAAACATAGTTCAAAGTGTTCCCCAACAACAAGTTAAAGTCATCGTTGTTTGGGATGGTAAACGTAGTCAAAGACGTTTATCTGTATTTCCTGAATACAAGCAAAATCGTAACAAACTTCACGATGAAGATTTTGCTGAATACATGGTTCGTTTCAATGTTCAACAGAAAATTCTACGAGAACAGTTATTACCTGCACTCGGTATTTGTTCCATAACAAATATTGATCGTGAAGGTGATGATATGGTTTTTCTAATTTGTAGCCTCTACAGACAAGACAATAATATCTTTGTAATATCTGAGGACAAAGATTTATTGCAATTAATAGCACATTTTCCAACTGTTACAGTCTACCGTCCAATTGCCAAACAAACTGTAAATGCCAGAAATTTTGAAGATCAATTTTTTGTAAAACCTAATCAATATCTAATTTACAAGGCTTTAAAGGGAGATAAATCTGATAACATTCCCGGTATCCCCTTGATTGGTCCCAAAACAGCCGAACGAGTATTAAAAGAATCGCAACCACGCGACTTTAATGAGTTTTTCGTATGGGTTAAGGCCCAATATGAAAAAGAGGTCTTAAAACACAAGGAAACGCGAATTGCGGGGATTTATAAAAATTGGGGTATCTTCAGCCGTAATTTAGAGCTAGTTGATTTGTCACGTGAAGAATTCACTAACCATGAACAAGTTGAAATTTCTAAGGCAATAGATGCACACAAAGTGCAATATTATGAAGATTATTTTATGCAACTTTGCCAAACATACGGATTTGAGCAATTTATTCGTGAAAAAGAAATTTGGAAGATTGTTTTTAATGTTCAATAATATTATTATGTTTTATTTTGCAACACAGGTAAACGTTCTAAGGGGTAAAGTTAATATATAAATCCTTTTGTTACAGAATTAACAGGTAACAGGTAACAAATGTATAGGTCTAGACAGTCTAATATCTAATTGAACGTTTACCTCACATGGTGCATGTGACACTACATATGGTATGGGAAAATTGAACACAGAAATTTCTTGACAAACTGACTTTCAACAGTACAATGACAGAAGGAGATTTGTAATGAATTTTACGTTGACACGAATTTCGCCTATGGGATATAAGGTGACTAAGGGATCAATTGAAGCATTTGTCAGTTATGATTCAGCTACGGATACAGTTAAAGTGTTATCTGGTAAGTTATTTGAGAGTGAGTTAGCTACGGTCAAGGACGAAATTAAGCGAAGAATCAGATTGGGATTTTAAAATGAATGGGCAAAAGAACGTGATGTAGCTCCAAATGGAACTTGTGATTATTTTGAAAAAGGAGAACAAGAATGAGTTATGAAACTACAGACTTTTCGTTTCGACTTAGGACTCTTTTTGAACAGCTACGCCTTGATGGAAAAAGCCGTGGTGGTGATATTCGATTAAGTTTAGAACAGCAAGAAGCAATTATTAAAGAGATTCAAAAAATTGAAGAGTCTCGTGATTATTATTGGGAAGAGAGTATGGGAGAGGATATTTAAATTTATTATGCTTGAAGAGCAAAGTAAGAATCCATTCTTTACTGATTTGGATTATCAAGATTATTGTTTAAATGTTTTCAAGGATGAATACTCTTCTTGGAGCAATCTATCTATTTTGAGCAGAGAAGGTAATTGGTATACTTTTAAGAAGTTTAAGTATAGTATTCAGTCTGCACTTAGTAATTACATGAGTCGGTGTGAAGTTTTTGCCGCTTCTCCCGCTAGTTGTGGAACTACGCACATGGCGTGGTTCGATCTTGATTCACATTGTGATGATGTTGATAAACAAAAAGAAGCACTGCATATTACAAAGATGATTTATCAGTACCTTACTCTTAATAACGTTTACCCAGAATTTGTCCAGTCTTCAACTGTTGGCAATTATCATTTGAGAATTCGTTTTGCAGAAGCACAGAGTAATGATTTTCTAACAGTCATTCAGAAAGGTATTTTGAGAGTATTGGAATTACCACGAAGCATTGAGTTTGGTCCTAAGAATCGTAGGCAGATACGACCTTGGTTTGTGGGCAATCATTTTAAGCCAGCAGGTAGAATTTTGCATAAAGGTGAACTTTGTAAGAATATTAAGTGTCTGTCTCATTTATTTAAAGTTGGTGATGAAATTAAAAATGAACATTTTTGTGAAAATGAGAGTGATTTTAAGATTGACAAGTACATACCCGATGGTTTATATTTGAAACGCAATTGTGCATTAATGCACCTTGTAGAAGATTGTGTTCGGTTTGGTTATTCCAAAGAACGAATTTTGGATCATGCCAAAGAGATTTATGCACGTGGTGTGGTGAAAGATTCTTTGGACAAGCATCTGTTAAGTTTTGAAGCAATGTATAATTATTATCATAGTCGATTTGGTTTTTGGGACACGTTTTGGAAAGTATATCCCAAAGGCAAGACTGTTGTAGAATTGTTAAATGACATGAGAAAGTATGCAAAGCAACACAACCTGACAGATTTTCCTTTGTCTGCTCGTGTTGTGGCTAAATATCAAGGAGTTTCAGTTAGAACTGCTTGGAAGCGATTAAAGGCATTAGAAACATATAATACTAATTGGACACAATTAGGTTCTTTGCCTTGTACTTCTGCTACTATTACCGCTTCATTGCCAACTGCTGTATCTAACATTACTTTAAGTTTTGAACCACTTGTGGCAAAACGTGGAAATCGTTTTAGATCAACGAGATATAATGTTTTTTGATTTTTTCACTTGACAAACTGAGTTGAATCATTACAATATACTATGGGTAAGTATAGACCAAAGGAGAGTCAAATGTCAGATCAGGTAGAAGAAAAGAAGGAAGAGGCTGTTGTAAATACTGTTGACTTCATTACTAATGAAGCAGATACAACGTTTAAGACTTTGGAAGAGTGTTCCGAATTCTTAGCTTCACAGCAACGTCAGACGCATCTTGTTGATAGGTCACAGTTTACAGACATTAAGTTAGGTAAGTCAAAGGAAAATAAAGTAACTATTGATTTTGGTCAAGGTGAAATTCCTTTGAATCGTACAGGGTTCAGCCGTATTTGTAAAATTACTAAGAGTCCTGAAAATTACTTAGCATCGTTACCACTTGAAAACATTCGTAAGGATGTTGTGGCACGATTGCTGAATGACTCTAAAGTTAAACAGTTGAACTTTATTATCAAGAATGGACAGGTTACAGGTGTTGCTACAAAAGAGAATACTTTAAGTTCTCAAGAGTTTTTAAATCATGCATTTCAGACCAACCACAAGATTTTCAGAGGCATCGGTGTAGCTAATGAACGTCTTGTAGTTGACTTTACTACAAATGATGAACATTCACCACTTCCGAATGACGTGTTTGGATTTGGTGTTTCATGCATCCATGATGATTCCTCTGGTAATTTCCCAACTCTTTCACCTTATTCCTATCGTCTTGTTTGTGCCAATGGTGCTGTCCACATGAAGACATTGGGCAGTATTCGATTTGGTGCACGAATGAGTGCTGATAAGGTTTTTGAGGTTATGCAGCAACGATTCGTGGAATTACCAAATCAACTTTCAACCAAATACCATGATGTTCTCCAAACGATGAATACAACTGTTATTTCTCCTGAAGAAAAGCAGTTTATTCGATCGTTCCTTGAAGATGAATTTTCATGGTCCGATAGTATTGATGGTTCAACTCAATTTGATGAGGCAATTACAAATAAGGAGAGTGCTAATTATTATGATTTATTGAATGTTATTACCAGTTATGCAAACCAGTTAGACATTCGTACTCGTCGTGAAATTCAAATGTTGGCAGGACGTATGTTTGATTATTTTGACCATAGTTCCAGTGAGTTATTTAAAGGCTATTCAGAATTTAAGCGAATGAAGACGTTAGAGTTGGCATCGAAGTAATTTAATAGAAAGAGGAATCAGGTTATGGCAGAGAATGAGTTGGTTGTGGTTGTGGCAGATGTTCAGAATCTTTATCATGCAGCAAAGACATTCGGGGGAGGGAAAAAAGTAAATTATAAGCTGTTGATGCAAAAGATTTTGAATGGTCGTAAAGGTGGTATTTGTAAGGCGTATGCAGCACACAAGGATTATAAAGATTCCAAACGTTTTTATAATTCTTTACGTGCAGCAGGCTTTGAAGTCGTTAGTAAGCGGATTATTACAAAGGTAGAGAATGGACGAAAACGACTCGTGCCACGCTATTTTGAAGTTGAACTTGCTACTGATGTTATGGATGCTGCTATTAGTGATGAAAATGTAAAGACTGTTGTTCTTTGTACGGGTAACGGTTCTTACTCTTATCTCCTTGAACGTCTTAAGGAGTTAGGAGTTAACGTAGAGGTTTGGTGTTTTGATAAAGCAACAGCAGAAAGTCTGAAAGAACGAAGTACGTTCCATGAAATTCCTGCTGAATGTTTAATGTCTGCACAAGAAGCAGAAAAGGTTGAAGAAAATGCCAGTTCCACAGGCACCTAGTGAAAAAGGTAATAATATCAATAATCAGGTAGACCGGCTTAAAAAGTCCGTTCTACCTGATGGTATTTCTACTGATTTTAAGAAGGGTTTTATTTCTATTGCTGTTGATTTTCCAAGTCAAGAGCAGTTACAGAAGACTTTACAAGTGACCAAATATGATCAGTTAATGCAGATTATCGTCCAGTTCCTATCAGAAATGATCTTTTCAATGGCACCACAGGATATTGATGTTACTGGTCAAACGGGGTTTGATCCTAAAAAACCTATTCTTTTGAAAAAGGTATCATTTCCAGTTATTCCGTATGATGGGGTTGAAAGTGGCAAAGCACTGAAAATCAATGCTTGGTTTGCACAAGGAGTTTAACATGGAAAAATTTTGGATGTGGTTAGCATGGAAATTACCAAAACCTTTAGTATATTGGTGCGTTGCTCGTGCTGGTGCTTATGCTACTCAAGGTAAGTGGGGAAATACTGAAGTACCAAAACTTACTGTCATAGACACATTAGAACGTTGGAGTCAAAAATAATGGACGCATTAACAGTTTTGAGTTTCTGTTGCACTAATGGTTTGGTTTGTTCGTTGGATTATTCTGGTGGAACGTTGGGTAGACGATATGTTTATCCATATTCATTAAAAGCTGCAAAGAATGGTAATCTTATTTTAACTGCACATTGTTTTCCTGATGGTAAGGAAGAACGATTTAAATATGATCTAGTAACAGAAGTTACACCTGAACCAATTCTTTCTACTGAGCAGGGTCATACACCAAATGAGACGTGGTTGTTTAATTACCCTGTTCCATCACTGTATAATTCAGCATTGTTGCGTCAGGTAAGGATTTATGGTCCTGACAATCAAACAGTATTGTCATTGAAGCCTTGGGATCAATCATCAACAGATGAACGTGCTGCTGAGATTCGTAGATTCTTAGTTGGAGGTTAATATGTTATTAAAATTAGGAAAATATTTAATTGATCCACAGAAAGTTATTTTTGTAAGAAAAGTTGTAGAAAATGATAGTAGTATTTTTTTACGTGTTTATTTAACTAATCAGGATGTGGTTGATATTTATGCAAAAGATGAAAAAGAATTAGATGAATTTTTTGATGCAATTTGGAATGCCTCTTTATTTGTGGTTACTACTTGTAAATGCAAGTCAGAAGGAGAGTAAAAATGGCTAGAGTTTACCAAACACGTAATGGTGAGTTTTTTGATTTGTCAATAGATCAACTGAAAGAAGAGTTGGCTGTTGTTTCCAAGGAGTTGTCTGCTATTAAGAAAGAACAGAAGACAAATAAGACAGAGGAAAATGAAGCAAAGCGTAAAGAGTTGAATAACAAGCGTATTCGCATTTATGCTCGTATGCGAAAGCTGGATTACAAGGCTTCTGAATTCCGTGGTGGCAAGAATCCTGCCAAGGTTGAACCCATTGTGTCTCCTGAGACTCAGGCTAAGTTGGATGAAATTGCCAAGCAGAAAGAAGCAGAAGATGCAAAAACCAAGCAGGAAATTACTGCTGACCATGCATTAGAACCTGAGAAGCGTACTTCTCAGCTTGAAGAGAAAAAAGATGAACAGCCAGTAGTTCAGTCAGTTGGTACTACAGGTACTTTAATTGTTTCAAATAAAAATTCGGATCAAAATGCAAACAAGAGAATTATACTAAGTTTAAAACAGTAATGAAAATAGCAATTGTTAGCACATGGAATGAGTGTTGTGGCATTGCAGAATACACTAAGGATTTAGTGTATGGTCTGCGAGAGAAAGGCCACAGTGTTCATGTATTTGCTAATTTTCCAAAATTAAAAGCTGAACCAGATGAAGAATTTGTAACAAGGTGCTTTCATGTACCTTATTTAGATAATATACATGAAACAGATATTTCATTTGTTGAACAGTTATTACAATATGATATTGTACATTTCCAGTTTGAAACCAGTTTATATCATCCAGCTTGGTTTCCAAATTTGGTGAAGGAACTTTTTGGCAAAGTTCCAATTGTATTCACAATGCATTCATCTGGAATCTGGCCTAATTTTGATCAGGGATTTGTTTCACGATATATAACTCATGAGCCTATGCCTTGGTATTCAAATTCTGCTGTAATTCCAATGGGTATAAAGTTTTATGATAATACTACTGTTGGAAATCCTAAGTATATAGTTAGCTTTGGCTTAGGACGTAATAATGATGATTTTGTTAGAAAAGCTATAACTGGCACAGAAATAGAGTTTTATACCACGTATGGTCACCACAAATGGCTGAGTAAACAAGACCTTGTGAAGGAAATACAAAGAGCATTTTCCGTTAGTTTGATTTACCCACCTGTTGGAGCATCTGTTAGTTCTTCTGCTGCAAATCTTGCATTAGGTTGTCATCGCGTTCTTTTCTGTTCTCCTACCAATTGGTTTAAACATGTAAACCATTATCCGGCTGTGTATTCTGTTGATACAACAGAACGAATGAAAGAAATTATTACAGATATTGCAGAATCAAATGATTATCAATCAGATTTATTACACGAAATTGCTTCTCGTAAGGATTATATCTGTAATGAGGGACGGGATTACGATACTTTCGTTAACCGTCATATTACAGTTTATAAAAATTTGTTGTAATTTCTCTCAGAGTTAATGATTATAGATATTAGAGGATGGTTGTAATTTCTCTTGGAGTCCAATTCAATGAGAGCATATTGTGGTGATGGTTACAAGCAGAATCCAGAAGGAAAGCTTTTGGGCCGATATGCTGCTGCTATGAAACGTGATGCTGAAAATGATGTTTTAGATCGTGCAGAGTTTAATCGTCAGTATAAAGAAGGCAAAGTTTTCATGCGGTTAGCTTCTAAATATATGAATTTGCAAAAATGTGGTCAAGATTTGTATTTAGAAGCTGATAAAAAGGTGGTATGGAGTTTTGCAGATGGTGCTATTATGAGAAAACCAGAAGATTTAGATTGGGTAGATGAATACCTAGCGAAACAAGAGGAATAATAAGATGCGTTTGGTTACTTCCAAATCTCGTGTTGATGCATTTAGTCTCATTACTGGACAAGAGCCTGAAGCTGCACCAGCAGAAAAGAGCTATGCAGAGAAGCTAGAAGAAGAGACTGAGCATTATACCTCTCTTCGCAAAGCTTCACAGGAACAGTATCAGAACATTCCTACAGGTGAACGTGAAGTTCACAAAGAGGAATATTCTGACCAAGATCATGTTATTAAAGAAGCCTCCAAAGTTCTGAAAGACAATCTTGATAAGATGATTGGCAAGGGTGGATATACGATTGCTCTTGATGAATTCCATCGAACAGCAGCACATAATTCTCCTGCCGATGATCAGGCAATTACTGATAAATCATTGCTGGTTTTTGCCGTTAATTTCATGGTCGCAGGGACCAATGAACGGAAAACAGCAAAATTTGTAGTAGAGCATGATGAAGATTCAGCATTGTCTTCAGAACGATTAAAACTTGGTTCAGTGTTCTATGATAAGTACGATAATGAATACAAACTTTCAGCTAAAGCGGTTGAGAATTTCTTAGCAGGAGATAATGAACAGATGAAGAATAGCGTTGAACAACCCATTGCATACTTTAATGCCGAAGTCGATGGTTACGAAGCCGTAGATGCACCAGCAGGTTCCCATGTGGTTGCTGCTCGTCTTCGGGAAGCCGGTTTTGATGTGACAGAAGAGTATGTAGATGCGACGAATGACCCTAAACGGTTTGGCCGTCTTTGTTACATGGTAGACGTACCTCTTGATAAGATGGATGCATTTAAGAAGGTTTGTGCCATGAGTAATGATGAGTGGTTCAATCGTGGTAAAGATGCAAATTCTGCTTCACCCGCTTCTCCTGATTTGTCAGGTGATAAATGGTTTGATCGTAGTAAAGATCAGGGAAACAGTGATGGGCGTGATTTGAACGATAACAAGACATGGTTTGATCGTTCTTTGAACGTCAATGAAGCTAAGAATCCTTATGGAAGTGAGAAGGCACAGTTAGCTTCAGATGCCATGAAGAAAGATGCATCTAAAGCTAAGAACGACGTTGCAAAGGCTATTGCAGACTTAAAAGACCTTTGCAAGTAGTTCTTATAAACTGCATTAGTTGAATTTAATACAGGGTGTCAAGAGCACCCTGTATTTCTATTCCAAGGAGAGTTTTTCATGTCATGGTTGCAGAAATTAGCAGTTTTATTAAAAATTTCAGATCGAAGTGGTCAAGACCCTAACAGGATTTATAATAGCAAAGAACCTAAACAAGACTATTCTCTAACTGAAAAAGATCCAAAAATTCTTAAAGATACTGTTGAGGATACTATTGTCTCTTCTGAACCAAGAAGTGACAAAATGTTAAATAGTGAGTCTCACGATGACACTAATGATGAAATTCTCAAGATGTTTTGGAATGAAGACCAGCAAGAGCATTTGTTCAATGAGCCTCTTGACAAGGTAAACGTTATTACAGATACGAATACGGTTAATCCTATAAATAAGCCACCTACCTATGACTTAGTGGGGTCTTCACAAGAAAACGAAGAAGATAGAAAATTTAACTTGATTTCCAAGAAGGTTGATTGTATAATAACATTAGAAGAACTAGAGAAGGAAAATCCTACTCTGGCTGAATACTTGTCTAGTTTTGGAGTTAAGACATTAGACAAGACAGTAGTAGCTTCTACATACCATAAACTTTGTGTGGAAGCGGCTAGACAAGAAAAACCACTTTCAGAGGTTTTGAAACGTGTTTAAAGTTATTGCCAATGAAGTGTTAGGAGAAGGGACTGTAATATTTTATCAAAATCCTGTTACAAACGATATCGTTTACAATATTGATGGTGTAGACAATCAGAAATTGGTTAGTTGGCACGGAATTCGTGAGGGTGTGGTAGGGTTTCCAACTTGTATTAATCACATGGATTTATGGCTGAACAGTGTTTACCATCGAAATGAGTTGGAAGGATTAGCTAAATTTAAAGACGAAAGTGACGATGCTTGGGATTATAAAGAGAGGGAGATTCTAGCAAAATTTGCTACGTGGCAACGTGTAGCAATTTTTGGTAGAATTTCTGCTGACGGTGGTGTGTTACAATTTATTAATACTACTGGTAATATGGATAAGTCTAAAGAGATTATTGAACATATGTTAAATAAGGGGTTGGTGGAAGAAGCAACTCATTTGTTTATTAATAATACTGATTTTGATACTGTGGGTAAATTTTTGTTGGTTAGTGCGCAATGTGCGCTTTTTGCGAGAGAACAAGAAAAGTTAGAAGGAGAAAGACCAGTGTTGACATCAAAACTGTTGATTGAAGCTCAAATGGAAGACGAGAAACAAGGTAAGCAGCAGCATACAGATGAACTTTTAAGTGTTCTTGAGCCATGGAGAGCATTAAAAGCTAAATTGAATGATCCCAATCTATCTGATGAACAGAAGGATGAAATTAAGCAGCAGATGAAGGAAGTTTCTGCTCCTGTAATGAATTGGCTTTACGATGACTATTATCCATTAATTGTTCGTGAGGTTGCAAAATATACTAAAAATTACAAAACACGTGAAGATGAATCTCCAATTGATTATTTTGCTCCTGCTGTTCTCACTGGCCTTACTAAGAGTTTTTTAAATAACTTTGATCCTTCCAGAGCAACAATTTCTACTTTCGTTGGTTCACAGGCTGGTGGTTTGGCTAAAAATATGTTAAATAAACAGCGCAGTCAAGATAAACAATATATGACCGTTGGGCCAGCTTTTGCTGACGATGACGGTGGTGCTGAAGCTGGTTCTGCTGGCGATGTGGCTGGTAGCAATGACCCTGTTGCGAATGTTACTGAGCCAATGTTTGGCGAAGGTCCACGTGAATCTTCCCCTTTGGAAAATGTGTTAGGTCCAGTAATTAAGCAAATTGAACCTGTTCTTGCACCAGATGAATTAGATATTGTTAAGAAATATTTTTACGATAATATGACTTTAGACCAGATTGGTAAAGAGCGTAATGTAACGCGAGAACGAATTCGTCAGATTATTCAGGGTATTATTCAAAAGTTACAAATTCCTGAAATAAAGCAACGTCTTGGTTTGGCTAAGAAGAAATTATTCTTGAGTATTAAGTAATGACAAAATCATTACGAGATTTAAGAGCAAAGTTGTTAACTATTAATTTGTTGTCACGGCAGATGATGGGCAGAGTTGATGAATTAAGTTATTATACTGATTTTTTTGATAAGGATGACAAGGATACAGAAAGTATTATTGAATATTTATATAAATATCTTGAGGATGATTATGAGAAATTAAAGATGGTATGTTCGGATACGAAATTGCCGGAAAAGGATGCAGTGAAGAATGACACCTAATGTTAGTTTATCTCCCATAGGTGATCTTGCTTGGGTTTTCCTTGATGGGCAGTTTATTTTCACTCGTGAGGTTGGTGCAAATTATAAAACAGCGTTGAAGACTCTTTCTGGCAGTGAGTTGTCTCTTGCCGTTCCTTATGGTATTTTCTCAACTGGTAAGAATCTATTAATTGTTGATTTTGAGGATGAATATCTTTATAGACCTTATTCCACGGCTCTTAAGGGTTTAAGAGACTTGGAATATATTGATAGTGATACTATGATTAGATTTCATAGGTTTGAGCGAAAGGCTAGTTTGGTTTTTAAAGAAATTATAAGTTTTGAGAAACGAGAAGTACTTAATGGTCTTGAGAGAGATTTGGAGTTTAATTTTGGGTCTTGGGGTAAGTAATGAAATTTTCCAAGGCATACTTAAATGAAAATATTGAAAAGGAAAGTATTTTTAATAGAAACATTTCTGATCTTTACGTGGTTGCTTTTAAACTATTAGAAGCAATTGATTCTGCCATTGATCCCGTTGAGGCATATCGTTTTATTTCTCAAAATGTAAATTCTGGTAATGTTGATATGAATGCTGTTTTTACTCCACAGCATTTAAGAGCATTTGAACAGATAAAAGAAAAACATGCTTTTGGATTACCAATTTCTAATATCATTAATACTGATAATACAATTCAGACTCAGATTTTATCTGCTTACAATCGTTTGAAACGGTACATGGAAGTACAGTCAGACGAACGAAGTCAACCAACAAATGAGGTTAGTAAGAAATTTGACTATGATGGTATGAAGGATGTTTTTACATCTTTGCATACTATGTTGAGTCAATATTTAGAAGCACTGGAATTGATGAAACAGCAGTTTGATGTTTTGTTTCCTCATATTCCCGTTAGTCGATCAGCAGATGAATTAAAAACAGATGTTGAAAAGATTTATAATTATTTAAAGCATGAATTAAGCGTTACAAATGAAAGTTTGAAAAAGGGTACAGAAGGTATTTTGGATTTTCAGGTTGATGAAAAAGCCAATACATCTGCTGCTGAACCTGCTGTAAATCCTCCTGATTGGCCTAGAAAATTGAAACGTTCTGCTGATGCCAAGACACTAATGTTCCATTTGTTGCAAAATTGGTATGATAAGACCAATAAATTCCAAGAAGGAATAGATAATCTTTGGAAGCATTATTTCTTTGAAGCAAAAGATAAGAAGGATTTAAGTCGTCAGATTGTTCAGAATTTATCTAAGTCTAAAGATAGCAAAGATAAACGAAATCTTTGGGAACAGTTCTCTAATCGTCTTAATGAGATAACTGAAAGCTTTAGTCAGGGCAAGACTCCATATTCAGGTAAGAATAAACCTTTTGACACAGAGTTGCTAGCTGATGTTCATAGAATTCTTAAATGGAATATGGTAAAGATCATTGGTGATATTAATATTGCAAAATCTGATTTACATCGGTTAACAGATCAAAATACTAATCCATTGACACGGCAGACACCAAAAGAAAAAGAACAAGCCCCATTAGATGTTTACCGTGTACCTTTCCAATCATTCTATAAGCAATTTACTGATAAAATGCGTAAGGTGGATGAATATTTATCTAACTCAATGGAAAAGATTCAGGAACTTATTTCACAAGTTCCTAATACTAATTTTAATAACTTTTTAGATATTATGAAAAAGGTGGATGAAATTGTTGGTACTGGTTACCAAGATATAATGACTATTAAATTTAAATATTCTCCTAGAACTGCACAGGAAGTAGATCAAAGTCAAGTTGCTATGCAGCAACTAGTTCAATATGTACAGAATTTTAAAACTAATTATGCAAAGATTGAGAAGTTCCTACATCAAGCACATAGTGAGTTGGATAGAATTTCATTACGAACTGATTTATCTCCTGAAGATAGTGAGCAGGCCAAAGAGATTATGGTTGTATTTCAAGATATGTTAAATGCATTACGTGAACAGAGAATGCTTTTAGATAAATTTATAAAAGATACTGAAGAGGCTGGAAAAACTACAACTCAGAAGGTTGAAGAGTTTATTACCAAAAATCCTGAAGGAACTCCTAAAGAGCAGGGTAATAAATTATATAATTGGTTTATGTCAGGTGGTGGGGTTGGTGGTGGAGGTCCAGTATAATGCCATATACAACAGTCGCTAAAGTTGCAGAATATGCTCGTAATTTGGAAGTTAAATATGGGCAAATGTCTGTTATAACTCCTGCTGATGTACAGATTTATGTTGATGATGCTGATACTTATATTGATGCACGATTAAATCATGCTTATTATACACCACTACAACAGATTGTCAGGAATGGAGTTACGAAATATCCAGACCCAATTCCATTAATTGCTACAAAAGTTGCTGCTGCAATGGCAGTAAGGTCTATTTACTCTAGAATTGATCCTCAAGTGTCTACGAGTGCTGAACAGCATCTAAACGATGCTCTACGTGAATTAAATAGGTTTACAGAAGGTACGTACCAAGGCACTAATAGGCTTGATGGTCAAATTCTAAAGGCTAGAAACTCTTTTATAAATCCTCAAGTTGCCCCACTTGATCCTCCAAATAAGCAAGCTGGTGTGTAATAATTCAATATTTATCTTGCCCATTCTCGGATTATATTACTATGAGAGAGTCTTTGTGGAGCAAGATAAATGCCAGCAAATGTTACAATAGCCCCTGCGCAACAGCAACAGATATTACAACAGCCTCAAACACCAACGCAAGATATTACACCGTCGATTGACATAGATTTGCCTGCCTATGAAGTTGTAGAATCTTTTCTTCAGTGGTTAAACACTTATGATGATGGTCAATTTTCAAATGTTACAAGTCTAACAAATGATATTTATAATGAAATTGGTCGTGCCAGTACTTCTACCGAATTGTCAAATTTAATAGCAAAATATCAATATAATTTGAGGTATATGGGTAAACGTTTAAAGACGGCGTTTCCAAAAGTTTTTATGATGGTTGATCGTGCCTTGAATAAGGTATTAGGACAAATTGAAGCTATGCAAGAACAGGCTGGTGGTATAATTCCTATTAAACGTAGTGCTAAACGTAAAACTGCACAAACATTAAGTGGTGAATATAAACCACAAAGCCAAGCTCCCGGTACGACTTCTGTAAGTCCCCCTGATACCGTTGTGGAAAATCCTGTTGAAGATGTTAACAAGAATTTAGAGGTTGGAGATAATGTATTTCCTGAAGTTGCACAGGAAATGAATCAGGATGAGACATATAAGAATCGTGCAAAAACATATCTTACAAAAGGTCTGGATAATCTACTTAAGGTCCAAGATAAACCCGGTGGGCTACGGCAGTTAACAGAACAGTTAATGTGTATTGTTCGTAAGCTAGACAAACGTTACACTAGGCCAAAGGAATAACCAGTGGCTAATCAAAATCGTAAGGCAACTCCGCAAGAGGCTGTGAGACAAGCAGTGATTGCATCCAACGGCAACAGAACACCAGAACAAATGAATCAGAAAAGTACAAATAATAGTACTCTTATTTTAGGTGATAATATTAGTAAAGAATGGAGTAATATTGTTAAAGCTAAGAAAGTAAATATTCAAACCAAAGATCCATTACTTGAACGATTGAATCGTCAAGTTGGAACTTCTTCCGTCGTTGTTACTCGTGATCCGATTACAGGTGCGGGTAGATCATCCGGTAAATCAGGCATGGCACGTTCTGCTGTATCAGTAGACCGTGTTTATGATGTTCCATTTAGCCCATTCCGTAATAGGTTTGCTGTTGAACAGCCGATGAATCGTATTGAAATGCTTCAACGCTTTCGATACTATTTCCGATATGAGCCTCTTGTTCGTGCCTCAATGGAATTGCACACTGAATTCCCATTGTCAACATTTGAATTAAAGCATCAAGACCCCATATTGAAAAGTGAATTTATGGACATGTGTGAGGACATTAATTTATTTGAATTCTTGCTAGATATGGTATTAGAGTATTGGTTAATTGGCGGTTGTGCAGTGTTTGGTATTTTTGACGACCCTAAACAACCTTGTTTGTGGAAGAAGTTTGTGTTGTTAAATCCTCTTTACGTGGAAATTGAAAATTGTCCATTTACGGACGGTCGTTCAGAAGATCAGATGAAGTTACGGTTCGATGAACGTACTCGTGGTATTGTTGCCAATGGTCCACGTGATCCTAATACTGGTAAATTATATAATAGACTTCCAGCAGATATTATTGAGAGTATTAAGAATGGTGATGGAACTATGCCATTGAATAATATTCAGGCATCCTATTTCAAACGAAAAGGTAATTATTTTTCTCCATATGGTGAGTCTTTATTATTCTGTGTTTCTCATTTACTTGCATATCGTGATAAATTACGTGATTCATTGTATTATACTTGTGATAGACATGCAACTCCTAGAGAAGTATGGAAGTTAGGTACGGATGCTCTTCCAGCGAGTGAAGAAGAAATAACAGCATTCCAATCGTTGTTAAGTCAAACTTATCTTGATCCAAACCAAGCTATTATCTGGAACCATGCATTGACACATGAGTTGATTGGTGCTGCTGATAAGATGCTTCCAGTGTCTCAGGAAATTACAAAAGTTGAAGAAGAAATGCTTATTGGTTTGATGTTGAATAAGGGTTTCCTTGATTCAGCATATGGTGCATATGCCAATATGTCAGTTGCATTAGATGTTTTAATTTCTAGATATTTAACTTTACGTACACGAATTGAGCGTTGGATGAAGGATAATGTATTTGCTCCTATTTGTCGTATTCATAATATCTACAAGCCAACTCAGGCAGAATTGTCTCACAGAATTCGTATTAAACATTCTAACAAGCGTCCTTGGGTGCCTGAAATTGCGTGGTCTAAGAATGAACTTCGTGATACTAATCAGAAGATTCAGTTGCTCATGCAGTTCCGTGAGAAACTTGGCAAACCGGGATTCCCACGTGACAGGCTCTATGAAATGGTTGGTGAGAACCCTGAAGTTATTCGTTCTCTTTGCCGCAAGGAACAGGCAGAACTTAAGAACGAGACACCTATGGGTGCCGCCCCTGTTCAAATGGGTGGTCCCGGTCTTGATCTTGGTGGTGGCATGGGCGGTGGTGGAGCACCACCATTAGGTACTGATCTTGGAATTGATATGAATACTGGTTTAGGTGGTGGTCCAGAGGTTGGTGCTCCTGCTGGTGGTGGTCCAATGTCAGTTGATGTCAATCAGTCTGTTGCACCACCTGAATCTGCGAATGCTGGTGCAGGGAATACTGGTAATATTGGAGTATAGAAATGTTTAGTAGAGTTTATATTGCCGAATTAGAGAAAGAGGAAAACATGAAGGAAATGCTTGATTGGTTTGAGAAACGAACCAAGATGCATATTGATCTTGTTAAGAAGTATTGTAACAAGATTGATAAATATGACCATGATAAGTTTAATGGTATTATTGAGCGTGGTGAACAGCATGATGCTAGTAAATATGAAGAACCAGAGAAGACACCATATATTTATATTTCGTGGCAATATAAATGTAAGGAATCTGGTAAAGAGTTTGAAGTATCAGATGATATGAAGCAAAAAATGACTAATGCTACAGAGCATCATGTTCATAGTAATAGACATCATCCTGAATATCATTCGGATCAAAAAGAAACAATTAATAGAGAAGATAGAGACAAACCAGTAAAGTTAGTAGATGCTACAAAAATGACAGATTTGGATATTGCCGAAAATGTTGCAGATTGGTGTGCGATGTCAGAAGAGAAAAAATCAAATCCTAAAGATTGGGCAGATAAGAATATTGGTAAAAGATGGAAATATACGGATGAACAGAAAAAACTCATATATGAGTTAATTGGAGAGATTTTCAATGAAAAAGTTTAGCGAAAACTACATAGAAGGTTTAGAGAAGCAGGGACAGGCTACCAATAGTCAGGGTAAACCTGTATCACCTAAGCATTTACAAGAAAAAGAAAAAACTATGACTTATATTAATGATATGAAACAATTATTAGATAAATATCCAGAAAATAATAGGGGTGAAGAGTTTGCGAAAGCTTATAATGAAGTATGGAATAAGCATTTTCCAGACAAAACCCATCAGCAACCATCTGCTAAACCTGCTAGTTATGGCAAAGGCAAAGATGTTCCAGATGATCAGTTTGATGCAGAGCAGTTGGCAAAAGGCACTAAAATTGAAATGGAAGAACATGGCTTAGATATGGAAACTGCCAAGGGAATTTGTAAAGATCATTTGCTTGAGGACGAAAATTATTACAAAGATGAACAGTCATAAATTGTATTTTAAATTCTTTAAATAACGGTGATTATACTAATATGAGGGAGTGTGTATCATGGCAATGATGCGATACGTTAAAGCAACTGTTAAACGTGTTTTAGACACGGAAAAAGCTACAAAGATTGTAGTTTGTAAAGATTCAAGCATGGTCAAGGAAGAACCTGACGAAGATGATGAATCAGAAGAAGAACGAGGAAGTGACCGAAAAAACGGTCATAAAACCCCTCAAAGACCAGATTAATGACTTTTTATTATTACACGAAGAACAGATAGAATCATTAAAATTTGGTCAACTTACGTTTGAGGTTCGGGAAGGTAAAGTTTACCGGCTGTTAGTAACAAGTTCTGTACTTGTTAGAAATTAGGAGTTTAGACAAATGCTTGCTTCTCGTTATTTGGTTGCACAATTTCGTAATAAGGTTGCCAAGACTCTTGCTTCCTTGAGTGTGAATTATGAAGAATTTGAGAAGAATTCTTCTCAACCAAATATTCTAGCTGTTCGTATGGCAATGTTGGTTGGAAAGATTATAGATGAAAATTATGATAAATGGAGCGAGGCAGAGGTTAAGATTGCTGCTAAGAAATTCACAGAGCTTGTCGATGCTGGTATTAGAACTGCTGCCAAGAAATCAGATGGTGCATATGAACCATTGTATCCAGAGTTTTCTGCTTGGGTACTAAATACTGATTTTAGATTCGATGCTACTAAACGAATGTTTGATTATGTTAAGTCTGTAGATTTTCCAACATTGAAAGACGGTCCAGTGTATGAAAATGATTATGTTAAAGATTGCCCACCACATCCAAAAGTGGTTGCTTCTTCAATTCCTCCTGCCGTAATCGCAGAGCGAATTATTGTTTCATTGCATAAAGAAAATCAGGGCGATGTGCAGAAGGCATTTGATGGTTATGTTAATGGTGGAACATGGCCTTACGCTTCAGACGATCAGAAGAAAGAATGTGCTCGTCTAATGCAAGCTTTTGGTTTTGCTGTGACATACAAGGCAAAGAAAGAAGCTTCCAAAGATGTTGAAGCAGATAAAAAACAGGAATGGATTAGTAAGAAAATTGAATTTTTAATTAAGAACGAAGGATTAGATCAGAAGCAAGCTGCTGGTAAAGCATATGGTATGTGGGAATCTGAGCATGGTAAGACAGCACAGAAATTTCCCCTGTCAGTAGATGCTCAAGTTGGTACTGCTGAAGTTGAAATTCGTAATTTGACTTCCCCCAAACCGCCAACACAAACTGTTGCCAATCCTGAAGTTCCAGTAGGTGGTAAAGAAGATGATCTTCAACTTTTAATTGATAAACTAACTGAAGCTGATAAGACTGAAGCTGTTATGGAAAAAGAGGGAGATAGTGGTATTGTTACAGACGAGGCAGAGGGTGATCGTAACATGCCTTCTCCACGTAAGACAGATGTTCATGGTAATCCAAATGTTGGTGCTACTGACCAGACTGGCAAGATGGATGAAAAGATTCGTCCAATGCCTTCCAGCATGGAACCACGTCGAAGTATGATTCTTGCTAGAGCAAAGATGCTCATGGAATTCATGGATGTAGAAAATGAGCAGGAAGCTAAAGAAACAGTTTCAAAGTATGCAAAGAAACTAGCAACTGCTGCAAAGATTTCAGAGGCAGATGCTACTAAACGAATTTGTTCAAATTTAGAAGTTTTTGCAAGTGCTGATAATGAAAGTCTTGAAATTTACAATAGATTCTACAGAAGTGCTAGAATTCAAAAACATTATTGTAGTAATGATCGTTGTCGAAAGACTACAGATCATGTTGAGTTAGAAGGTCAACCGGGAAAACTTAAATGCAAAGAATGTGGAACTGAGAAGGATAAAGTTACCAAGAAGTCTCAGCACATTCCTGAAGCTTCTGTAATTCGTGCATTTGAGGCTGCATTACCACAGTATAATGGTGGTGCCTTCCAAAGATTGCAAGATTTACAAATGAAGGTTCAGACTAGCAATGATCCTAGAGAAATTAAAGAATATGAAAATTTAGCTGACATTTGGAGTGGTTTACATGCAAGAGGTCCAGTGGCAGCACAGGCTGTAACTCCTGTTCAACAGCCAATGACTGCCCCTGCTGGTGCTCCACAGAATCCTCAACAGCCACAGCAACCTCAGAATCAAATGTCAGACAATGATAAGAAAAATATGTTGAGTGCTTTGCAGCAAGCCATTAATCAGGCAAATCAGAATAATGATCAAAATTCTGCAAATCAATTAACAGATGTTCTTAATCAGAAAATGCAGGAATCATCTAATGCTACTAATCCTGCTTTTGCACCAACTGCTTCATTGAAACTTGTTGAAGAAGCTGCAAAACGTGGTGAGTATCTGACAGTTGATGAAATCTTTAGAATTAGTCCAATTGCCGCAAAACAGATGAAGGATGCTGGTCTATTAAAGGTTAAAGCTGAGTATTTGCTAAAACGAGTCCTACCTTACTTACAGGAAGAGGACGATGGACTCACCGACTAGTCAAAGCGTAGCAAGTTACTTGAGTAATCATGCTGGCTTTCAATCTTGGTTAGCTCAACACGCGAATCAAGATATTGCTAGTTTGCGTAATGATCCTCAGTTAAATAGTTTTAGAGAAGAGTATAACAAAAATTTAAATTTAGGTAAATTTAGGACTGATCCTGCGCAAAATACTAATATTGATCAAAATACATTCATGCAAGGTGTGGAGATGGTTAAAAACATGGGTAATCAGATTACTGCTCAGATGATGAATAAGCAGATGGATCATGCTGCCTATCCTGAGAGTCTTAAGTCTAAATCTGAAAATCAGTTACGATTTATTATGAAAGACGCATATGAAGCATTGAAGGCCAATCCTGATAATCCTAATGCTGGTTATTATCAGGATGAGATTAATTATTGTTTAAATGAATTAGCCCGAAGACGAAAAGAAGGTCCACAAATGCAAGCAAATGCACAGGCAAATAATGTAGAGCAATTATTAATGAATGTTACTCGTTCTTTGATTACTGCTCAAAATGGTTTAGTAGATTTAGTAGAATTATTAAATCAAGGTTTTATGGGTGGTGGTGGAGAGGCAGTAGAAACCAATACACCTATGGCTTCTCAGGATATAGGTGCTAGTGGTCAATTAGAGCATTTGAAGCAGGTTGCTAATGAAATTCTTCCACAGGTTCAGGAAGCTGCACAAACTTTTCAGGCAGAAGCAAAATATTTTTCAAGCTTCTCAAATGCTCAAAGTGGGGTTGTAGCAATTAAGAAAGCCTCAGTTATTACAAAATATACCACAGGCATTAAATCATTACAAGAAGCACATGATAAAGTTGATAAAGTGTGTCAATTTGCTAATAACTTCCCGTATTTTGTATTAAATTATAATGGGTTTAAAGCACTTTGTAATTTTAAGACTGCTTGTAATAATCTTAAAAAAGATATTGAGAACTTACAAAAGATTTAACATAGTTACCGATTATACTTTATAGAGGTTGTAATTTTTCGAGGAATTGTAATGTTTCGTCGCATTGGTGCTGTAGCAATACGAACTATTAAAGAAGTATTTGATACTTCCACAGAGGAAGGTAAGATTCGATTTCAAACACGTGTAGCATCTATTGCAGCAAATAAATTAGATGTGTGTGAAGCAACAAAAGAAACCGAAGCAGCAAAATATGTAATATCTACAAAACCGGGATGTACTTATATTGTTACAAGTGGCTTGCACGGTGATGTAGCGAATGAGAATGGTGACTTCTTTCCTTGGACTGAACTATTAGCCAAGAAAGAAGGTAGTCGCCATATGTATGAGAGTTGGGTTGGTTGTCCAGTTCTCTTGAATCATGATAGTTCTAAACGAATTGGCACAATTATAGATGCTATTCCTATTAAAGAAGAGAAGTCAATTGACTTCCTTTTAGAGATTGAGAATCAACTTGCTCCAATGGTTGTAAATGCTATTAAAAAGGGTGATGTGGTTGGTACATCTATGGGAGTTTTGGTTGGTCAAAGTATTTGTAATATTTGTGAGAATTTAGCATATGAAGAAGCTGATTGGTGCTTTGTCGGTGATACAGAAATTCTTTTAAAGAATTACACAAATAAGCCTATTCGAGATATTTGTGTTGGTGATGAAGTTATTACACATAATGGTGAAGTAAAAAAGGTTACAAAACTATATAAACGTAATGTAGATCAAGAAATTAGTATTTTGAGTATTACTAGTGAATATAGACCATTGATGGTTACTAAGAACCATCCTATGCTTGCTATTAAGGCCGAAGATATTCATTGTAAGCGTGATAGTAAACAATCAGTTTGTAGTTCTGGTTGTTTTGTTCGGTGTGGTTATGGAGCACAGTGCAAGCATGAAGTTAGTAAGAAATTTGCAGAAAAAGAGTTTGAATATATTCCAGCAGGAGAACTTAAACAGGGTGATTGGCTACTAACTCCTGTTATTACAAATAATAAGATTTCAGACGAATTAAATAATATTGATCTTCTTCGGTTGCTTGGTTGGTATTTAGCAGAGGGATGTATTGCAGCGAAGCAGCAAGACAAGCATCGTGTTGAGTTTTCTATAAATAAAAACGAAGAAGAATTAACTGAAAATATTAAAGAGGCTTGTAGAAAAGTATTTAATTATTATGAGCCAAAAGTTTATGATTCTGGTAATAGCAGAAGTATTCGAGTTTGTAATGATGGAAAATTAGCAGATTTGTGCATTAAATATTGTGGAGAATATGCTAAGGAAAAGACAATTCATAATGATATTTTGAATTTGCCCAATGAATTATTAAAAGTTTTCTTAATGGCATATATTGATGGTGATGGATATGTTAAAGTAAATGCTAATAATGAAGTAACTAAAGTTTCTATGGAAACTGCATCAAAGAATTTGTCTGACCAATTAATGTATATTTGTGATAAGTTGGGACTACATGCTCATATTAATTGTTTGAAAAATGAGCCAACTAAATTAGTTCCTGCTGAAAACTTAACAATTTATAGAGTGACAGTTAATAAGACAAATGCTAAAAAATTATATAGTGGTTTAGAAATTAAGAGAAATACTAGAGAAGGTAGATATTTAGTTTATAATAATAGATTATTTAGATTAAGACGAATTGATTCTGTTATGAGTGAAAAATTTAATGGTTCTGTTTATAATTTAGAGGTTGAAGACAACCATACATATGTTGCAAATAATGTTGCTGTACATAATTGCGATCATTTATCACCAAAGGCTTTAAATCTTAAAGGTAGAGTTTACTTAGGGCAAGATGGTGGACAGTTTAAGGAAAAGGTTGGACAGAAGGTTGAAGAAATTAATATGTTGCTTGAGGGTGTAGAAGATTCAATAATCACCTTTGGTGAACCTGCTGATCCAGATGCATTGATTAAGAAAGTTTTAGCTAAAAAAGATGGGAGTGATGATAACATGCCAGAAAAACCAGTAAATCCTAATCGTGGCTCTAAAGGTTCAGTTCGTAGCGTTGATGATCGAATGGTAAGTGCTGGTGTATCAGGTGGAGCGATTGGTGCTCCTAGTGAAGATGCAATTGCTCGTGAATTTCAACGATACAAAATGGAACACGGTTTGATTCCCGGTGCTACACCCGTAGTTGCCAAGTTTGATAGTCCTGCTGCTTATTGCCAAGCTATCAAGAGTGGCAAACTTGCTAAAACAGCAGCAATTGAAGCTTTGAATACTTTCCGGCTTGCCTCTGCAAGTCAAATAGAGAATTTGACTGCAAACCAAGCTTACGCATTACTTGAACAAGCAGTAAAGGATGAAAATGAAATGTTAGAGGTTACTGGTCAGGCTGAAGCTCCTGTTGTTGTTCCTTCTGGTGCTCCTAAGAATCCTGAAGAGAACGAACATGGTACTCAGAGCAAAGAAACAAATAAGGTAAAACCTGAAGAGCCTCCAAAGGCTGAAGGTAAACCAATTAATGATGGTACTCCAAATGGCGAACAGGCCAAGGATACCAATAAGGCAAAAGGTGAGGAACAGCCTACACCAGAAGGTAAGGTTAAAGAAGACCAGTTCCCAAGTAAAGACAAGGGTGACCAAGCTTGTGATACAAACAAGTCAAAAACTGAAGCTTCAAAACAGATTGAAGAATTGGAAGCACGGATTGCAAAATTAAAACAGATTGCAGTTCTTGAAGAGCAGATTGCTCAGTTAAAAAATTCTGATATGCCAAAGACTCCAAATGGCACTCAGAACAAAGAAGTAAATTCTACAAATCCTGAAGATAGCAAACCTGCTCCTAAGAAAGTTCCCTTAAACAGTGGTACTCCAAATGGCAGTCAGGCCAAAGAGACTAATGGTACAAATCCTGAAGATAGTTTTCCTAAAGCTAAAACTGCTGGTAAAGCTGTAACTGCTGAAGAGGAAGAGAAGGAAGACGAAAAAGAGGAAAAGTCAGAACCAAAGTCTGAAGAGAAGAAAGAAGACAGCAAGCCACCAGTAGCAGATGTTGCTAGAGACGAAGCTGCATTAGGTGGAATGGAAAAGGCAAAAGAGTTAGTTGAGCAGTTAAGTGCATTAATTGATGCAGAAGTTGTAGAAGAAAAAGAGGAACTTGGTGAAGGTGCTCCTGCTGGTGTTGCATCTGTAACTGAGATTTCTGCTGTTCCTGCTCCTGTTGATGCTGCACCAGTTGCTCCACCAACTCCAATGGATATGATGTATTCTGCTAAACTTGTTAAAGACACAAAGAACCCTCAAGATTCTTATTATGTTGTAAAACATAAAGGAACTCCTATTTTCTCAGTAAGTGCAAAACAGGCTTATGGTTCACAGGTTGCAAAATTTGTTGATGTGTTCCATACCGAAGAGTACAAGAATCAGCTTGAGAATGTGTTAAAGGTTAAAGGTGCTCGTAAGGCTTATAAAGAAGATTTAAATAGCAAAGGTGTAATTCTTGCGCAAATGGGTGGTGCTCCTGTTGGCAATCCAACAGAAGATGCTCTTCCAGATGTTGCAGAACCACAGGCTCCTGCTGCATTAGTGGAAGATAAACCATTGGAAGATATGTCAAAAGATGATCCAAAGAAATCAGACCTTGAAGACGCCGCATTAGATTTCTTGAAGGTTTATGTCAGTAACGATGAAGCTGCAAATGCTCGTCAGGTTGCAGAAGATTTAGTTAAGATTGTTGCTGGTGAGGGTGCTACAGTCAATGAGAATTTTGCTGGTAAATTAGAAAAAATGATTGAGGATAAGAAGAAAGAGGACGTAATTTCTGATACACCAGACACTTACAAAGATGAAGCACTGGACAAAGGTAAGGACAATGTTCCACCTGTTGGTGGTGGCGAAGCTCCAACGGCTGAAAAGGTTGGTCCAATGGGTAACATGGCAAAGAAAAAATTCAGTGAAGTTATTGCTGAATTGAAGCAGAAGGAAGACATAATTAAACAGTTTACGGACACATTACCTATGGTTACTGCAAAAATTGAATCCTTGAAGAAAGAAAATGAGCAATTAAAGGATTCCGTAAAGCATTATGAATATGATAATTATGTCAAGGCTCGTGTTACTGTAACTGCAAAACTTGCAGAAAAGATGGCTACTGTTGGTTTAATTGAGCAAGAACAGGTTAAAGATGAGGCTTTACGGTTAGCCAAACTTGAAGATGCTGAATTAGCCAAGGAAGCAGAAAATCTTGAAAAATCTATTAAAATGGCAAAGAAATTACAAGAAAAGCAAGATTATAAAAAGGTAGAGGGGGAACGTGTTGTATCAGCAGGTAAAATGATCAGCATGATTCCTTCTCAGATGAATGATGAAGTTTCTGCCGAAGATGACGGGTTTGAGTTCTCTAAGGCAAAACAACAGTAAGTTGGAATGGATAAAGGAAAATAGGAGATTTTACAATGGGTCTTAACATTAAACACGGTGGTTTTAGCCGTCTTTCTGCCGCAGTTAGCTCTGGCGAAAGCACTGCATGGGCAAAGGGTCGGTTGCTAACAATTAACACTGACGGCCAGATTGCAGTTAGTTCTGGTGCTGCTGGTGCATTAGTTGGTGTTGCTCTTGAAGATCGAGTTCTTTCTACTTCAGTTGGTCCTACCACAACTGCCACAGTAGTTGGTGCTCCATCTGGCGAACAGCGGTCAATGGTTTTGGATTTTGCAGTAATTGAGACTACAGAGTTGCAGTCAGGCTTGACTTTTGCTGCTGGCGATATTCTGTATCCATCAACTACTGGTAAAGTTACTACGTCAGGTAACAGCACAGGTCCAAATTGTCCTAAGATTGGTATCGCTCTTGGATACGGTCATGCTGGTGACGTTGCTCGTCCATTGTCTATGACTTTTGATGTGCAGTACTAATTGTAAATTGAGATGAATTCTTAACAGAAGATAAAAGGAGTTTTACAAATGAAAGTAATTAAGGCAAAAGCTGCTGAACGTCTTGGTCGCCAACTAACTACCCCACAGGGTCGTTATGAGGTTGGTCAGAAGATGTTAGAGCCATTCAAGGAAGGTCGAGATTATGTAAGTCTTGGCCGAAAGGTTCTTGCAGTTCATCACATTGAAGCTGGCGCACCAATTTGGTACGATTTAGATGCTCAGTTCAGTGCAGTAACAGTTGGCGAACGTGGTGGTGCTCCACGTGTACTAGATGGCAATACATGGAAGCGCATTGAGTTAGTGCCTTTCCCAATTGTCAGCTTAGTCCGCATTCCAGTCGAAGAGCCAGCAATTCGTCGGTTTGACGTTCTTGATCGAAGCCAAGTCCGCGCACAGGCAGAAATGGCAGAGGTTGAGGATACCGAAGTATTTGCAGTTATTCGGGCTGCATGTGGTATTGGTGGTGCCGGTGGAAACATCAATGACGGTGTTACCCCTCCAGCAAGCGTAACTGGTGCTTTTAATTTTACCAATCTTGCAGAGTTGTTTGCAGGGATTGAAGACTATGATGTGAACGTAGAACACCTTCTAATGAAGGCCAGTTCTTACAAATATATCCGCAAACAGTTAGCCAGTAATCCTACTGGGTTCGATCCGGTCACACGGCGCGAATTGATCAAAGTCGGCTACATGGGCGACTTGTGGGGTGCTGCAATCCGGTTGAGCAAGAAGATGGCTGCAAATGAGATTCTTGCAGTTGCTTCTCCTGAGTTCACTGGCGTAATCGCCGTTCGTATTGATTTGAGCCAGATGGATGCTCCGCAGCCTGAGTTGTTACAGTATGGTTGGCTATTTTATGAATATATTGCCCCTGCCATTTTAACCAACGTTGGTTGTGCTAAGATGACCATTACTGGCTAATTAAGCAGTAATACTCATAAAGCTTAAAAAAGGCTAGGACATAAAAATCCTAGCCTTTTTTGTTTTTATATAATTATTATTTTATATGGTTTATGGGATTATATATATTGGAGGATTGTATTTTTAGGATTCTAAAAAGGATTCTTCACATCATGAATGAAGACGAGCAGAATAGACTGTGGACTACTCTAAAAGAAATTAATGATAATGTTCAAAAAATAGACAAGTCTTTAGCTGAACATGTGGCTGAAAGTAAGAGTATTAATGAGAAAATAGAAGATCACCAGAAGAAATTGTATGGTAATGGTAAAGATGGTTTAATTCTTACTGTAGATAGATTAGATAAGGCTAAAGAACGGTCTAATAAGCTCACATGGGTAATTCTAGCTGCTCTTGTTCCTTTGCTTCTAAGTACTATTTGGAATAATTTTTTTGTTAAACCAGTAAGTCAACAAAGTCAAAATACTGCCGTACATGCGAATAATAAAACTCCTTAATGACGGAGACTTTTCATGGCACGTTTGACTTTTCAGCAATTGATTGATGAGAGAATTCGATATAGATTGAATTATTTGAATACTGTTGAGTGCTGGAATCATCTTGGCAGATTGACAAGTGCCACAGCTATTTCTTTTCCTTATCAGAATTGGAATACTTCTCCTTCTCCTGTATTTCGTAAGAATGGTACTATTATAACACCAGATTCAATTGATTCAACCAATGGAACAATTGTTGTCACTAGTCTTGTTGCTGGTGATGATGTTACTGCTGATTATTCTTTTAAATACTTTACTGATGAAGTTTTGACATCATTTATAAATAATTCATTAAGTCGATATAATTTCATGCCACCTAACAATGCTTTTACTGAAGCAAGTTATCCTGAATACATAACAGATTGGTTGGTATCTATGACATATGCACAATGTTTAAGAACTATATTAATGGATTTGACAATGTGGAAAGCTAGATTGATTTTCACTGATCCACAAATGTTAGCTTCCAACGTGCAAGCAATTCTTAATAGTATTGAAAGTGAAAATGCTAAGGTTGCCAAACCACGATCCATTAATGCTGCTGCTGTTACTATGGGACGGTGGAGATTGCCACAATATGTATCTGAAAGCACTTGGCAGAACTTTACTGTGATGCGGTACAACTCTTAATTGAGTAATTAATATGAGTCAAAAAGCACAAAGCATAGAAGAGATTTATGCATCATATCAGAATTTAGATAAAGTTTATAATAATGAAGAACGAAAGAAGATGGATAAGGATTTATCTAAATTACCTATTGAGGTTAGAGAGAAAATGAAATTGCAAATAGATCGAATTGGTTTTTCTTGCAAGAAGCTTTTGGGATAATTAATGGCAATAAGAAATGTACTTCAAGATAATATTACTACATATTTAGAAAATCTATTAAATACTGAGGCTGAGAACATAGCAGTAGCGTGGAAAGATTATCTAGCTGATAAACCTAATGCTCCATTTGGTACTGTCTATAAGGTTTATAGAGATTTGCAGGATGTGTTACCATATACGCCAGCAGTAGAGATTATAGCTCGGTCTAAGCACAATGAAATTCGTATGGTTGGTACTCAAGAAGATACTTTTAATTATGACATAATTGTTACAGTTAATGCAAATAATCCACTTTTAGCGGCTAAATACTTGTCAATTACGGCAGATGCTATTGAGCAGTTTTTAAATGATTTTCAGCGCAGACAATTTGAAATTCCTAATATTAGTAATCAATGTGCATACTTTAGTCAAGCTGGCGATACAGATTATGGCTTTAGGCGTGGTCAGGGTGTAAGATCAGCAAAAATACCTTGGATGTGTAAAGTTTTCAAGCCAGAACGTTATTAATAAGCTAATTCTTGTGATTATATTATAGAGAAGGAGTGTGTGATTCTTCCTTAGTTGTAATAATTTGGAGTGATTAAGCAATGGCATTAATTTCAAATAATGTTCTTTCTGGTATTGCAGACCGTGTGGCAGAACAAGTAACTCAATTTAAGGTTGGGTTTAATGCTGCTGTTGCAAGTGGAACGAGATACTACATTCGTGTTCACAACGGGGTTGGTGCTCCTGCTGGTGATTACGATGTAGAAAATGCATTAATTACTCCTTGTAATACTTTGGACCAGAATACTTTCTCTGGTACTTTTTTCCGAACTACGTTCCAAGATGTTATTAATGCTCTTGATACATATGTGCTTGCTAAGAATGCTGTATCATTTGATAGCTTCTTGAACATTTCCGGTATTAATGTTCACCCGAATTTTGATGAGGTTTGGCAAAAAGTTAAATCTACTCACTTACTTGCTCGTAATGTGTTCTTTGCAGATGCGAATATTTCTGTTGCTACATTTACATCAACTGGTTCAGGTACAGGTACATTTGCAGAGGGTACAGCCGTTGGTACTTCTCCTGATAGTCGGTATGTTCCCGGCACTGTAAACTATGCTGCTGCTAAGATGGTTGTTGTTCCAAATCAGGATGTGGGTGCTGACATTGTTCTTAACTTGCAATTGCTCAAAGAAAATGCTTCAGCCGGTACGTCTACTGGAAGTGCAAATATTGCTATTAGTGCTGGTGCAACATCTGGTACTCAGTTCCCAGTTGATAGTGGTAATCCTTATTTAGACGTTACAAACATAATTGCTGCTGGTGGTGATGGTAATGATGTGTTTACCGTGTTGGCTCTCAGAGAGAGGGACATTGCACTCTAATGGGTAAATTATACGAAATTAAATACACATACAGTGGTACAGAAAAATGGCGGTATTCGCTTGGTGGTCATTCCCTCAAGCCCAATATCCCCTATTTTCTGTACGAAGAAGAATTTCCTTTGCCTCTAAAAGAAATAAAGAAGTTAAAAGATTTGGTAATCAAGGAAGCAAAGTTTGTTGAAAAACCAAATCAAAAATTAATTGAGGCAAAGGCACGAGGTTCAAAGGGTATTGTTTGGAAGGGTAACAGTCCTGTTCGTAAAAACAATTACGGTAGTTTTGAACGTGATGTTGTAAATTATGATTTATCTGCTGACGTGGTAAACTATCTTGCAACATTACCGGGATTTAAGGTTGTAGAGTAATAGGAGATATGTCAGGTAAGATAAAGTTTCAAAATGAAAAATTAGAACAGGTTGTTAATTTATATAAAAATGGTATGACTTTAAAAGAACTTGCCACTAAATTTAATTGTGGCAAAGATGCTATTAGAAGTGCCATGAATAGGGCAGGAGTTGAAACTAGAACTGGTTATGAGCGTACCTATAATGTTAATGATAATTATTTTGAAACAATAGATACCGAAGATAAGGCTTATTGGTTAGGATTTATTGTTACAGACGGTTGTGTAGCAAATAATAATACAAAAGACAAAAAAGAAATTAACTGTTTAATAATACACTTAAAAGGTTCTGACATAAAACATTTAGAAAAATTTAAAAATAATATTAATTTTGATGGACCAGTGAAGATAAACAATAGCAATGGTGGATCAGTTTATTTAACTATATCAAGTAAAAAAATGTGTGATGATTTGGCAAAATATGGTGTAGTACGAAATAAAACTGGAAAATGCTATAAATCAAATTTAATTCCAGAGCATTTGGAAAAACATTTTTGGCGAGGCTGTATTGACGGGGATGGTACAATTTCACAGAGTAAATTGAATAATTTAACTATTGGGCTGGTTGGAAATAAAGATTTAGTTTTTGATTTTGTTAATTATGCAAATAAATGTGGAGTAGTTATAAATCCTTATAAAGATAATAGAAATTGGTCTTTTGAATTTTTTAATGGTTATTGTCATGGTGAGAAAGCATTTAAATTATCTAAGATTTTATATGAAAATGCTTCAGTTTACTTAGATCGAAAGTTTGAATGTTACGAACTATTTACTAATAAATTTGATTGGTTGTTGTAAATAACAGGAGGATACTAAATTGAGCTGCACGGGCGGCGTTGGCTACACTGGATACTTAAAAGTTTGCAATTATCTTTTGCCATTCTTGACTGCTGACCTTGTGAAAGTTGTTGAAATTAATCCATCTGAATCAGTCATTGGTGGTGGATATGGTTCTGTTTCTGCCGCTCCTGTTAATCCAGTTTGGCGAGACTATATCAATTTTGCAATTGGTAAAGAGACGGTAGAAGGTACTATTTCTACTGAGATTTTCGGTGGAACTGGTAGCTACAATTCAGCATTCAAAGAAATGCTTCGTAGAACAATTGGTGATAGTTCTGCCAATTCTAATGATATGACCTATGTTTGTAATGGTTTCTCTGATAGCTGCAAATTGCTTTTTAGTCCCGGTGGTGGATCAGAAATTTCCTTACCTGCTACTGGTAAGAAAGCTTTGATTTCTGAAATGACCATTAATGGTAATAATGGTGGAAACGTTGGTTGTTCTTTCCGTATTCTTTCTGCTGGTGCTGCATGGAATACTCCACCTTCAGTTAGTTCTCCAACAACCGGCGACTTAAGTTTTGAAACTGCTGGACTTACAGATGATAGTAATCCTATTCCATGGTATGCCAGCAATTTCACGCTTGCTAATTCTGGTGAAACATTTGATATTTCTGATTATGTTCTTGATTATTCAATAACTGTAAGTAATCAAGCTGTACCACTTTACTTCTTCAACGGAGTTAATTATCCCGGTGATATTTTCCTTGGCAAACGAAGAGTGTCAGGTAGCTTTACTTATTGGTCACCAAATGGGCAATTTGCAGAATTCCTAACTCATGGTGCTTCCATTACCGTGACGTTTGGTGATATTACTCTTACAATTCCGTTCTGTGCATTTAGCCGTGGTCCAGTTCCAAACCAAGGACCAAATAGAGAAGTTAGTCGTAACCAAGAATTCCAAGGTTTCGCCAAGAGTGCAACGGAACCTGCTATTTACTGGACTGAAACCTAATAAATAGAAAAACATGTAACGAGGTGAAACCCGTTGTCATGCTACGCCGCTGGTTGGACAGGATATGCTAAAATTGGTGGATCAACTCTCCCATTTATCAGTGGAGATGTTTCACAGTCTGTAGAGTTAATCACCGTTCCTAACATTGGAACTCGTACTACTCGTTACTTCAAAAATTTCATGAAAGGCAAACGAACCTTCCAAGGTAACGTGTCTTTTGTGTTGTTTAAAAGTTATCTTTCAGCAGTTAGAAAACTATTAAACAATGCTACTAGTTATTGTTCTTTTAGTAGTGAAGATGGTGGTTTTGAATTCTCTCCTGCTGGAAATACTACTTACAGAATTCCCGGTAGTGGTGGTTCTGCTGCAATTAGTAATTTATCCTTGCGGTCTTCTGCTGGCGGTGCAGTAGAGGGTAGTGTTGCTATAAATTCAACTAATTGGGATGAGGTTTCAGCAGGAAGTGGAAGCTTGGTTTATGAAACTGCTGGACTTACAGACGATAATAATTTCATTCCTTGGTATGATGTAAATGTAACTCTTTCTAATTTTGCAGATTCTAATTTAGTTAATAACTATACTGAGAGTTGGTCTTTTACCATCCAAAATGAGATATTTCCTTTGTTCACATTATGTAATACAGGAAGTACTTCCACGAACATAAATAGTTCCACACAGGATAAGATTCAGGCTAGAACTGCTAAAGCTATGCGTTATGGTATGATGACTATAACAGGTGAGATTAAATACTGGTCACCAACAGGTGATTTTAATGATCCAACTGATGGTGCCACACTCACATTAGATTTTGGTTCTTTTGATATAATTCTTAATAATTTAGTATTTATTAATGATAATACTCCTAATTCTGGTGCTAATTCACCAGTTCTTAAAACTATTCAATTTCAGGCATTGGCAGGTTGTGATAGTGCACCAATTGTAGTAGGACAATAGAAATGAATAATAATTCTGATACTCGTAATTTGATGAGAAACATAGTATTAAAAGCAGCAAGTAAGCAATTTGCTGGTAATCAACGTATTACTACAGGAAGAGACTCTATGGCCTTTAATGAATCTACAGGCACACATAAGCCTGTAGTTTATAATTCTATAATTCTAAATGGTATTGTTGGATATGCTCAAGCAGGAGAGTAAAAATGCCAGACATTGAAGATAGCGAAGGTGGACAGTTCTTTCAAAAAGTCATTAATTGGTTTGTTAATTTCATTTATTACATTTTGTTAATTAGAAGTGAAGCACCAAAAAAGGATGAAACTAACAAGGAAGAGAAGAAGTAGGATTATATATAGATGGGATGTAATAAATTAACCCAAGGCACGAAAGGAAGAACCTAAGATGCCGAAGAGAAAACTGAAGTCGTTGGACACTGAAGAAGATGTTGTAGTATTTGCTTACATTGATGCTACAGATGAAGCAAATTTAAAAGTAGTAAGTTCTATTGATGATAATGATAAGTATGATGCTGTTGAAGATGAGGACAAGTTGCCAGAGCACATTGTGCGTGTTAGAAGCACGTGGCGAAAACCTACTTTTGGCCTGTCACAACTTATTGAAATGAATCAGTATATAGATAAAGTTAATCCTCAGACTATGCGTATTGAGCGTGTGTTTGATTACAATGCTCTTATTATTGCCAGAATTCGTGTATTGCTCAAAGGTTGGAATTTGAGTGAGTTGGTGGCAGACGAGAAGAAGGCCACAAAATATAAATTATCATTTGAAAAAGCTATGGAAAATTCACAATATGTGGTACTTAGTGCAGATAGTATGTCACGAGTATTAAATGTTTATCCCCCAGAACTTGTAACAAATTTATATAATAAAATGCTTATTAAGATTTTCCCTGATGATGCATATGTTCGTGCCTTGGAAATTCAGAAGGAAATGTTGAAGGCTGAGAAAGAGAAAGCAGAGGAAGAGGGAAAAAATTTGGTGGGGGAGCAAGCCAAAGCTTAGTGCTCCCCAAATACCTAGTAGAAGCATTATTTAGAAAACAGCAGATTGAAGAAAAGAAGTTAGAAGGAAAATATGAACATGAGACTGTTGAGAACACGGTACTTAAGTACCTAAGTCTCAAGGGTGACAAAAGATTCACAACGGGCGTTCCTATAAGGCTTATAGAATTCAACAGGTTAACGTTCTTCTGGGATAAGCTTGGGTTGAACAAGTTTGACTTAGAAAAATGTGATCCTAAATGGTGTGATGAAATTTATCAGGTGCATTTGGGAGTTGAAAACTATAAGTCGAATGAAATGAAGAAGGCATCAAGTGGTAGTGCACAAAGTGCAAATATGGGTGGAAAGCAAAGACAAGTGACAAAATTATTGTAGTTTTAACTTGACATTTGGGTATTGAGACTGTATAATTAGAATAGAAAGGGTGGTGGACAATGTTTATTATAGTACCTATGGCTGGATTTGGATTAATTGGTTTTCTTGGTATTTGCTTATTTATTTATGATGTTGTTCAGTATACACGAAGGAATAAGTAATGAGGTTTAAGTAGTTTGGCAGAAGATAACATTCTTAATTTAAATAAAGCTATTAATACAACTAAAAAAAGCGTAGATGATTTAGTAACTGGTGTTGATAATCTTGCAGGTAAATTTGATCGACTAGCACAAAATTTAAAAGTTAGTGCTTATATTGATTTAAATTCTACTTATACAAAACTTGTTCGTAATATTGCTTTAACACAAGCTGAAGCTGAAAGGCTTAGTGCAACAGTAGATCGACTTTCAAAACGAACACAAACGTATAGTCGTCAAGAATTAGCTAATATGACAGCAATGTTATATAAGTCTACGGGTGCTGTTATGGCATTTCGTAAAGACTTTGATATGCTTTCTGAACGATTTGCAACAAAGTATAAAAAAGATGCTGATATTTATATGCAGTCTTTAGTTAAATTAACTGAGCAAATGCCAGATGTTTCTGTTGCTATGCAACAAGGTGCAAAAGATATTGGAACATTATCACAAATTATGAGGGTTGCAGGTAAGGAAGGTGTTTCTGCTTATTTAGCAGCAATTAATCAAATTCCCGATGAAACAGAAAATTCAATAAATAAAACTGAAATACAGGTAAAAAAACTTCAGTCTGTTTGGGCGAACGCTAAAGTTGAGTTGGGAAAAACATTAGCTGAGATATTTGCCCCTCTCGCAAAGTTGGGTGAGTTAATGGGGGGTTTTGCTCAAAATCATCCCATAGCTGTTGGTGTTGCACAAACTGCTGGTGGGTTAGGTCTTTCTCTTGGTGCAATGTATGCACAGGCAAGAATGATTCGTGGTGGTCCTGTGTTTGGTGGTGCTGCTGGTGCTGCTACTAGTACTGTTGGAAGTAGTATGTCTTCTAATCTTCCATTAGCACTTGGTTCAGCAGCAATATATTCAACTGGAAAAGGATTTAATACTGTATCAAATGCAATGCCAAAATTTGCTGGATGGGGTAGAGCAGCACTTGGTCTTGGCGGGGGTGCAGCATTATTTGCTGGTGGTCATGCATTAAATAATATGTATAATGAGGGTGGTGCTTGGGGTCAGTTTGGAACTAATATGCTTGCTGGTGCTGCTGCTGGTTCTACTTTTGGTGCTCCCGGTGCAATAATTGGTGCTGGCATTGGTGCTGTTGGTACAACTGCTAAAGAAGGAATTATGGCTTGGCAGGAAACGGCAGCAGCAGAAGAAGAGAAGAAACGAATACGGCAACAGTTTTTAGCAGAGCGTTTTACAGCAAGCTATAAAGCTAAAGGTTTTGACGAAGCTATACAGTCTGTTGACACTTTAACAGGAAGAGAGTCATATGTAGCTTCTGGTGATGTTCGTGCCGCAGCAGCACGAATGGCTCAAAAACAAGCTGAAGCAAAAGCTGAAGCCGTTGCTGCTGCTGAAAGAGCATTAAAAGATAACCGTGGAACTCGGTATGAAGAGCAGGCGACTGAAAATTTGAGGGTTGCTAAGGAACAACAGGCAGAAGCATTAGCACGTGGTGCAGAATTAAATACAAAAGCTAATCAAGATTATGAACGAGCACAACAGGTTTCTGTGGCACGTGTTGGACAATTACAACAAGCAATTCAAGTTGCTACTCAATATGGTGGTGCTGGTGGTGCTGGTTTAGCAGAATCTATAATTTCTGAGGCAGCTACACAAGTTAAGGCTATTGAGGGACAACTTGCTACTCGTGGACCTACACTGAGAAAAGAAGAAAGATCAATATTAGAAGCACAAAAACTACAAGCGCAAATAATGGCAATTTCTGCACTTGAGTCAAAATCTCAAGTTGGAATGGCCGGAACAGCGTTAACCGCACGTGGTGGTTTGGCTCAAGCAGCATTATTTGGTGCTGGTGGTGGTGGATTTGCCGAAACAGCAGCAATGGAACGTGCCGTGAGATTGAAACAGGTTGAAGCTGATATTGCTATTAAAAAAGAACAACGCAGCAAAGTTTCTTTAGATACACCACAAGGATTAAAAGAAGTTGAAAAATTAACCGCAGAAATATCTGAAATGGAACTTAAGAAAAAACAAGTTCTTGCTGATGAACAAGCTAAAATAGTTGCAGGAACACAAGCAGAATTATCTGCAAGAGAAAATATTTATAAAACTTATGATGTCAAATCTCCAGAATTAATTTTGCAATTAATGCAGGATCAATTAAAAGCAGCAGAAAAACTAAAAGATATTGAGCTTGATCCGCAAAAAAGAAAGCAGATGACTGAACAAGTGAGAGCACAGTCCGAAGCTGTTAAATATTATGAGAATTATGGTAAGAAACAAATTGAAGCACAACAGGCTGGACAAATATTACAAATGGAACGTGGAGCATACGGTGCACTTGGTGCTGATACAAAAAGTTTACAATTAGGTTTGCAATTAGTTGAAGCTCAAAGTAAATTAGATGCATTACGACAAAATCAACCAAAAGATGAGGCTGGTATTAAGTTAGCACAGGGATTGGTAACTCAATTAACTATTGAGAAAAAAATTACAGATGAAGTTGAAAAACGTAATATGTATATTCAAAAAGATATTGAATTAACAGATATTCGTTTAGAGCGTATGAAAACTTTACGAGCACCTATTGGTGTTATTGCTGATTTAAATAGACAAGGATTAAATCAAGAACGAGAGGCATTAAAAGTTGCAGAACGTAAACTCGAAATTGCAATGCAGGGAAATAACGAAGCTGCTCAACTAGAAGCAAGAAATGAAGTTGAACGCGCAAAAAATAAAATTGCTGGTAGATTAGATTTTGAACGCCGGTCATATGCTGAAATGTTTACTGAAACTACTTTTGGTAAATTGGGCGGTGGTTCTTATTTATTTCCTAATGATGTTAGCAAATTTGCTACAATGGGTTCTGGTTATACTACTGGTCAATCTGGATATGGTAAGAAGGGTGGAACATATCAAACTCAGATTTCACAGATGTTTGGTGCTGGAACTGACGAGAGAACATCAATAACAGCTTTGTATGGATCATTAATTAATGATGGTGTTAAGATACAAGATGGGACTACACTTAGAATTACAGGTATTGATAATGGTGTAGCAACTCTGGTTAAGGAGGCAGATAAGCCTTAAGGGAGGTTATAAATGCTTTGGTGGCATTGGTTTCTGATTGGTGCAGGTACAGTTTTATTTTTAGAAGCTATATTATTTGGTATTCTTTTTATTATTGGTAAGGGTTTAAGCTCATTACAAAATGTGATTGATTAAATTTTTATGCTTGACAAATCATAGTGAGAGATTATAATGTATAGAGGAAGACATGGGCGTGTGGCCTATGTATAATCAATAAGGATAGGATAGGAGATAGAAAATGGATTGGGCATCAGTAGGACAGGCATTGCTTAATTGTTTGCCTTCAATTATTGTCGCAGTAGCAGTTTTGGTTGGTCTTTGGCTTTACGCTAAATGGTCTAAGTCTGCATCACCAGAGGATTTAAAGCGGCGTGAGATTCTTGGTTATGTCATTATGGCTGTAAAGGCAGCAGAGAAAATCGTGCCTGACACGGTTGAGAATGCGTGGCTAAAGAAGGCTGATGCTGCAATGAAAGTGTTCTGTGAGACATATACAAAATATCAGGGTGAACCGCCAACGGATGCTGCGAAGGCTTTATTTGTTAATCTTAAGGAACAGGTATTGTTAGAGTTGGATAAGATTAAAGCAGACAAGAAGGCAGCGGAAGCTGCTGTTGTTGCTCCACCAGTTGCAACTACTCCTGCTCCTGAAGTTAAGTAGTTGTTGTACATTTAAATAGGTTGGAAATGGTGCCTAGTGAGGGATTATTCTCTCACTAGGCTTGAGGTTTTAAAAATGAGTGTTGGAGCAATTCTTACAGCTTTATTGCCAATTTTGCTTGCTGTATTTCAAGAGTTGGTCAAGTCTGGTGTATTAGGTGAAATATTACAATCTATATTTAAACCTGAAGCGCCAAAGAAATTTATTGATCGAAAGCTGGATGAAGCTGTTGCAGAAGGTGATTTAATTTCTTTGGGCAAAGCTAATCAGCTAATATTGGATACACAGGGAGATTCCTTATTAAGTAAGAATGAATTGACTGCAATGAATTTGTTATTGGAGGATAATAAATAATGAAATATCTTTTAGTATTTTCTTTGATGTTGGCTCTTTCTGGTTGTTTTGGGCAGGCTAGAGTTTATATTGTTCAAGAGGACAACGCACCAATGCAGGTTGTTGATGAACGACCTATTAGGGTTCGTATTGTTGATACGACAACGCAAAAAATTACAGAGGTTGATAAGTTGGTTACTGGTTATTTTGTGCTTTCACCACAGCTTTACAGAAAGCTAGTTAAAACGTCTGCACAAGTATTACCAGAGAAGTAATCATTGTTTTTCTTGCGGTTAGGTGGAACCGGCTGCACTATTAATACATTAGCTTAATTTTGTAATTTAAAAAGCATTCCACCAATTGGAGTGCTTTTTTTGTTAGGTGGTTAATGGCAACAAAACCGACATTAGTAAATAATTTTAAAGCCGTTACAAATGTTAGTAATAAGGTTGATCCTGAAGCCGAAGCTGCAAAACAAGCAGCAATTGCAAAATATAATTCTGCATCAACTGCATATTCTAATGCTGTTGCCGTTTATAATTCTATTCCAGATTCATCCGATCCGAACATAATTGCACAGAAAATTGCAGCAGGATTGGTCGTTGATCAACGTCAACGCGAACTTGCCGGTTATCAGAGTGTTGCACAACGTGAGTCCTTGTCTGCATATTCACAGGATGTTGATCGTACTGGTGTTGGTGCAGACGGTGAAACTCCTACTACTGCTAGTCCAGAGAATAACCAAACAACATCAGAACCAGAACCGGAAACTCCTGCTGTAGCTACAGAGGATGATGTTGATGGTTTTTATTCAGACACTAATTCATCTTATATTTTAGACAAACGTGCACAGGTTTTACGTACTCCTGATAAGTGTAAACATATTTTCTTCTTGGAATCTTATAAATCCATATATAACACAATTCGTGATATAGAGTCTGATGAAGGTGTTGATAATTCTACTAATAAGGACAGAGATGTATTACAGGATAGTATTAGATTTGACACAAGTAAGATTAAAATTACCATTAATCGTTCTGGAACATTTAGAGCTTCAAGTGAATCCAAATCAGATTACGAATTTGATTTTACCGTCTATCTTCCACCGAATGAAGGTAGAGCAAAAGAAGAATACATGGTGGATTCTTGCTTGTGGTGTGCCACTTCATTTACTGAAAAGTTTGCTCAAGAGCCAGAGGAATACAATACAGAATTGACACCGGCTTCAACAGATTCTACATTTACGTTTCCTGTGTTTTTTGTCTCTGATGTGAAGGCTAAGAAGCTATCACCTTTGTATAATATCAAATATCATAATATATATTATGATCCTGATACGAAGGTGGTTGATATGGTTTTTTGGACTAATGTGCGTTCTGGGTGGTTATCTGATACAACAGGTAATGTTGAGTTCTATTCTGCTTATCCGTTTACACGAGAACGAGATTTAAGAAACGTTGGGCGTGTATTAATGGCTGTTACAGGATGGTATGACACAGCTTTAATTACTATAACAACCAAAAATGATAATGATGAAGATGTCAATAGTCAGTTTAGACGCAAGATGTTTATTTTTAATACTCCATATATTGTTCATAACCCCGGTTTAGGTGGAGAATTTGATAATAATCAATATGAACCTGTAGTAGATTCTATACCGTGGGGATTTAAGTTCGTGGAGTTTACTTCATAAATGGCACTTTTGTCTAATCAACGACCAGTAGCAGATGTGAATGTTGAACTGGTGTCTAGAGAACATGTTAAACGAGTGGAAGATACCACTTTTAAGGAAATTTATAGTCAAATTTTAGCAAAACCTGAAATTTCTGTGTCACTTCGTGCATCAATTTCAGTAGATGCTATTAGAAATACAGCACAAAGTGCATCTGCATCACCAGAAAGTCAGTTTCCCAAGCATACAATGGTTGGAAATCCTCTAACCAATACATATTCCTTGTCATTGATTGATCGTGTTATGATTTGTACTCCCATTGCTCCATACTTTAAAATTTATCCAACACGTTTTATGACTACAACCGACCTAAAAAATGGTGCAAGTGGTTCTGAAGCCTTTACCACTGCTTCTGCTTCTGCTGGTATGAGCGTTATGCCAAAGGCATTATATCCTGATTCAGATAATCCTTATGGTTGGACTGTAAATACATGGAGTCCAACGTCAAGTTTGTACAATTCTGTGTTTCATACCTATGATTTTCCATTTATTACCAAGTGTTCTTTGGCAGGAACTTTTGTTGGGACGAATTCACAGTTAGTTAGTAGTAATTTGTTGAAAAAGAACCAACCATTTGCTGTAAATTTGAAAATTGGAGCATTTTCAGAGGCTCAAATAGGATATTTGGACCAATTTGCTTCTGAGGGTATTAATTTTGACGATCCAGATGTTGCACACACACTTGTAGGCAAATATGGGCCTATTTCTGACATAGTTTCCAAGTATAATGCTAATGGTTTTGGTGAATTGTCTTCAGATGAGAAAACTGCGTTATATGATTTTTTTGGATTGGATAAAACGCAAAATGAAAGTACGCTTGAATCAGAAGTTAATTCAAAAGTTGATCAATTTGAGAAATCAGACCAGAAAAAGCCAGATCAGGTTGATATTATACAACGATCTTCTTCTAATATTTTAGTTCCTGCAATTGATATTAATTGGGGCGGTTATACTCTTACGGTTTATAAGACAGGTCAACTTAGATTATCTCAAGAAGGCAAACAATTAGGACCATTACAGAGTTTAGAGGTTGATACGTCTGAAGAGAATTTTTCAGAAATTAAACTAATTATATATCCTGTTGGCACATGTATTTATGTTTTAAAAGGTGAGTTGACTTCTGATAAAATCTTGACAAATAGAGTCGCCTCATTTGATCTTGTTAATCCGGTGATGATTCCTGAATCACCCATAATGGTGACCTTCCGATGTGGTTCAGGAGCGTTTGCATTCTCTCCTGTTGTGCATCCATATTCTGGTGAGTTGGTTAGTCCACCTATGGGTTTATCTGAAGAGCCAGATAATACTGTGGTAAACGTTCATTACGTAGGAAAGTACGGAGTTGGCTCACGTGGAACAGGAACAATAGAGTTTCCTGATCCAAATGACAAAGATAAATTGTATGATTATTTGAAAGGTTGTAAAATTGATTACGAGTTGTTAAGTGCTGGTACTGGTTCTTATTTGTATAAAATTAAATTATCTCCTAATATAGTTCCTACTATTGGAGCAACAGGAGATGAGTTTATGAAAGCAGCAATAAACAGCATCTACTCTCCTGCTGTATACATGTCTCAAATATTTTTCTTACAGAATTTAGAAACTATAAATTATAGTCCTAATCCAGATATTGATAACTGTGATCTTTTGAATATTAATGTCAGTCAGGCAGTGGAAGGTTCTTCAGCAAGTATTACTTTGAATAACAGGCGTGATTCAGCAAATTGCCAATATGCATCTGGTGGTAAATATACTCACCGTGAAGGACGGGATACATTTACTGGTATCAAACCTATTAAGATAGAATTAGGATACAATAATTTATTGTATCGTGTTTTTACTGGTTATGTGACTAATTACAAATATACACGTTCTGGTGTATCTCAATCAACTGTTGAATTAACCTGTGAAGATAGAAGCAAGAAGTTGAAAGAGCAATATGCTGTAAACTTGCCCTTTTTCGATGGTTGGTGCCACCTTGCAGCTATGTATTATCTTGCACGTTATGCTGGCTTGGCAGATGATGAATTTTATCTTTACCAAGATCCTGTAACTGGTAATGGTACTACTATTGCTAGTTTGTTAACTGGTAATTCTCAAATCATGCAAGGTGGTTGTTTTGAGGGACATGTTAACCAATCCTTTACTCCTAATCAGCAGGGCATATCTTCAGATTATTTACATATGCGATTGCCTATGGCATTGATTATGGCGGGTGATTCACCAAATTATGCATTCCAAATGGGTACTCCAATTTGGAGTTGTATGGAAGAAATACGATCCTTCTCTAATTGGTATATGTATTTTAATAATTGGGGTAATCTTGTTTATGGTCCACCAAAGCTTATTGTTGATAATATTAGTAAAACTTTTAAAGAAGTATCAGATTGTGGTGATTTTAATGAAATAACTCGAAATATGAATGTAGAATACAATACTGCTGATACTCGTAACTATGTGTTTTTACAAGGGCTTACGTGGCTTGGTCCTAAAATTGGTACTCCCGGTGGTGAAAAGGGGCAATGGTCACCACATATTTCTGTTGGGGCTAAGGCTGGTTGGCCTAATGACCAGACTGATTTTGCACACTGTCCGTGGAGACGCGCAGCATTTATGAGAAATCCTAAATGGGAAGATGTGCGATTATTACAATTAGCAGCAAGTGAAATGCTTCGTAGGTCTATTAGATACAGGGGTGTGGAAAACTTTGAGTCTTGGGGACATCCAGAAGTATTTCCATATCATGTAATTACTATAGATGAATCTGGTAGAGATGAAACAGGTGTGAATGGAATGGATGTAATTGTGGCTGCACATAATTTGTCTATTAATGTCAGTGATTTATTATTGACTTCACAATTTAGTTGCGAGACTTTGGATCAAACAGCAATTGATTATGATCCTAACTTACCACCGAATAAGAGAGATTAGTCATGGATTACGGAAATGAAACTAGTGTTTATAAGCTGAGAACTCCTGCACTTGGAGATTACATTTCTCCAAATGAGGATTTTCGTACTGCTCGTATTATAGAGAATGAATTATATGGTGGTGTTCGTGCTCATTCAGGTGGACATGGAATTGTTCGTTCTGGTAATTGGTCATTGGTAGCTTCTGGTTTAAATTACAAGGCAATTCTAACAGAAGTCAAGGCTGAAGGAAAACCCGCAGTAGAAGGTTTTATTAATCAGATTTATTTTTATAGTGATGAGGCATTGTCATGGGATGGTTTGGTTAATGGTAATACTTATTACTTATATGTTCAATTAGTAGAGAATTCAACTGTTTCAACACGTCTTCATAAGAAAGTTTTAACTGGTGCCAATACAACAGGGTTGATACCAGAAGATGCAGTATTAGTTGCTACAATGTATTTGGATGAGCCGGGATCATCTATTGTTGATAAGAATCCTTTGGGTCGTATTAATATTCCAATTTTGGGTGATCACATTGCGGATAATAAAGACCCACATGGATCAATATTAAATCAGTCATTTGTGGTTTGTTCCGGTATTAATGTCCTAGGATATTTATATTATCGGGCTTTAGAGGTTGATAATCTTCTAATTTCCGGTAATGGTTTAATTTCTGGTAACTTGACAGTTCTTGGAAACTTTACATTATCTGGTGACGTTGTTTTGTTTGGTAATATTACATTTAATGAAATGATTATTCAAAATTTGAAATGTGATAGTTTAACTGCAAGTACTGCTGAAATTTACTCAGGGCTAGACGTATATTCTAAATCTTTATTTAGAAAGAATATGGAACTTGCCTCTGGTGTTACTGTTGATGGTTTTGATCCAAGTGTAGGTATTGGATTGATTGATGGTAGCAATGCAGATGCATTACACACACACGTATTGGGTTCATTAGGCGTCAATCTTAAGACGATTAATCTAAGTCCAGAATATAGAAATACAGTTCTTTCTGGTGGTGCCACTTCCGGTATTTATGGTGTATTTGCACCTGTTCGTGTTTATGAAGATAATATGTATGATTGGTTCCCAAGGGCTACTTCTGGTACTGCTGCATTTACTCAAACCAAGATTCGATTACCAATGGATTTTGACAGACTAGATCGTGTTATTGTGCGACATGGTATGGGTGATGTTTTATCTGGTAATAATATTAATCTTACAATTGCTGACAAGGACAATACACCACTAATTATTACATCTACGCCAGCACAGTTATCCAGCAGTGGTATTATTGACACAACTCTTTACTTCTCTGGTGGTAATTTGGTTGCTGGTCAACCAATCACAATAACAAACAGATTATGGACTGTTTCAGGTGTTCATGCGTATTTGGGTGATATTAATATTTGGTATGTTCCTACTATTGGTGAACGTATTCAGTTTGAGTGGAGTCAAGCGGGTGCAGTAACAGCACCAGAAGCTAATTGGGATGCCTTACGTTCTACACCATATGCATTAAGAATTGATAAGGTTATTGCTACACAGGGTGTTGGATTGTCTGGTGTTTCTATTTTCTCATTGAATACAGGAGCAATTGGAGCTACACCAACAAATATTTTGGCTGGTACTGAAAAGCCATTTATTAATTTTAGTGACAGTGGTGCAAGTTTCCAGACTGATACTAAAACTATTTATAACAAAACCATTAATGCAAATGATATTATTTCAGTATCAATTGATAGTATTGCATCTGGTTCACAGGATGCTTCAGTGCAATTAATAGCCTACAGGATATAAAATGCCAGAAAGATCATTTAGTTCCATAGATGTACCAAAATCAATAGGTGTAGGGTCAATTCCTACTTTGACACAGAGTACTCTGTCTATTGATGTACCAACAGATATCAGTATTGATACTCTTTCAAATGTTTACCTTACGTTATCTGTAACCCCACCATCTGATGGCTCTAAAAATCTTAATATTTTTGTTGGGCCAGATACTATTACTGAATTGGACAATATAACATGTTTGCATAATAGTTATCATGGTAATCTTTATTTAGTTGATATTACATACCCAACCAATAGAGAGGTTTATGCATATCCGTTATCTAATTGGGTTTCATTGATAAAAAATTCTTCCACGATTAATTGGGTTTTATCTATTTATAATTGGTCTGATTTTACAGGAGTATTAAATTCATGGTCTATGACATATTATTATGGACCAGATGTTTCGATTCCAGCACAACCGTTAAATCCTGTTGTGCGTGGCGTAGGTAAGTATTATGGTACTGGTTCTGGATTTACAAGAACAATTGATTATGTAAGGAAAATTGCAACATGTGCAGTAGGAATGGTTGATGTACCTATTCCTATATTAAGTGGTATTTCCAAGGTAGGTAATGCTATGGCTGTATTTGAAAATAATGATGCAGAAGGAGAGGTATCAGTTGCATTATATAAAGTAGGGAGTAGTGGTTTAATAACTAAACTATTTGAATCTGCTTTAACAGTACCATTAGGTTTTTATAGTTTCTTTTTGCCAGTGTATAATGATTTGCTAACTGCTGGTGAGCACTTGTTTTATACTGTTGAATCAACAGATATTACTAATGCACATCTGACTATTCAAACAGCTTTAATGGGGGTTTAAAATGATTTCTGGTGTTGGTTCATTACTAAGTGGTTTAGGTACAAGACCTGATTTAACCCCATTTTATTACATGGGTAAGACACCCGTTTATAATCTTCCATATCTAGAAGCAGGTAATATTTTACCAGACGGAACATATAAACGCTCATCTAAAGATGAAAAGACAAAAGCTACAATTATTGAGAATACGTTGGTTGGTCTGTTAAGAACTCATGGCAGACTCAGTTTTATGGCTACAGACGGCATTGCTGAAGAAGCACATAATCACGCAGCAAATATGTTGATTGTTAAAGCCACATATCCTTTAGCAATTATTAATAATATTGTTGTTGGATTCGATCAAATTGGAACTGAGATATCATGGTCTGGATTGTCTCAGACAGGTTCTAATTGGTTGTGGTTGTCATTGGTCGAAGAAGGAGAAAGTAATTTTGGGTACAAGAGTTCAATTGCTTTCAGAGATGTCACAGCACAGTTTACGGTAGACAATCCAAATCCACCAGATAATAGAAGTGTATTATATGCCACATTTACGTCAGGTATTGGAATTAACTTAAATCCAGTTAATAAGACACCTTTTACCATTGTTTCAGACCACGTATTTAATGGGCAAGACCCGCATGGTCTTATTTTAAATCAACAGTATTTGAATACGTCAGGATTGGAAATTATTAATCAGTTTAATTGGGATTCCAGTGTTGCATCAGGACAGCCGAATATATTGTACAAAAATAGTATTACGTATGAAACAACAGCAACGCTTGGGGTCGGTTGCGAAATTATTGCTTCTGGTATATCAGGTAATATTTTATCTGGAAGTTTTCCAAATGGTTTAATGCATCAAAATGAATATACTATTTCTAATTTAGCCGTTATTGGTAATTGTTCTGTTACCTATTCTGGTTTGTCTGTTTCTGGCTCTTCATTCCATGATGATATTAGTTTGGGTAGCGGAATTACGATGGATGGTGTCTATCCATATATATTAGCAAAATTAATAAGCAAAACTTCTCTGTCCGGCGGTTCTGCTTATCACACGCATGCTTTATTGGATTTAGCCGAAGGCACATCATCATTGTTCCCTAAATATGATGGACAGGCATTCCAACCAACACCATATGGTGATTCATTAGATAGGGTTATTTATAATACTGACTTGGAAAATGGACCAACGTTGAGACGTGAATTCAATACTGGATATCGTGGTGCTACTTATGTACAATCTCCTAATATGAAAATATTTATAAGACAATATATGCCACAAGGTTATGATAAATTGGATAAGATTGAAGTTCACCATAAAGTAATGCATAATGGTCTTTATTACTATTATAAACACCCAAAATTAACTGCCAGAATTATAGATGCTGCTGGCAATGCGTGGACTCCATACCAAGGTGCAAATTTGCACATTGTGTCAGGAAGTGAAGGCTCATTATACATGACCATAAGTGGTATTGATCAAACCAATTTAGCACCTAATTATCCATTTGATTTAGAATTAACAATGACTGCACCAATATCCTATGCATCTGGAACAACAGTCTTGCTTGGTGAAATTGTTACATATTACACTTCTCAAAGTAATTAATTTTCGCTTGACAAATCCAACTGAGTCAGTATAATCTTCATAAGAGTATCCATGTGGGATATTCTATATATGATTGGAGAATGAATGCTAAAGCTTTTACCTTTACTTCTTTTGTCTATCAGCGTTTTCGGCAGTGATAAGGTAGATGTGTGGAGTAAGTATAAGGATGGTATTTATAAAGCCGCAAAGGCTTACGTGGCAGAATTTTCCACAGAGAAGGATTGGAAGAAGTGGAATGACGATTTAACTGAGAAGTTGGAAACTAGAAGTTTGGAAACTGTTGCTTTAGATTGGTTCGCGGATAACCGAAGTGATTTAGAAGATAAGATTCCTTCCGCAATTGTAAAAGCATGTTTTTTCTTTATTAAGTTTGTGGATACCAATACTTTACCTCCATCTAGTGTTCGTGCAAATTTTACTGAACAGAATATGGAAGCATTACAGGGTTATTTGGAACAGTGTGTGGAAGAGGTTAAAGTGGACAAGGAGAAAAAGAAATGAAGATTTATTTGATCCATCCCATTAGTGGATTATCGTATGAAGAGGTTGTGGCTTATTACAATACCAAGGTTGATTTTTGTAAGAATTATTTGGGTTTGGATGTTCTTTGTCCAATGACAGGTAAGAACTATCTTCGTAATGAATTAGCACTTCGTGCACATGGTTATGATAAGCATCCAGCATCTACAAATCATGCTATTTATGAGCGTGATAAGTGGATGGTAGCTTCAGCAGACATTGTGTACGCGAGTTTTGTTGGTTGTAAGGCTGTATCTATTGGTTCTGTGATGGAGTTGGCATGGGCATCCCATTTTGGCAAGCATTCCATTCTTGCTATGGAAGAAGATAATATTCATCGACACGCTTTTGTTCTTGAGGCAGCAGATATTATTTTCTCAAATGAGAAGGATTCTGATGAGTATTTGACTAAATTGGTACGTGGTGGGCTATGAACTTTGTAATGAAGGATATTGATGATATTAAAGCTGGTGATACCATCTTTAAGGGTGATTCAAGAGGTTATTTAATTGGTTACAAGATTAAACAAATTAAAAAGCTTTCTGTAACGACTGATTTTGGAGTAAGTGTCTCCTACATGTTCGTAGATGAAAATGATGATGTATGGCAATTTTGGGGTGCGAAACATAAATACCTTTGTTTACAAGGAGAAGAATGATGACAAGTAGTAAGAAACACAATGTTGATGATCTTGAGAATCAACGAAAAAAGGCAATGGAAGCATTTGAGAAAACATTAATTGGTTTTCTCAAAATGACTGGTGGTGCTCAGTCAGAAGTAAAAATTAAAATAAAGAAGCGGGGTAAAAGTGAATTTAGTAAGGCTAAAAATTCATATGGACCAACTATTAAATCAGTTTATGAATTAGCTGTAACTAATGTAAAAGTAGTAAAACCACGAACAAAGCTTACAAATAGAAAGAGTCAGTTTTCAAAGGTTGATCAAATAGACCTTGTTGATGAAAAAAAGCAGAAAAGAGATTCAAAGGGTCGATTTGTTAAAGAATAATTGATGATTATTGATATTAAGCAGGAAATACAACAATTCATAGTTTCTCCTGAACATTGTACCATTACATATCAACAGGAGCAGCATGATAGTCCAACAATCCTTGCCATGTTGCAGGGATTGTTGACTTTCAAAATCGGTAGGGATGGAAAGTATACATCTTCTATTTGTGATTTTTTCATTCTTCGTAGTTTGTTAAATACTTCCAATGTTCCGATTAATTTTAATTATTCAGATATGGCATTGGATATTTGTAAGAAGTATATTGTTTTACGATCAGAGATAGATAATTACAAAAATGGTAAGTATAATGACCAGATTAATCCTAATTTAAGATCAGTACCATTCTTTGATCAGAAGTCAGCTACTTCTTTCCTATTGTTTCGTGAACAGGGTATTAATGCCTGTTCAGTCGGCATTGGTAAGACATTATCAGCATTGTCAGCGTACAATATCTTACATAATCAGAAAAAGGTGGCAGCAGGTATTATCTTTGTAACCAATAATGGTAAGCTGACTTGGAAGAACGAGATTATAAAGCACACTAATTACACCTATAAGATTATTCGTAATGGTACTGAGAAGGTGATGGAAGACATTGACAACTTTACTCAAGACCTTCTGGTTGTACACTACGATTGTTTGTTGTCTGAGTTGGTTGTAGGTTCTTTGTGTGCACTGCCGATCAACTTTGTAGTTTTAGATGAAGCACATATCTTTAGGAATATGAATGCTAAACGGTCAGAGGCTATACATGCAATTGTAGATTCGTGGAAACCAAAGTACCGTTATGCATTGACAGGTACTCCGGTAGCTGAACGACCAATTGAAGTCTATAGTATTCTTAAGATTTTGAATCCTTTGGTGGTTCCAGCGAAGACACGGTTTGAAAATTACTTTTGTAAGAAGATTTTAATCAAGCCAAAAGGCCGAAGACAGAAAGTACCGATTATTAAAGGTTACAAGAATCTTGAACAATTAAAGTATTTGGTAGATATGTGGACTTTTAGAAAAACACACGATGACGTTGAAGGTTTCCCTGAAACGATGTTGACTATTCATAAGACAGAACTTGGTGAGGAACAACGTGCAGTATATGATAGAATTAAGGAAGAAACATACAAGGAAATAGCTGCAAATCCAGAGAAGGCATTACACCTTAACTCTATTATTACCAAGACTTTACGGTTGAGACAGTATTTAGTTCATCCATTCTTATTAGGTGAAACACAGAAGTCAGCAAAGTTTGAAGCGTTAGATGCTTTGTTATCTGAGATTCTAGATGATAAAAAGCAGAAGGTGATAGTGTGGTCTTCATTTAGACCAGCATTGGATATGGTAGTTAACAAGTATTCAGAGGGTTATGGTGCTGCTTTGAATGCCGGTATTGCGAATGGTCTTACAATGCAGCAGAGAAGTAAGAATATTGAAGATTTTATAAATCCCAAGTCAGGTTGTAGGATTCTCGCAAGTATTTTAGACGATGAAATCTCTGCCAGTTCAAATTTGGGTATAGCTAGAACGGCTATCTACTTAGATGAACCGTTGTCTCTTCTAACTCTAACACAATCGAGAGGAAGAATTCAAAGACGTGATGCAAAAGGTACGTCAACCCTGATTGTACTTAACTGTGAGGACACGGTAGATGAATGGGTTCGTAAACTGTTAGAGAGAAAAGAAAGCTTTGTGAATCAGGTTGTGAATCCTGATGAAGAGTTGATTGAGACAGAAGATTTTCTTAGTGTGTTGAAAGGTAGTAAGAAGTGAAAATAGTAAAACATCATTTTAAGGACGGAGACAAAGAGGGGTATCAATTTTGGTTCTGGTGTCCCGGTTGTAATGAGGCTCATGCTTACACTACTCCACCTTGGATTTTTGATGGAAATATGGAATTACCAACATTTACACCATCTTTGTTGTGTAATCAGAATCATGCATCAAGCAGGTGTCATTTAATTATGACTAAGGGTAAGATTCATTATTGTGGTGATTGCTGGCATGATAAAAAAGGTACAGTAGTAGATATGGTGGACGTACCAGAGTGGCTTGCAGGAGAGTCTAATTAATGAAATATATTCCAATAGTATCAAAAGAAGAAATTAACAGACGAGCAGAGATTATAAAACCTGTAATTATGCACAATGATGTTTTAATGTATATTAAACCTGTTAATTTGTACAGTGTGGCTTATACATGGAGTGCTGAATTTACAACAGAGGCAAAAGGTATTATTCCTTGTGGTGATTTTAAAACGTATCATTCATGGTCTTATTATGGATTTTTTAAACCAACTATTTTTGAAGTATTAGCACAAATTCCAGAAAAGATTTTAGATGTTGCTGTTGCTTTTGAGATTATCAGGCATCCAGAAGATTCACATGATTTAAATAAAGATTTAGAGGCTTTAAACGAAGGCTATCATGTAGCCACAACCAGATTTTACAAGAAGGGTTAATTGAATGGCAGAAGAAGAACGTTTTCCATTTGGTATTGAGTTTCAAAAGAAGTTACTCAATTTGTTGTTAAATGATCCATTAATGTTAGGTCGAATTATTGAACATGCTAAACCACAATTCTTTGACACTGAACAGCTTCAGTGGATTTATAAGAAGATGGTAGAATATTACAAAAAATATGATAAGGGTATCACAATTGATGTTTATATTAATTTCATTCAGGAAACACTTCCACAGGATCAATGGCCACAGTATATTACGGTTCTGAAGGAAGTTAGGGACATTGACAGCAGTACAGACAAAGAATACTTGTTGGACAATTTGACACGATTCATAAAACGTCATATTTTCGTTCGGGGATACGACAAGATTAAGTCCCAGTATGAAAAGAATGACATTGATGGTGCACTAACAACTAATCAGGAGGTTATTGACGTGTGTAACAAAGTAAGCTTGGAACCACCAAAACGAACATTCTTTTTTAATGACATTCAAAAACGTATTACTCGTAGAAGTTGTTTTGAACAGGGTGTAGAACGTATTGAAATGGGTGTATTCCCATTAGACAGTCAGACAGGTGGTGGACTAGCCAAAGGCGAAATGGGTGTCGTTGTTGCAGATGCCAAAGTTGGTAAGTCTATTTTCCTTATGAATGTTGGTGCTTATGTTTGTATGCGATATCATGGAAATTATAAAGTATTGCATATTAATCTTGAGGGACGTGATGGACAGACGGATGATCGTTACGATTCACGATTCCTGTTACAATCTTATACTGATGTAGTTCATAATGCCATTCCACAGGAAGCATATAGGAATTATGAGAAGTATGGTAATTCATTGGTAGTTTGTAATATGTTGGATTTTGATAGGACTCCATTGCACATTGTAGAAGAGTTGGATAATCTTGCAAAATATAACTTTAAACCTGATTTGGTGATTGTAGACTATGGTGATTTGCTAACTCCAAGAAAGGGTGGAGAAGGTAATACATATTTGGATCAGCAGTCGGTTTATCGGGATTTGAAAACCATTGCCAATACATATAATGTGGTGATGTGGACTGCTTCACAGGTTACACGTGCACCAATGGGGTCGAATCCTAGAATTGATGAAAATTTCGTCTACACAAGGCAAAATTTGGCTGACTGTTATAGTAAAGTACGTGTTGCTGATCTTTTGGCTACATTAAATGTAACTGACGCTGAAAAGAAAGCCAATAAAATGCGAATTTATTTGGATGCATATCGTGATCAGGCTTGCGGTTATACCTATACCATTCATACAGATTATAATCGAATGCTATTCTATAATCCAAGTCAAGCTGATTATGATAGCTATGCTAGAAAGCTTGCATTTTCTTCTTGACAATTCCTTAGCTTCTTATTATAATACTAAGTAGAAAGGGTTATTTATGGAAACTATTCAAACACAGACGGATAAGAGTTTTGACTGTCTTTATAAGGTATTAGAGCATAATCACCTTATAAACCCTTGGACTCCTGAGAATAAGCCTATTGTTCTTCGTGGATTCCAGCAAACGGTTGTTAACCAATTGCCAGAACTCCTTAATAAGCAACAACTTGTAGGTGCAGAGATTTACTGTGCTGGTGGTAAGACTATTCTTACTGCTACTGCTGCACTTCCTTATCTTAAGGATGGTAAACGAGTTGTATTCATTTCTCCTAAACGTGATGCTATGGTGCACTTCGTTAAGGAGTTTAAGCGTGTTCTGACCCAACACATGGGAATTCTTCCAGAATCGTACATTTATGCACGATATAATACGAGTATGGAACTATTCCCACCGAATGCAATGGTTTACATTGTTACACCTTATGACGTTGTTAAGGGTGCTTCAGATGTAGTAATTAGTGGAGCATTGGGACAGGCTGGACTTGTTATCATTGATGAAGTTCACCGTATTCCACATGACCCTGAAAACGAAACTGCAATTATTGGAAAAGTTGAAAAGATTATTCGTAAGAAGGCAATGACACAAGGTGCACACGTTTTGGCGGTTACAGGCACTTATGGACGTGCAGATGGTAAGGCACCCTTTGGGCAACACACACCAGATATTAAGGTTACTGCTCAACAGTTGATTCTGGAAGGCTCTTTGTCTTCACTGTATGGTATGAGTGTTCCAATTGATATTAAAGTTAATGATGAAGAGATTGTTAATCGTAGTGAAATGGTTTTGTTACGAATGGCACGAAAGAAGCTACTTAAATATCTTGATTTGTGTGCTGATGGAATTTTGAAGACAGTTAAGTTGGAAGAAGAGAGTGCTAAGGAGCGGGGAGCTAAGAAACCTGCTGGACATGCTGTATTTGTGTCACGTCAAAGCGAAGCAACGGACCTTTGTAATATTCTAAATAAGCGTCTTGGATACGAAGGATTTATTGCTTACGTTTCAGGTGATAAGAAATTAGGTATTGATGGAATTCCTCCAAAAGAACGCGAAGCAATTCAACAGAAATTAAATTCTGGTGAGTGTATTGGCTTTGTTACAGTGATGTTGGGTGTGGAGTCGATTAACATTCCACGATTGAAGTATTGTCATTGTATTGCACGAATTAAGTCTGAGAATAAGTTGCTACAGGCTCTTGGACGTGTTATGAGGTTGCCATCTGAAACTGATGCTGATTGTTGTCTGGTTAAACGTGAAGCAGTGTTTATTGATTATCAGGTGATGCGTACTAGGGTTATGAGGCTTTGTTGCGGAATTAGAACTATTGCACAACGTGGTGGTTCTAATCGTCCTAAGATTGGTAAAGATGGTAATATTTTTGCTAATAGGGATGGATTTGACATTACTTCTCTTGGTATGGAAAATTATGAGGCTTGGATTAGGAAGGAAAGTGGTGTAGAGGATAGGGATGCAGAAATGAAGAAACTTGCCTTGATTGCAATGGCTAAGGCAGGACTTCCAAGACCTTCTTATAAATGTAAGGGTAAGTAATTATGGAACTTTGGGAAGACCCTAAACAAATTGAACAAGCTGTAAAGGATAAAATTTGGGAAAAATATACAGAAAAACAATTAAGTAGAGTTTTGGACCATTATTTATCTTCTTCACATTTTTGTTATGATGTTAATTTTAAAAAGGTGTTAAAAAGGTTAAGTCCAGAATGGTTTGCTGGTTATAGTGCACGAGTAAATAAAAAGAAACTTATAGCCTTGGCAAAAAATGGTAATTCAAAACCAAAATCTGAAGATAGTAATGGTAAAAGGAATAAACTCACTGAAGCTTTTTATCGTTATACTCGCAAACGAGAGGGAGAATATGATGTTAACTTTGTAAATACTATTCGTAAAATTAATCCCTCATGGCTTATTAGACAAAAAGATACAGGAGCACAAAATAGAGAGCAGTTTTTACAAATGGCAAAAAACGGAGAACCAAAGCCAGATAAAAAGCAGAAGCATCTTATTTATTCATATTTTCATCTATCTAGGAAGGGATTTTTTCCCACTTTTGAAACTGAACTTCGGGCAGTACGTCCTGATTGGTTTCTTAAAGGCAAATCATTTGAAGGTAATCAAGCACAGCAGGAATTGCTACGACGTGCAATAAATAAAGAATCTCGACCTAATTATGTAACTGAGAAAAAACTACATTCTTTTTTGGCTAATTATACGTGTAAGACTAGTAAATCTTATGACGAGCAATTTGATATTGAGATTCGTAAGTTGGCACCACAATGGTTTAGGAGTAAGTAATTATGGAACTTTGGGAAGATGAAAAGCAGATTGAGCAAGCCATAAAGGATAAGATATGGGAGAAGTATACTACAGGAAAGTTTTTACATAATCTTTTTTCTTATACTAATAAGAACTCAGCAATGTATGATGAACATTTTACTAATAATCTTAAACAACTTAGGGCAGATTGGTTTATAACACAATATGATAAAGTTAATGAAAAGAAAAATGAACTATTAAATATGCCTAAAGAGTCTCAAAAACCAGATGTAACCAGTGTACTTGGGTCTGCTTTATGCTGTTATACAAACCCTAAAAAAGCACAATTTGATTTAGAATTTACAAAAAAAATTAAAAATAAACAACCAGCTTGGTTTGAAGACAGCGTTGAAATCAACAAGTAAAAACTTATTGAAATGGCTAAAAAAGGAACGAAACGCCCAAATAAAAATGATATATTAGGCAGTAGGTTTAGTGCTTATATTAGTATGAATAGTCCGTGCTATGATAAAAACTTTGTTAATATTATTAAACAAATAAGACCTGATTGGTTTATTACACAATTTGATAAAGCTAATATCCAAAGAGAAAAAATACTTGAATTGGCTAAAAATGGAAAAGAAAAACCAAAAATGACTACTGCTTTAGGTTGCGCTCTATATCAATATATGCTTAGAGACAAAAACTTTGTTAATATTATTAAACAAATAAGACCTGATTGGTTTTTTACAAAAGATGATATTTGGAATGAAAAATACAATGAATTAAAAGAATTTATTAATATTAATAATAGGTATCCTACTTATGCTTCTAAAGATAAAAAAGAAATAAAAATTTTGTATTGGATTTCAAATCAACGGGCTGCTAAAAAAGGACAAATGCGTAATAACTTAACAAGGGAGAGAATTAAATTGTTGGAATCATTACCTAATTGGCAATGGGAATTAGATTTAGATAAAATTTGGAATATTAAATATAATGAATTAAAACAGTTCATTAAAGTTAATAGCAGATTTCCTACACAAAATAAAAAAGAAAACAAACTTTATACGTGGATTAATACTCAACGCAGTATGAAGAAAAAGAATAAATTAATAAGACAAAGAATTAAATTACTTGAACAGTTATTTAATTGGCGGTGGGAATTGGATTTAAATGAAAAATGGTTTAATAAATATAATGAATTAAAAAAATTTATTAAAACTAATAAAAAATATCCAAGCAAAGAATCTAAAGATATAATAGAGAAAAGTTTGGGTTTATGGATTAGTACACAACGAAAAAGTAAAAAAGGTTTTGGGAGAGGTAAAATGACACTAGAAAGAATTAAGCTATTAGAAGAATTACCTAATTGGAAATGGGATGGCAAGTTTTTTAGTTAAACAGGAGGAAAAATAATGAATCGCTTTCCTTGGCTTAAAGAAAATTCAAAACTTATACATAGTATTGAAAAAGGAGATATTTTTGAGCACTTTATCCCCCTGCTTACTTTTTGTGAGCAGCATAAATTACTGTTAGAAAATTGTTTTGAAAATAAAACAAAACAAAAAGAAATCACAGAGCAACTGATAAAAATTAGGAATTCCATTGTTTCAGAATTAGGATATGATTTATATAAACATTTTTTTCTATGTATATCTAGACGAATACCTAAAGGAAAGTGTCCCATTACTAGGGGTCTTCAAGAAGCAAAAAAAGTACAAACTTTTTTGTCAGAAACTTCTGACCCAAAAGTGGCCCACGTTGCACAAATTTTACCTTTATGTGTTGGTGTAGATTTAATAGTAGGTAATTGGCAAGCAAAAATAAAACCTATAAGTTTGGAAAGTAACGATTGTATTGCACAATTAATGTGCGGTTGTCCAAAATGTATTGCATCTTTTGGAAATATACATCCAAGTAATGTAGGTGTTCCTTATCCTAATATTTTACCAGAAAAAATATAATTTAAATAATGCAAACATTATTTAGTAAATCTCGTAAGTCTCGTGATACCTTCTGTAAAGAGAAGGATAAGATTCTACACCCTATTCTAGAATCTTTATCACTCTCTAAGAATTTCAGAGCACTACTGATGCCTAATCTATTTGGGCATGAGGCATTTTATCTAGTGGAGAATGGTGTTCCAGCCTCTAACCTCTTTGCAATCGAAGATAACTCTGTAGAGCAGCACAATGATTCCTACGATGTGCATAAGGAAATCAAACTATGCCAGCATCCAGACCGTCAAATCCTTAAAGGCATGAAGACTACAGAGCATCCAGAACCCCTCTCACGTGCGCTGGATGAAGCCTATTGGCAGTCTGATGGGCAACCATTTGATTTGATCTACCTTGACTTTCTATCACAACCTGACTATGAAAATCATTACAAACATGGTATTCTTAAGATTCTTGAAGCAAACATGCTAAATCTTACCTCTACCATGATTCTGACTTTTGGAAGAGGTCGTAGTCACCATGATACATGTGAGATTAATAAGCAGTTATTACAACAGGCAAAAATTTCCGGGTTACATACTAACCTATCATTGCCAACAGAGATATATCTAGCAGCAGCAATTAAACAATCGGGACATGTGCTACCATGTGAATTGTTCAGTAAGTCCTATATATCGAAAAACGATAATAGGAGAACTGAATTTATCACAACTGTAGCAAAATTTTGTGCTTGACATTTCAAGAGTTGCTTGTATAATTTGATGAGGATAAAGGAGAGAGAAAATGACAAAGATGCAAAAAGCAGCAAAGAAGGCATGGGTTACGATTCGTCGCAAGAAGCAGGCTAGGCATGATGCAGCAGTCAAGGCGTGGAAAACTCGAAAGATGAAGTCTGTTCTGATTCAAATGGCAAAAGCTGGTTTGCCACGACCAAAAGAATGCACTAAAGAAACAGTTTATATTAATAGGCCGTGGCCAAAGAAGTTTTCACGTGAACGAATTAGGAGTCTTTATAGTATATATTCTGATGCGGAAAAGGTTGCCGATATTGTGGGTTGTTCCAAAGAAACAGTTTATCTTGCTATTTATAAGTAATTTAATAAGCGGCTGATACTAAAATGATGATGTGTTGTAATAAATGCTTGGTGTAAATATAATGTATCAAGCATTTATTACATAAAGGAAAGATAGTGGTGCAGAAACAAATTAAATTAAGTACATTAAGAGCATACGTAATTCATCTTAAGATAATGTTTTATTTTCATATGTGGATAAGATCAAATTTAAAGTTTGATTTACAAAAAGCATTATATCCTAATTTGTATAATAATTTTCTTGGCAGAGTTTATCTTTATTTTCGTTTTTTATACCACATGTTCACAGGTTTTTGTGATGCATTTATTGATGTTAGCCCGAAATTTATGTTTAAAAAAATTCATGCTAAAAGACAACTAATGTTTGATAAATTTATGGAGAGAAAAAAGCTTAAGTGCGAGAGGGAAAAATTTAAGCAAGAATTAAGAGGAAAAGATAGTATAGAGCCAGTTTAGTAATATTTTCTTCTTGACATTTCAAAGTTTGTCTGTATAATGAATCATAAGGAGATTAAAATGGCAAAGCATTGTTGGGGAGCATATGATACTGTAGGTGATTATTTATTTGAACGAACTTTCTCTTCTCGTAAAGAAGCAAGAGAATATTGTGAGGGTGACTACGCCTTAAAAGTTGTAAAGCTTGTTATTCAGCCTGAGAAGAAGAAGGAAAAAGTAAAGTATTATTTTTATAATAAGTTTTATTATAAAATTGAAAATAATAAGGTCTATACTTATTATGAAGATGATAAGCGGTGGGGTGTTATTCCATCAATTACAACTCCAGAATGGGTTAGAGAAAATATGACTAAAGTTAGTATTGATGTAATTAAGACAATTACTGGGAAAGAATAATATGAGTAGCCAGATTTTTATGGGTAATGGTGACCACTCTATGGCAGAGTGTTATCAACTTCATCTAAAATTGGATAAGGCATTAAATCTTATTAGTGGAATGCAACAAATGGGTGAAGGTCCACAAGTTACTTATGATGATTTTGAGGTAAAACTTATAGCAATTGAAATTTATACAAAACTTACAGGGGCAGCTCCAAAGGTTTAAAGATTAGGAATGTTAATTATGACAAAATATGAAAAAGCAGCAGTTGAAGTTATTGCAAGAGTTATTCAGGAAGAAACTGAACATCAATGGCATCGAAGAAATGGTTATATTGATGATGATACACCAAATACAGTTTCAGAACAGGATATTGAGTTGGCTAAACAGAAGTTGTTTAATATTTTGGATAATTTGTTAAATCCACCGGCTAATTACTCATGATTATGCAACAGTTAAACTTTCTTTTAGAACATTTACCTATTGTAATAGGAATTGTTTTTCCCCTTTGTTTTATAATTTTTGGTTTAGAGTCAAGGGTTGAAAAGTTAGAAAAATTTATAAAGGAGAAGGAAAATGGCAAAGAAAAAGGCAGTAAAGACTAAGAAGGTTCCCACTGAGCTTATTGTTGTTCTTGATAAGTCCGGTTCAATGGGTTGCGTTCGCACAGATACTATTGGTGGTTTTAATACCTTACTAGCGGACCAAAAGAAGTTAGGTGGCGATATTAAGGTATCATTGGCATTGTTTAATGCTGAGTACAGCTTACTTTATGACGGTGTTCCCATTAAGGATGTTAAGGATTTGGATGATAACAGTTATGTTCCTTCTGGCAGCACTGCTTTATTAGATGCTGTTGGCCGAACGATTGACGCTGTAAATCGTCGTATTGACAGCACTCCTAAGAAGAAACAACCAAAGAAAGTTATTGTTGCAATTATTACGGATGGGCAGGAAAATGCCAGTAGTGATTTCACTAAGTCACAGATTCAGGAAATGATTAAGACACAGCAGGGTAAGAAGTGGGAATTTGTGTTCCTTGGTGCTAATCAGGATGCATTTGCTGAAGGTGCTTCCTATGGTATTGCAGGAGCATCCAGTTGTAATTTTAAACATACTGGTGGTGGTGTTCGTTGTGTTTATTTGGCTTTGTCTGCTCATACTCAGTCACATCGAACAGGTGGGCAGGGTGTTGATATGACTACAGCATATACTGCTGCTGAAAAGAAGAATAACCCATGAAGACTAGACAAGGCTTTGTCAGTAACAGTAGCTCAAGTTCCTTTGTAGTTATTGTAAAAAAGAAAACATTAGAAGCAGCAAAGGCTACTTGTACTGAGGAAGAACGTCTAGCTGTTTCTGCTTGTGAGCAGGAATTTACATTTTGTGGTGAGAAGCTAGTTCTTATGATGATTACCACAGGAGATAGTTATAAAAACTCTTTTCATACTGTTGCGTGGAAGTATAATGAAAAACAACCAAAAGTAAGGGGTTGTGACCATAAATTACCAGAAGGAGATATTAAATATTGTCCTGAGTGTGGTTGTCGTGCGTGGAGAGACGCTGAAGTTATTTCTAAATTTAGTTTAGAGTGTGCTTTTAAAAACTTTGTTGAGAGTTTAAAAGAAATTGGTGGTGATAGCGTTTACGTAGATAGTACATATACCTAAAAGGAGAACAGAAATGAAGATTCGTAATGGTTTTGTCAGTAACAGTAGTTCCAGTAGTTTTTGTATTTTTGGTATTCATTTGGATGAAGATGCAGACTTATCATTTTTACCACAGGATAAGTATGGCGATGCTTATATTGAAGGTTTAGAAATCCATCAACAGGATTATGCTACCTATATTGGTCGGTCATGGTCTTCTGTTAAAGATGATGAAACAGGTGCCATGTTTAAGAAGAGTGTTGAAGAGAAGTTAAAGGAAGTATTTAAAGACAAACCTGTTCCTGCCTGTAAAACATATGAAGAATCTTGGTATGATGGATAAAGGAGAATAGCTATGAAGATTCGTAATGGTTTCGTGAGTAACAGTTCTAGTAGTTCGTTTGTGGTCTTTGGATTCAAGGCAAGTAAGGTATTGCCTGAGTCTGAGGATGAGCAACGAAAGTTTATTGAAGAGCATGGTAGTGATTATGTTATTAAGAATTTAGAAAAATATGGTGTAGAGGATACTTGGCATGAATTTTTGTATAATTATGATTTTGGTATTAAGAATATTAAATACTTGGTTATTGATGGTGGTGATGATTTAGTGGGGTACATTGTTGCAGACGTTAGTTCCGATGGTGATTCTCTTGATGAACAGGAAATTGATTTTGAGGAAGTGCAGGAAGCTATTGAGAAGTTGAAGGAAAAGTTTAATATTAAAGAGAAGCCCAAGCTGTATACTGGAACTAGAGCTAGTTAATTTGAATAGGGTGTGGTAGGTGTCTATTAACATTGATTATTTGATAGATAGCTTTGACATGATTGAGTTTTTACAGGGTCAGGGCTACATTCCTGAGTGGGTTGGTGGTAAGACTGAGTACATTCTTGACGTTTGCCCTTTTTGTGGTAAAGAAAAGCATTGCGGAGTCAGCTTATCACTAAAAATGGTAAGCTGTTTTCGTTGTCACCAAGCAAAAACGTTCTTTGACACCATAAAATACATAACAAAATTACCTTTTAACGATATTGTCCTAATGTTACAAGGTAAAATTGATGCAAAACCTTATAATATTAGTCAATCATTGGCAGATTTCAAGCAAAATGACCAAAAATTGATTGATTTTAGTACAAATCCCATTGAATTACCAGAGAGTTACGAGTTTTTAGGGTATAAAGCAGTTCCACACATCAAAAATCGGAAATCTTTGCTGACTTTGACACCAGATTTAGTACATAGGCATCGAATTGGGGTTTGTTGGCATGGTAGATACCGAAATAGACTCATTATTTGTGACGTAAACGATAATGGGGAGCCTATTTATTGGATTGCCAGAGATATTACTGGTAAAGCTTACAAAAAAGTCCTAAATCCAGATGAAAAAGAGCATGGAGTTGGTTCTGCCAAAATTCCGTTCAATTTTTCGCTTGCCAAACGCTATCCAACCCTTATAATAACAGAAGGAGTATTCGATGCTCTGTATGTTGGGCCGAATGCTATTGCTACGTATGGAAGTACTATTAAAAAGCAGCATGTGACATGGATGGCTAGTCAGGGTAGATTTGAAAAGGTAATATTATTATATGATGCTGACGTGCCGATTGAGGAACTGGAGAAGCAAGCTAATATCGTTGCTTCTGTTTTTCCCACTTATATTTGCAAATTGCCTTTTGGTGATCCTGACGAATATCCGAAGGAAGAGCTTTTTAAACATTTGGATGCATCAGTGAAGTATGGTGGACAGGTTTTACAGTTACCAAGTTTAGGTGCTTAAATGATCGTTATTACAACTAGGGGTAGAAAGTTGAATTATATTGGTATGGATTGCAGAGGTTATGCAATTTTACAACCAACTGAAAAGTATTGTGAGGATAACTTAGAGTTTTGGATGTTACGAGATAGTGATGCTGAAGTTGAGCTTGTAACAATTGATGATGTTGATTATGAGTGTAAGTATAGTGCATTTGATTTCAAGGAGAATTAAAATGATTGTAGAGGTCCGAGAACGTCAGTTTGTGAATGAGGAAGACGGAAAGACAGTAGTTCTTAAGGAGCTATTGGACCTTGAGGGTAAGGTTACCAAATCTGCCCATATTGGTGTTGGGCCTTTTGCCATTAATGGCAGAGTGGTTCCTATTAATTTCTTAATCGAAGCTGCAACGGTTGAGGAAGCAATGGACAAATACGAAGAGGCTCATAAAGAAGCTTGTAAGAAGCAGATTGAGGAATTGAGCAAGCCACGTTTGTTGGTTCCTGAAGGTTCGGTTCCTGCGAAACAGGGACAGAGCAAGATTATCACAGGTGATTTTAAGAAGTAATGGTTACTTATCATTATAAATGTTCTTCTTGTGGGCATGAGTTTGACAGGACTCAATCTATGAGGGTTAAGCCTGAAAAGACTTGTCCTAAGTGTACTAAACAGACCGTGGAACGATGTATTACTGGTGGTCTGGGAGTTGTCTTTAGAGGTACTGGATTCTATTGTACCGATTATAAAAAAGGCAAGAAACCAGATGCATGAAGACATTAGCAGGGAAGTAAAAGAGAAGTTGATTAAGGAACAGGGTATTCCTTATATTGCAAATACTGATTTAAATGAGTTATACTCTTTTGCTTTAATCAAACGAATGTCTTCCATTAAGAATGAATGTTTTGGCAGCTATCTGAATGAGGATGAGGGGTGTAATGCTTGTTATTTGTCTAAGTTGGGTCATTGTCAGAAGCTTACCAAACATTGTTTGACATATGGTAAGGATAAGGCACTAAATGAGAGTATTTTAAAGGTTACAGCAATGGATAATCAAACTAGCGATTTGGACGTTCATGTTGAGTTGGCTAAGTGTGCTATGCAATCACGAGAGACAAAGACGTACAAGGTTGCAGAATTAATGCTAAAGAGTAACAATAAGGCAATGCACACTTTGCTGGAAGAGATTCGACAGATTGTTGGTCCAAAATGTACTACGCAACAAGCCTCAGTTTGGTTTTATCAGATTTTTAACAGGTTGAACAAATACACAGGTCTTGAATTGAAGAAAGAACGAATTACATATCTTAGGATAAATAGGAAATAAGGAGAAAAACATGAATAGTAAGAAATAAATTCTTTTTGATTTGTCTGTGCATTCATTTTTACAACAGACTAAAACTGTTGTGGACTACGCTGCTGTACTTGAATCTTTTGGTAAGAACAGGGAAGGAATAACAATTTGTAAGGAAGGTGAAATTGCAATTGAGTGTGCTACGGCTATGCTTAATACATTAGAAGCAATACGAAAGAAATATGACGAGTAATATGGATTTACCAGATTTAGCACCTAAAACGAAGAAGAAAAAGAAAGATGATCGACCAGTTGATGATATTGATTGGTTGACTTTTGATCTTCGTGGTTGTACTCGTTGTCCTCTTGCAGTTAATCGTTGTCATGTGGTTCCACCAAAGATTATTCCAAATTGTGACATATTGTTTATTTCAGATGCTCCTGAAGAAACAGAGGATCAGTTTGGAACTGAGCCTTTAATTGGTAGAACAGGTCAGAAGTTCGATGAATTATTACAAATGGCAGGTATTGATCGAAATGTTTGTTCCATAGCTAATGTGGTTCAGTGTCGTCCTCCAAACAATAGAGAAGCAACAAGTGATGAAGAAAAAGCCTGTTTCCATATTGTAGAAAGAGCCATTAAGGATGCTAACCCAAAGATTATAGTTCCGTTGGGTGCCACAGCATTAAAACGTATTACTGGTAAGAAAAGTGGTATTACTAAACTTAACGGCACTGTTATGGAGTCTCCTGATTATCCCAACGTAAAGATTATACCATGTTTCCATCCTTCATATGTTCTTAGAGATATTCGTAATACTGAAAAGACAGTTTATGCATTGAAAGTTATCAAGTCTGTTCTTAGTGGTAACGCTACAAACTCTTATAGTAATGTAACTTACGTTGATACTTATGAGAAGTTTGACGCTATGATGAAGGAGTTTGAGCAAAGCACAAGGTTGTCAATAGATATTGAAACATCTGGGTTGGATTTCATTGACGATTTTATTATCATGATTGCCTTTAGTTGTAAGCCCAATTATTCATATGTTTTGCCTTGGTGTGTCGGTGATGATGCTTATTATGAATTTTGTAGGAATTATTTACAGACAAAACGAAAAGCATATGCTGATGATATAAAGGCATTCGTTAGTGAGAATCGTTTGAATATGCCAACTTATAAGTGGGTTGGTACAGATGTAAAAGAACGATTAGCCAAATTGTTCAAATCATCAAGCCAGATAAAGATTTTTCATAATTTCAAGTTCGATGTTAAATTATTACACAAAGCTGGATTTGAGTTTGATCGTGGTTCAGTAATTGATACTATGATGGCTAGTTACTGTTTAGATGAACGAGTTGGTATTCATGGTTTGAAGGATTTGGCTAAACGGTACACTGAATATGGTAATTATGAAGATTCCTTACCAAGTTGTGGTTTAAAGAAAACTGAGAAGAAATCTGATTCATTTGCCATTATTCCGCCAGATGTTTTGGTGAAGTATGCTGGTACAGACGCCGATGCTACTCTACAGGTTTACTTGAAGTTGATGCCAGAAGTTATAAAAGAGAATATGCATAATTTATTGGTCAATTTCCTTATGCCTGTTAGTTGGATGTTGTTAGATGTTGAGGAAACAGGTTTTTATATTGATGAAAAATATCGACAAGAATGTATAACAAGATTAAAGCAGGCAATTGTTGATATTGATAAAGATTTAGAACAGTATACCATGATTCCAAAGGATGGAGATGTACCTGCACCAGTTAAATTCACTTCTAACATTCAGTTGAGTAAGTATTTATACGAATATGCCAATTTACCAATATTAGATCGAACAGAGAAGAATGATCCGGCTGTAACTGAAGAAGTATTGGAAAAATTAGCAGCATTACATCCTGTTCCAAAGAAAGTATTAACTCGTCGTAAGTATGCCAAGGCTTTAAGTACATATTTTGAAGGAATTACTAAGAATATTTATAGTGATGGCAAAGTGCACTCAAGTTTTCACCCCAATGGTACAGAAACAGGTAGATTATCTTCATCTAACCCTAATTTACAGAATTTAACACGTGGTACCCCTTTATTGAAGGATATTGGGGTTGTGGTTCGTGATTTATATTCATGTTCCAGACCGGATGATTATTATTTATTTGAAGTTGATTATAGTCAGGCAGAATTACGACTAATTGCAGAATATTCCCGTGATGAAAATCTGTACAAAGCATTTATGAACGGGTTAGACCCACATGCTATGTTGGCGGTACGCATTTACCATCCTGAGTTAGTAGATCAGATGGACAATGATCCTAATTTCAATGCTAAGAAGGCAGTTACAAAAGAAGAACGTCAGAATGGTAAGACTGCAAACTTCTCTTTGTGTTATGGTAAGTGGTGGGGCAATTTTGCTAAGGAAAATAACATACAAGAAGCTGATGCAAAACACATTTATGATGTATATTGGAATACATATAAGGGAGTAAAACGTTGGCAACAGGAGCAGGTTAAAATTGCTCTTGCTAATAATAATACATTTATTACATATTTTGGTCGTAAGCGTCGTTTAGCCAATTTAATTGCTGAAAATAAACATGAACGTGGTGAAGCTGAACGACAAGGTGTGAATTTTATTATTCAAGCACAGGCCAGTGACTATACACTGCTTAGTGCTTTGAAAATTCGTAATAAATGTAAAGAATTAAACATTGATGCAAAATATGTATCATTCGTACATGACTCAATTGTTGGTGAAGTTAGAAAAGATCATGCCATACAGTTGTTTAATACAATGGAAAGTATCATGTTACACCCTGTTGGACTAACAATTCCTATGGAGTTTGAGATTAAGCTTGGATATAAATTAGGTTCTTGTAAGGTGGTTACGAAAGAGAATGAAAGTTGGAAAATACCTACTTGACAGATAGCGTGGTACCTTTATAATATAAGTAAGGATGCGCGTGTTGCGCAAGTTTAAATAAGGAGAAGTAAAATGTTTGGAAAGACAGATGTTGGTGCAGTCAAGGCGGCAGTGGATCGTGATGAAAATGGTGAAAAGACTCTTGATCCGCGTCTTTGGATAGTTCCAGAGGAAGGTCAGCATGGCGTTTGGTTCCTTCCCCCACTTCAGGGTGAAAATGTTCCTTGGTTGGAATATTTCATGCATTACAATTTAAGTACTCCTGCTGTTTGTTTGGCTTCATTTGGTGAAGTATGCCCAATCTGCACAGAGAATCAACGGTTGTACAAGGCTGGTCAGGCTGGTGATGTTGTTGCCGCTGGTATCAGTGCTGAAATCTACAAACGCAAGAGTTTTCTGTTTAACATCATTCCTTGGCTGAATTGGACACAGTTGACTCAGCCTGTGCAACTTCCTACGGGTTTGATTGTGACTTGTAAGGCTGTTTTCAAAGCACCAATGGGTGAAAAGGTTCCAAAGGGTGTAACTTCTACGAAGCCTTTCATTTATCGTGGTGGTCAGAAGGTTCAACGTCAGCTTGCTTCAGCAATGCCTTTCAATGGTGATGTGACTGACCCTGCTGGTGGTAATATTATTTTCGTTAGTAAAGTAAAACAGACGGGTAAGGGCGGCAAGGTGTATTATGAAACTTTATTGCAGCCATTCCCGCAGAAGGCTATGTTAGATGAAGCTTTAGTTGCATTGGCTCAGACCAATATGTATAATCTTCGTGAATATCTTCTAGAGCAGAAAAAGACTCCTGCTGAAATGAAAGCTTTAGTTGAAGCCAAGATTGCAGAGGCACGTGCTGGTCAGGGTGGTTCACAGGCCGGTGCTCCTGCTGCTGTTCCACAGGCTGTTTATGGTGGTGCTCCCGTAGCTGCTGCTCCAACAGCACCTATGGCAGTACCTCCACCACCAGCAATGATTGCAAAACCTGATAATGCTACGTCTGCTGTTCCTACTGTTGCATCCAATGTTGTTAATAGTAATGACCAATTGGCAGCATTTGAGGCAAAGGTTTTACAGAAACCACAGTAAAAAATGTTACATGAAAAATTGAATGCTTATAGACTGCGTTTGGACGAGTTGAAGAGTAAGGTAGCGTTGTTACAGCCGTTAATGCAGTGTGGAAATTTAACGGCTGTAACACCTGCCAGTGCTCCGCAATATCTTGAATGGAGTTCTAATGGTTTTGGAGTGGCGAGTCTTTATTACTCCTTTACTATGGAACTTTTTGGCAAGATAGACGCGACACTTGACTTATCTCGTTCAATTGCATTTTTAGACAAAGCTGGTTCTTGTCTAGGTGATCAAAAAGATACTGCAACTGCTCGTGGTCAATATGTTTCCAAAGACCCAGATGTGATTACAGCTTTGGAAATGAGAGCAGAGGCAGAAGCATTAATGAATTTTTACAAATCCAAGGCCCAAGAGTTTAAAATGAACCATGAGGCTGTTAAGAAGATCATTTACGGTGATAACTTTGGAGTAGAATAGATCATGTCAGATTGGATGAGCTTTTTTGCGAAAGAAGGATTTAAACTTGCGAGTGAATTGCCGGAACTTAAAGCTTCTGCGATTCCTCTACCTAGCCCTAGTTGCAATTGGGCTGTTGGAAATGGTGGTGTTGTTGAGGGAAAGTGGGTTCTTTTATTTGGTCCTGAATCTGGTGGTAAATCTCTGATTGCTCAGATACTTATGGCTGAGATTCAGAAGAAATACCCAGATGGGATTTGTATTCTTTTCGATACTGAATTCTCACTTTCCAAGGAATGGTTTGCTAAACTTGGTGGTGACCCTGAACGATTAGTGATAAAACAGACAAATAATCCTACAGAAATCTTTGATTGGGTAGATACTACACTCAAGGAGAAGATTGCTGCTGGTTTGCCTGTTAAATGTATTTGTATTGACTCTGTTAGGGCTATTCGATTTCCAAAGGATGAAAAGCCTACTACAGATAATATCATGGGCGGTTCAGGTGCAGGATACCTTACTCGTGCATTTAAGACAATCGTTCCAACGGTTAAACCTAATAATATTACTGTAGTCCTTACACAACATGTTTATGAGGAAATGGATCAGTGGAAGAAGATGCGAAATCCTTACATTGTTCCAGATGGACGAAACCTTCGTCACTATTCAGATTATATGGTTCAGGTTGAACGATTACAGAACAAAGATTCATTTGTAATGAATGGTGATATTATCACTGGTCATAAAGTACGAGTATCCTTGAAGAAGAATAAGGTTGCTGCACCATATCGTGAAGCTGAATTCGTTCTTGATTACAACAAGGGTATTATAAATACTGAGAGTGAGATTTTTGAACTTGGTCGTTCCACAGGTGCTATTTGCCATCCTGTAGATGAAAATGGTAAGGAAAAGACCCGTTCATGGATCATTAAGACTAAACCAGATAATATTTTCACTGGTGAAGATGCAATTAAAGAATATATTATGAATACACCAGAAGCACAGGATGAAGTAATGCTTGCTTGTGGTATGGTTGGTTCTGGTGATGGGATCATTGAAGAATAAGAGTTTAGGTGGTAGTTTAATAGCAAAAAACATAAGCCATGATGGGGCTTAAGATGAAGGTAGAAATCCTTCCCGCCTAACTAGTATAGGAGATTGATTGTCATGGAATCTTGTGAACAGCCTAAGCAGTTGGTGATTTTTGAGATTTTGGTGAATGAGCAGATTCATCAATTGGATCGGTTAAAGAATCTTATGGATAGATTAAGGGCTATTCGTGAAAGTGTTGTTGGGGTTTTTCCAGAGAAGGCTGAGTGTGGCGGTTCTGTTGAGCAAGAGAAAAGTTGTTTTTTAGATAAGGCTATGAAGGTTAATTCTGATATTTGTACTGAGTTGCGTTACATTGAGCAGGAGCTTGCTCATTTGGAATCTATTTGTGGTTGTTGTCCTAAGATTAGTGACAAGAATTTGGATGGAGTAAAAGCTAGGTTTCATCAGGTATTACGGTAGAATATTAAGACATAGGAGAAACCATGTCAGCAGTTGTAATTCCTGATCTTCATATAGGTTTAGTCTGGGACGGTTGTGATCGAACACCAGACATATTTGATTTTCTCAAGAACATTATTCCATATGTCAAGGGTAGGGATGTAATATTCCTTGGTGATATATTTGATAATATTCATGTAAGCCATAAACACATTGCACAATTTATCAATATGTTGCATGAATACAAAGAATCTCGTTGTGGTGAGATATTTGTACTTCATGGCAACCATGACGGTATGAGAAATCTGAAACATGGTTCACCATTACAGGAAGTTGAGGCTTCTGGTATTTGTAGTGTTGTTTGGAGTCCATTGACTATTGGCAGGTATGCTTTCTTTCCTCATACGATGGAAGCTATTGAGGAAATAGCATTGACTAAGGACATGATAGCGTTTTGTCACTTGGACATTGAGGGTGCAATTCCCGGCATTGAAAAAGAAATAGGACAGGGTGTTGATACCTTCCTTCCCAAGTGGGTTTCTAAGAAAGTCAAACATGTATTTGCTGGACACGTTCACCATGTGCAGAAACATGGGAATATTGACATTGTTGGTGCTTCAGTACGAGTGAATACCAAGGAGGTCAATGAATTATCAAGAATTATATTATTAGAAGATGATAATTCATTTCAGCCTGTCATTATGCCTTCTAGATCAATAACCACAATGAAGATTCTTTATGGAACACCAGATGGAGAAGCACAGCTAACAGCATTATCTAATATGCAGGTTACTGACCACATTGTTTCTGTAGCAATTGTTTGTCCACACACGGAAGCACACAAGTTTGATCATATCAAGTTTGAAGAGGATTTACGAAAGCGTTGTTACTACCTACGATTTGTGTTTGATGTGGTTAAAGAGAAGGATTTACGAATTAAAGAATTAGATGAATCCAAATCTGATATTGAGATTGTCAAATTGTTCCTTGAGAGACAGAATATCTCTGATTCAGTGGAAATTTTGAATTGTTGTAATGAGGTAATGCAATAAGGAGTTTAAAAATGAGAAAAGGTTATGTAGTATATGATTTAGAAAGTGATGAAATTGTTATGCTTGATGGAGTGACGTTGTTTTACTCTAAAGAGGAAATATTAAGTGCATTTAAGAGGGAATATGAATATGATAATTTGGAAGAAATTGATTCAGATGGTGGAAAATACATACTTTGTGAAATTAAACCATTACAAGAAGCTGTGTTGACTAAAACCATTCAATGGAAATAAAAAATGCATCTTAAATCTATAACATTTCATAACTACGGACCATTCAAAGGTACTCAGAGTGTAGAGTTTGATGATAAGGATTGCATTATTGCCGTTCAGGGTAAATATGCCGCAAATGCTGAACGATCAAACCGTGCTGGTAAGTCCAGTTTTGTAGAAGGTATTTTATATGTTCTATTTGGTGAAACTCGTAAACAGCTAAAAGAGGTTGATTTGATCTTTACGGGTGCTGAACAGATGTATGTTCAGGCAGTATTTGACCTTGATGGTAAGGACGTGACCATTAAACGGGGTAGAACTGCTGCCAATAAGCCAATTTTGGATATTTCTGGTTTGACAGGCACGAAGACTCAAAAGGAAAAAGAGTTTTTATCAAATATTGGATTGAATGCTGCTGATTTTCAGAACACTTACTTCTTTAAACAGAATGACATTCATGGTTTCATGGCGTCTTTACCCTCTGAGCGTCGTAAGATGCTTCAGACATGGTTAAACCTGTCACGGTGGGAAGGTTTTTCCCTTAAGGCTAAAACTAAAGCGGCAACTTTGCAGGCTGAGTTGAGTGTTTTGCAGGGAAATTTGGCACAGATTACAACTCAGTTGTCACAAATTGGTGTAATTCCAGATGTTGCGGCGTTAGAAGCTGGAATCAAAGCAATTGAAGAACGAATTCAGAAATTACAAGATGAAATTAGCATTTTACAGACAAAAACTAGCACAAAAGTTGATATTTCCCAACTAAATAGTCGATTAATTACTCTTGAGTCACAAAAAATACAACTTTTACAAAATATTGAGACGCAGACTACTAATATTAATCGTATTACTAAGAATATTGAATTGATAAACGAATCTAAGCAGGATTTAGTTAAGCTTTTAGCTAATAATAGCAATTTAGATGAGAAGATAGCTGAATTACGTAATGAGTTAAGCAGTGTTATTAATGATTTAAATGAAATTGTTGGACAGATAAAATCCACTCAACAACAATTGAATAAGATTTGTATTAGTGGTGATTGTGCTGTGTGTCCAGTAGATGGAAATAGTTGTGATAAGGGTGGTCGTATCACAGATTTCAAGGCAAAGTTAGAAAAAGACTTACGAGAACTTCAAACAAAGCGTATTAGTGTTGATTTTAAAGTAAATGAACTACAAGATAAGATTAAGATGTTAGACGATATTAAAGTAAAAAAGACAAACTTAGAAGCATTTATTGATAAACTTCCAGAACAAGAAGGGCAATTGAATGCTGTTTCCAATTTGCAGAAAACATTGTCAGATCAATATAATGATGTGTTATTAAAAATTAGTGACATTCAAAGTCAGTTAATAAACAGTCAAAATTGTGAAAATGATAATTTAACACTAACTACCAAGAAAACAGAGCTTTTAACTGTTCAGAGTAGCCTGAATATTACTAATCAACGTCTTGGACAGGTTAAATCATTAATTGATACCAAGAATAAATTAGAACTTTCCAAACTTGAATTGGATAAGAAGATTGAGGATACTAAGAAACAGTATTACAGGTGGAGTTATGTAACATCTATTCTTGGTAAGGATGGAATTCCTGCTATTCTTGTTGAGAATAACCTATCCAAGATCGAAGAGTATGCTAACTTGATTTTAGGTGTTGTGAGTTCCAATAATAAGCTTGAATTTACCACCACAAAGGAAATAACCACCAAACAGACACATTGCAGTGTTTGCGGTGCACCATTTGATTCTAATGAGTGTTCTTGTGGCTATGGCAGACGAGAGAAGAAGGTTAAAGATGAAATTAACCTTAAAATTTATGAAAATAGCAGAGAATTATTATTTGCTCAAGATTCTGGTGGCGGTAATATTCTTGTTTCTCTTTCTCTCCGTTTGGCTTTGTCCAAAGTATTGTCAGTAAATTCCAAATGCCGGATGCTGGTGTTGGACGAAATCTTTGGTGCTTTGGATGGTCCAAATCGTAACTCCGTGTCAACATTGATATTTAATGCTCTACGAAATATGCTAGGATTTAAGCAGGTATTTGTAATAACACATACTCCAATGGACGTAAGTGGAATGTCTAGGATTGAGATTACAAGACAAGGTGATTTTTCCACAATTTCAAAGATTTAGGCTTGACAAATCTTTATTTTGCTGTATAATGTGATTAAAGGAGAATAGTATGTTAGAAGAATTCCAGATTAAGGGACAACCTAAGATTAAGAAAGTTATTGCTATTTCTGAACTAGCAAAATATGGACCAGATGATAAATTGTTGGTTCTTGTTGACGTTGATAATGTTGATGATCTTAATGAGCAGGTTGAAATGTTTGCTATGGCATTCAAGGATTCTGGATTTAAGGGTCAGATTATTCTTGATTTTGCTGACGTTACTATGCGTGAATTTGTTGTTGGTCCCAACAATGAAATAACACAAAAGGAGCCAAAAAATGAATGATATTAAACTTGGTGATGTTGTTATGTTAAAAAGTGGTGGTCCTTCTATGACTGTAGTTTCTTTTAATCATAATAATGATGGTATGGTTCGTTGTAAATTTATTAGCGGTAGTAGTGTTAATGGTTTTGCCATACATGAAATTATTGTACCAAAAGAAGCTTTAAGGGTAGAGAAAGATAATGTGGAAGCGTAGAGTTTTATTAGCAAGAATGTCAAAACAAGTACAGAGATTTAGATTTTTTGGTACATGCAAATCTTTGCATTGTTGGCCTTATGTTGATCGTCGTTCAGATTATACTTTGCCACCAGTTAAAGTTGGTCTAAGTGACCCAAGACTACATGAAGCATGTAAGAAGGCTTGGGATGAATTGGAAGGTAGACAAATAGAATATATTTCTATTGATAACACAGCTTTATTTTCAGATTTTAAATCAGAATTTATAAACAAAGATTTATGTTTACATGTAAAGTTTGATCGACACAATAATGGTAAATGGGTATCTGCAATTCACAAGGGTAGATGTACAGTCTGTGGTAAAAAAGGATTTTAATGTCAAAGACGTGGAAGGCTGCTGAATCACGTATTGGCGTTTGGTTGGGTGCGAAGGGTATAGGAAAATCGGGTAGGTTGCCACTTAGCGGTGGAAATAGTGGAGTGAGTAGGGCAGATAGCCCACATCCTACTATTTTTAATGAGTGTAAACGTGATCGTTCTTATCATGTTGTTATAAAACAATGGTTAAAAGCAAAAGCTACCTGTAACATCAATGTAGTTCCTATTGTCAATCTAGGTGATGATATAATTGTCTTTCATAACGAAGATGCTCAACGACTCGTGGATGGTTGTACGGTAAAAACATTAGATTATCTACCTACTAAACCTCCACGAGCGTTGACATTATTCAAAAATACTGTAAAAATTAAAGAAGAGTCATTACTTGACAAAAACAAGAAAGTTACTTGTGTTTGTCTTGTTTATCATCATCATCGTGGTTTTTGGGTTGTAATGTATAGAAAAGATATAAAGTTATGGTGGGAATGCATTCTTGCTGCTAGAATTGAGCGAGAACGACTGTTGTTAGAAGAAGCTAAAAGTGAGGTTAAGTAAATGGCTAAGGTTCTTTGGATTTCTGATAGCTTACGTATTCCCTATGTTGGTCAATCAGTTGTCTCTAGAAATATTATTGCACGATTGAAAGCTAAACATCAAATTATTCAGCTTGGTTTTGGTGAAGACGAAATTACTAAGGTTAAGCCTGAAACAAAACAGACTTTACCTGATATATCAATTATTCCTGCTCGTAGAGGGGGAGTAAATGAGGAAGAAAAGAAACAAGGCGTAATGTCGATAATTGATTGTAATGATATGGAAAAGGTTATTAATTGTACTCATCCAGAAGTTGTCATTTTTTCACATGATCCTTGGTTATTTTCAACTCTTCCACATTTAAAGGCTAAGTTTCCAAATATTAAATTTATAGGCTATGTTACAATTGATGGAGAACCGGCTTATTGGAAGTGGTATGATACGCTTAAGCCATATGATAAGATTGTTTCTCCTGCATTTTATGGTAAGAAAGTAATTGAAGATCGTTGGGCAGATTTAAAAGTTGATGTTATTCCATATGGTATTGATTTTAATCAATATCATTATCCAAAAAATGGAAAAGAGGAATTACGGAAACAAATAGCACAAGTCACAAGGGGTAAGTTGAATTTAGTCAATAAATTTGTTGCTATTTTCGTTGGTGCAAACCAAGATCGTAAAAATCTTGGTTTGCAATATGAAGCATGGAAACGATTTGAGAAAAATAAAGCAGACGTTACTTTTTTACTATTTACACACAGCGCAGCAATCAGTCAGCAGATTGGTGTCTATGATCTTGGTTGCTTTATGCAGGACACAAAAAATTTAATCTTGATTCCACAAGATCAGCCTGATAATATGATTGCAGCGAGTATTGCCGCTTCTGACGTGTTAATTCATCCTGCAAATGGTGAAGGATTTGGATTAACCATTTGTTCTGCTATGGCCGCAGGCACAGTTCCAATTGTTTTCAATTTCTCTGGTCATACTGATTTTTGTAATGAGAAAAATTCATATTTCTGCCCATATACGTTGCATGTGGGTGGTTTTCATACACATCGTGCAGTTGGTTCTTTTGAAGATTATACTGCCTGTATTCAAAGAGCCTATGATAACCGAGAAGAGTTAAAACAAAAGTCTCTACAGGGCGTAGAAGATGTGAAAAAGTATACATGGGAAACCTGTGTAGATATGTGGGATAAAGCTATCGAAGAAGTGTTGAAATATGACAGTAATGCACTTCGTGTCACACGATTGGTGTAGGAGAAAATAATGTCTAAAGCACTAATTACAGGTATAACTGGCCAAGTTGGTTCTTACATGGCAGAATATTTGCTAGATAAGGGTTACGAAGTTCATGGATTGAATCGTCGTAAGTCTGTAGAAAATAATAAGAATATTAAGCATATTTTGAATGAAATTCAGCTAATTGAAGGTGATCTTACTGACCCAAGCTGTATGAATCATATAATTCAGGCCGGTCAATATGATTGTGTTGTGAATTTAGCTGCACAATCACATGTTGGTTCCAGTTTTGAACAGCCAACAACGACATTTGAGATTGACGCTGTTGGTGTATTGAATATTTTAGAGGCAATTAGACATTATTCCAAACATACAAGGCTGTATCAAGCTAGTACATCAGAATTATTCGGTAAATCTCCCCCACCACAAAATGAAGATACACCATTAATGCCACAATCGCCATACGGTTGTGCGAAATTGGCAGCACACCATATGGTTCGTATTTATAGTCAGGCATATGGACTTAAAGCAGCATGTGGTTTTATGTTTAATACTGAGTCTCCAAGACGTGGTGACAATTTTGTGACTAAAAAGATTACAAATTGGGCTAATGAGCTAAAAAGTGCTCTAGAAGTTCCATTAGGAAATGGGACACAGAGTTTTATTGCTGATGATGCATCAAAATGGAGTTTTAACAATTTACCCTGTCTGTATCTTGGCAATATGGATGCAAAACGGGATTGGTCACACGCTTTAGACTCAGTGGATGCCATTTATCGTATCATGCATCAAGATGAATATAATAAAAATTGGGATGGGGTGTGGAAATCTTATGCGTTTGGTTCTGGACATGCATATTCAGTGAGAGATTTTTTAACAATTGTATTATCTAAAGTATTGGGTAATGAAACATTTGAGTTTGCTGGTTCTGGCACGTGTGAACATGTTACTGTTCGCGGTCAAACGGTTGTTGCAGTTGATTTGCAGTATTATCGTCCAGCAGAAGTCGATTATTTACTTTGTGATCCAACAAAGATTAAGACAGAATTGGGATGGAGTCAGGAATATACATTTGAGCAGTTGGTTGATAGCATGTTGCGGAGTTAAAAATGGACGCATTTGGAAGTTTTGTTGGTTGGATTATGGATAAGGTTTTTGCTGTGGTTTTCTTTTTCACAGGATTGTTCAGGAGTAAAAAGTAATGGCTAATTTTGCTGCTTTTGGCCCATATCGTGGTGTTACAGGTTATGATAATGTCGTTCGTAATTTTATTCTAGGTTGGTGGAATAATATGAACAATGTTCGTCTTATGGAATTTAAAGAGTGGTCAAATTTCAGAGCACAGACCGAAATTGATCATATTTTGAATCAATACGAGCAGAACAATGTTCAGCCTGATTTTTTGCTTAATTTTTCCTTGTTGGATCAGACACGCTTGGAAGTAACTATCAAGAATGTCTGTTATACCATGTTTGAAGCAGATTCTATTTGTACTCTTTGGGCGAAGAGTACTGAACCACTGGATTTAGTCATAGTACCAACAGAATTCAATAAAAAATCATTTGCATCAAGTGGAGTGCCTGAAAATAAACTTGCTGTTTGTCCATGTCCATTGAATATTGATAAGATTTTACAGCCACCTGTTGTAACAAAATTAGCTGAAGGATTAAATGTAATTAATAACTATTCTAAGCGGTTCTTGAATTGCTCTGAATTTGTAACAAGAAAAAACTTAGAAAATCTTATTCGTTTGTGGTGCGAAGAGACAAAACCAACTGATGATGCTTGTCTTGTTCTTAAGCTTAACTCTAATTCTGGATTGAAGTTAGACTTTTTCCGCGAAAAGGTAAAACACCTTTTAAAAGATAATAAATGTGCACCTATTTATATACTTACTGATTTTCTTACTGAAGCAGCAATGTATTCGTTGTATCACTGGTGTACACATTATATTAGCATGTCATATGGTGAAGGATGGGGCATGTCAGAATCAATTTGTGGTGTTTTGGGCAAAACTTTAATTGTGCCTAATCATTCTGCATATACAGCATATGCAACACCGGAAACAGCATATTTAATCAACTCTCAAACCATTCCAGCCATTTGTGATGGTCCTGTTGCTCGTTATTATGATGGTTTACGTTGGTTTGCTCCTATTAAGTTCTCTGCCAAGAAGCAATTACGTGCAGCATTGAATGATAATTCTAATGATAAGGGTTTGGCACTTTCTACCAAGCTTAAGGGCATGTGTGACCTGAATAAGGTATCTCAGCAGTTAATTGATACTATTCAAAATCATAATTACAAACGATCAAAACCTGTTTCTGTTCCAGCACTAGACGGCAAATTTAATTTAGCCATGTTTTGCAAATCAGCAGGAACAAAATGTGGTATTGCAGATTATAGTACTGCATTATACACTGGATTTAATGAGAATCCTACACATTTGGCTAATAGTTTGCTTGCTGGTAATGAGTCTATTTATTACAACACAGTTTTGGATAAATATGATGTTAATATAGTACATGTACAATTAGAATATCAATTTATGTCACCAAAACGATTGGAAATTTTAGCCAAATATTGTAAAGATGCTAATATGAAGTTAGTAGTAACAATGCATACAGTAAATCCTAGAGCATGGGACTATCATGAAGTCTTAATTCGTAATAATGTTAATATTATTGTGTCTTCGCCAATTATGCGAGATGTTTTAATTAATTGTTGTGGTTTTTCTAAAGATAATAATAAGATTACTGTTATTCCAATGGGTATTAAACCAGACGAGTGTATTAAGCCTGAGAAAAAGCTTGAAAAACCTACAATTGGATTCTTTGGTTTTTGTTATTTCCATAAAGGTGTTGATAAATTAGCATATTATGCAAAGAACCGACCAGATGTTGATTTCCTTGTTTTTTCTACTAAACCTGATAATGATTCCGGTTATTTTGTACGATGTAAGGAGTTAGTCAAGCGTCTTGATATTAGTAATTTCAATTGGGTTGAGGATTATCTTCCTGAAAATGAAATTGTTAAAAAATTGTCTGAAACAACTGCAATATTCCTACCATATTCAGAATACGGTGGATATGGAGTTTCAGCAGCAATACGTACATGTTTAAAGGCTGGAACACCTATTATGACATTAAAGAATAGTTTCTTCATGGATGTTGTTCATTATGAAGGATTATTACACTTTGTAGGGGAAAACCCAGACAATTTACAAGAATGGATGCCTAATGCGAATGTATTTCTTAGAAAAGCGGCAGAGTCAGAGTACAGTGCTAATTTCCTTAATTTGCGAGATTTATTCGTAGAACGGTACAGTTGGAAGAGTATTGCAAAACAAACACAGGGGTTTTACAATACATTGGTACGAGAATAAATGGGTACACGAAAAGCAGAGGAAATTGATTTCCAAAGCAGTTGTATTATATCAGGATTAAATAGGCTAGAACCAATACATGCCTTATTACAGTCAAAGGAAATTTTAATAAGGCAGGATTTTGCTAATTTTGTAATAGAATTTTTAAATTGTAAATTTGATGTTTTGTGTCCAAGGGATGTAGTATTGAAATGGACAAACAATGACACCTACAAGCTTACTGTATTTTCACAATCAATTACCACGGATTACAAGAGTACAGCCAGAATACTCTTGGGATTTGTTAAAAAGTTTGCGGAGTCTGATGCAACGAAAATCAATTACTAATTTTGAATATATTGCACTTTTAGTTGATCATATACAATATGCTGCCTATACAAATGAATCAGTAGATTTTTATTTTGATGAACTAGAGCGTATTTATTCTTCTTTATTAAAGTCTACTACCTATAATATTGTAAAACAGTCCCGTTCTCAAAATTTGACATATAAAGATGTGTTTAATTTAGTTCGTGGTATTTTTTACAAGATTATTCTTCGGTATAACTCAGAATTTACAAATAAGAAGAAAAAAGAGGGGTTTACCACTGTTTATTTTTCTAATTATTTAAAGCGTACTATGGATTGGGAGGTTTACAGGCTTTTACACCCTATAAAACCTGAGTCAAATGATTTGGAAAAGAATCTCCACCACGTAGATTTGCATCCTATGATACATTCTGATAGTGTAGAGTTGGAAGACATTCAAACTCCTACAGGTGTGACTCAGAACTTCATAAATATGTGTAATTTCATACGTACCAAGCTACAAAGTGATTTACATGCTGATGTAATGTTTTTGATTTATGGCTATTCTTTGAAATTTAATGAGGTTTCTAGATTGTTGGATCTTCCTGCTGCAAAAATCAGTAAAGTTAATAATGAAATCAAGGCTTTTTGGTTAGAAAATAAAGATCAGTTAAAGGGGTAATCATGGCTGGTGAATTGTTGACATCTGCACAAGCAGAAGAATTAGGAATATTGGAAGCTGAACGATCATTACATGAAAGTCGTATAAAAAGATATAATTTGAGTGAGTTGTGTTGGGATTTAAAGTTCCAAGAATTTAGTAGTTATAAAATTGCTAAAGAATGTAATGCTAAGTTAATGGAACGTGTTAAGAATGGTGATCAGAACCAGTATGTAATGATTAGTGCTTCCAATGTTGAACAATTCTTACGTTCTTCCAAGATGGAACTAGAAAAATCACCTTCCAATACCGAAGCAGGTAATCTATCTATAGTTCAGGCACATCAAAAGGTTATGAGTAAATTAGAAAAGTCAGTAACCATTCTGGAATCAGAGTTGGACAAGCTTCGCAATCCTGAAACACCTGTTCTAGAGTCAAGGGCAGGATTTTTCCTCAATTTATTGCAAGAAATACGTGCTACTGTTGAACTTATGGCTAGGATTCAAGGCCAAGTCCAACCGGCAATCAGCATTAATATTCTTGCACAAAACATGGAACGGTTCTGTGATAAAATTGAAGCAGAAAATCGCTTGACAGATGACGTGAAGAGCCTTATAATAAACCTAGTGGCCGATACTTTGTCACCAGACCTAGTTGGTGGTAAACCTGTTATTGATGTGGAACACAAGGAGATTAAGAATGGATAAGCCGGAAACCGAAGTTAAAAAAGAAGAACCTAAGAAGGAACTGCCGTTGTTTCAAGAAGGTGCTTTAGAGTCAAAAGTTGTGTTGTCTACCAAGTCTGTTGCTGGTCCCGGCAGGGCTTACATTTCTCGTTTGTCTGCTGGTAAGGTGATTCGTGGTAATGCTCCTTGTCCTTGTGGTTCTGGCAAGAAGTTTAAAAAATGTTGCAGGAGTTAGTATATGTGTAAACATGAGTTTGTAAATACCGGTTTTACAAGTATTACAATGGCTTGTAAGCATTGTGGTGTGTTAGAGAAGGATTATAGCACATTTAAAACACCTAGTCTATGTGAGTACGTTAGAGAACAAATAATTTTAGACCAATACAAAAAATTGTTAGAGCAACAAATTTACTATATTAGAGTAATGCCACCAATTCAAGATAGTCAAGTTTTTGAAGTTTACCACACAAGGAAATAGAATGAATTTAAATCAATGGTATGCACGTTGCATGGGTATGGCATTTCACGTTTCATCTTGGTCTAAAGACCCATCTTCTAAACATGGTTGTTTCTTGGTAGATGATACTTTTAGGCCCATTTCCTATGGTTATAATGGAATGCCTGAAGGTACAGATGATAGCGTGTTACATACTGACGAAAAATATGATTCTGTTATTCACGCAGAGCATAATGCTGTTTTAAATGCCGCTAGATTGGGACATAGTACAGCAAACTCACTAGCGTTTGTCACGGGTAGACCTTGTATTCATTGTTTGGGCAATTTAATTAATGCAAGAGTAAAGAAAATCATATTTCATCCAATTTGGGATGAATTTTGCAAGGATCGGTGGGCAGCAGAACATTCAAAAATTACTAATATTGTTAAACAAACTAAAATTGGGTATGAAACTTTTAAATTTGTTGATTTACCTTTGAAAGCACATTTCAAGGGTGAATTGTACGATTTAGAGGTTTATTCACCTTATGGGTTGTAATTGTAATCCAAACCCACCAAGAATATTAACACCTACAGTAGTTGTGGAAAAGGAAGGGAATCAACTTACAGATAGATTGTGTCCGAATTGCAGTGCACCATTGGGAAAGACAGTAAAGGGAGAATTAGTAATATTCTGGTGTTCAAATGCTGAATGTGATTACCGAACTATCGATTCGTGATCTAATTGTATTAATAATTGCTGTAGAGGCTGTAACTGAGATATTGACTAAATCAGAATTGTTCAAACCAGTGAGATTAGTGTTCTCACCCGTTGATGATTTTTGTCCCTATTGTATTAGTGTCTGGATTGCTTTTTATTTCATTTTCTTTATGCCACTTTCAATTTTCTTTGCTTATGTGTTTGCCATTCATCGACTAGCTAATGTGTTTCATAAATTTGTTGATTATATTGGTATTTTTCAGAAAAAACCATTTGTTGGTGTTATCACATTGCATACAAACGATTTAAATAAAAATAATGACTTGACAAAATGATGTTTGCCTGTAAAATACTCTTAGGAGATTCGCATGGCTAACGAAGAAAAACGTCCTACCGAGAAGAAACCAGAAGATTCATTTCCATTTCAGACTAAAGTTCCGTCTGATCTGCCATGGTCATTATTTTTAGGCAAAAAGAATTTTTCCAGTGGCGTTTTGATGTTTTCTGCTTATTTTAAAAAATTAGGTATGCCACAAACACTTTCACACGGTGATTGGTATTATGTTAACATAGGAACAGATGAAGCACCAAGTTACGTTGTGAATTTGTATAAAAAGAATAATGAAAAAGAAGAATTTACTTTTGACGATATGAAGTTTTTATCGTCCAATAAATATGTTAAAATTCCAAGTCTTCAAGAACTTATAACAATCATTCTTATGTGTACTTATAATTTTTCTTACGAAGGTGGTATTGTTATTAATCCAGAAGCACCAGAAGTTAGTGTTAAATTGTATTCAGATGCTTTAAATAATGAGTTGGTGGTTCGTGGTAGAGATTTACATGAGGCTGTTATTCAGGCTGCATATGAATGCTACCTGATTGGTCGTAATTTAAATGGTTTTTCGATAGACAGTGCTAATGGTTGGGTTCTTCCAATGACAGAAGATGAGGATGAAGATGCCTAAAATTGTAATTTGTGACACATTTGAAAAACAACTAAAAGGTGTAATGGGACACAAGGAATTTCCAAAGGATACTATTTATATCTTTCCAAATGTTCATTCTGGTAGTATGTTTCATATGGCTACTGTTCCGTTTCCATTGGATATTGCCTTTTTGGACAAAAATAACAAGATTCTAGATGTCGTTACTATGGTTGCTGAGTATGGTAAAGCAAAAGCACCACCAAAAACTGCAAAAGCTGTTGAAGCACCTGTTGGTTATTTTAGTAAGTATTTTGATGTTATACCTTCAAAGGAGTTAGATGATGCTCAGTAATTCAAAGGTAAGAGTTTTACTAGATGGTAAAACTGAAAAGGAAATGACTGCCGAAGAAGCTTATAATATCTATATAAAGCAGCAACGTGATGGTGGTTTGGCACGATTACAGCTTTGGACATATAATCCAATTTATAAGCGGTTTGCTTTTCAGTATCCAACAGGGTTTTCAGTGGAAAATGGCAGAGATTTGGTGATTTTATCAGTTAATGTTGAGGCTTTAAAGGTACGTAAAAAAGAGTTGGACATTCCTGTATTTTCTGCTAGTCGTATTTTGATTAATATGGGAAATTTACCAAGTTTAATCGTTGTTCAAGCGATTAAGAATTTTCAAATGAAACAGTGTCAGTTAGGACTTGTTTTGAAGGATTGGAATACGATTGATTATACACCAATTCTTAAAGCTGAAAATGCACGATTGCAGGACTATAAGCATCCGATGAAGGATTTGAATTTGAAGACTTATAAAGTGTATCGAATTACTCATAAAGATGCTGCTGCTACGGTTTCAGAATTTTGTATGGTGGTGTAATGAAAAAATGCAAAGATTGTAAAGAAAAAGACAAAGTTATCTCTGAACTTAAACGCCGAATTGAAGCAATAAATATTCTTGATCCTTATTATAAAAATAAGTCAACTAAGGAATTAGAAGTAGATGCAGCTTTCATAAAGGCAGCAAAAACAGGCTCAGGGGATGCTTTTGATTGTTTTGGGAGTTGATAATGACTAGTTTTATACTAACAACTTTTAATGACGGTGATAATGCACTTAAGATGTATGAGTCATTGTTAGCCAGCTTACCAGTAAACAGTAGCCATAAACTTGTTATTGTTGATGGTGGTAGTTCTGAAGAAGAGTTGAAGAAAATCAGACAAATTGGTTCAGTTTTTGGTACTTATCCACACTTGTCAGACGCACTTAATGCTGGTTATTACATTTCTATGGGTTTTCAGCCTGATGGTAGCAATTTTGATACAAATATAGCACCAGCAAGCGAAAACATGATCTGGATTCATACTGACATGCGGTTTCCTCAGTATAATTGGGCTAACAAATTAATTGACATTCATAAGGATTGCAGTGATTTGGTTGTAAAGTTATGTCCCGGCACACATAATATTGATGGTTCAGTGGTATCTATGCAAAAAGGCGAAATATTACGTGAAGGTAATTCCTGCCCACATTTAATGAATGCCAAATTCCTTTATGAATTCTACGACAAGTGGGGTTACATTTTTAATAATAAATATGTCAATATTGGTGGTTTTGAAGACCATGACCAGTGGTTTAGATTTAAGCAAATGGGCTATATAATGGCTATTTGCAGTTTAGTGTGTGTGTACCATAAAGGTATGGGTACTCGTGAGATGCGAGACACTAATCCTGACCAGTGGGCAAATAGAAATACATTTCATAGTATTTGGGGACCAGATTCATACCAACCAGAATGTACAATGGATTTATCTGAAATGAATGCTGAGTTAAATACTAAATATAGCAATTTAAAAGAAGAAGTTGAGAAGATAGTTACTACGGTTCCTGATCCTTGGAAGAAATCATGCAACTAAAATCAGATTTCAATGATTGGTACGATTATGCTTTCACTAAAGATGGTCCAGTATACGAACGAAATTTTAAAACTACAAAAACTAGAAAAGAAGACTTGGATTTTCTTAAATCCACAGGTTGTGCAATTCCACGATATGGAAAAGCTAAGGATTTAGTACAAGAAATTCTTGGTGCTAAGTGGAATAGTTTTTTTGAAACATGGCAATTTAGAAAAAGTGACAAAATTAAAGATATTGACTCAATTATAGTTTATATAGATGAATGTCAACATTGTGGTGATGGTAAATTACTTGTAACATTGAGAGAGGCAGAAGAAAAGTATCCTGATAACTTCGCAGTCGAATATTTTTCAGAATCTTTTGGTGAAAGCTACAGATACCTACAAATTGGTAATAGAAAATGGTGGTTATTCTATAAATCTTATGAAGATTGGCGTTCAAATTATGGAAATGGTAATACTAAAGTTTTATGTGAGGAAGAGATAGGATACCATAGTGCCATTCATGTTCCTATGTTTGCTGTAGACTTTGTTCCAACATCTTCTGTCGGGTTTGTAGCTGTTGACTATAACACTGCCCCCGGAATTCCTTTAGAATTACAAAATAACGTTAAAGCACACGAGATTGTTAATTTATTACAACAAGCATCTATTGATTTTGGGATTATACCTAATAAGGAGTAGTATAATCGTGCCAAAATATGATTTTGTTTGTAACTCATGTGGTAATAAGAGGTTAGACATTTTTATAGAAGCTTCTAAGGTTAAAGGGAATAATTGGAAACCACGATGTTCCAGTTGTAACACTATTATGGAAGTGGTATTTACGATTCCCGGTATCATTTGGAAGGGTGAAGCACCACCTAGTAAGGCTATTAAAGCTGCACACGAATTAGATAAACAGATGGAAATATTTGAAGAAGGCTTTACTTGTGAAAATGAAATAAAAGAGTCTATGGATATGGCAAAAGAAGAAGAAAAGAAGCGAGAGAAGACAGAAGGTTTGTTAACAACGGGTGTTGAAAAATCACATAGTAAAGCAGAACATGAAGTGCGTAAAAAACAGGCCGGTGCAAAGGTTAAACGAGCTAAGGCCCAAAGAGGACATAGAACATGCCTTTAAAATCTGATAATAAGATTCTCAATTCTGTAATTGCCCAAGTAGCAAAAGAATCTCCAAAAACAATGAAAGAACAGCAATTACCTGAACTTCCAGAGGAAGAAGAACCAACAAAACCAAAGCCAGAGGAAGAGGTTGGTAATATTAGTGATTCTATTGAAGAATTCGACAAGGAACAAATCAAGATTGGGTTATCCTCTGTTGAAGAGTTGAAAGAAGTTGTTAATGCGCGTGGTGATTTATTTATGACTGTTAATACAGTTCGTGGATATAAAGTTGCTCTACAATATGCCGATGGTAGTATTCCTCAGATTCCTGAAATGAACAAACCTGAAAATAAGAAGAAACGGCTGGAAGAGGTATTCATGTTTATTTACTCTGATCCGTCTGCTCCTGTAATTGAGTTTTTGGTGTCAACAGCACAGAGTAATAACTTTAAGAAAATTTTAGGTTTTACAGAGCACTCAGTAATTGTTACTGAATACAGATTGTAATTTTTAAGTAGTCCCGCTTGTCAAATCCCCATAGTTGTAAATTTTATGGGGATTTTTTATTGACAAATGGTTTCCAGCCTGTATAATATGAGTAAGCGATAGTCTGTTAGGAGAAGACCCGCATGGCATTTATTTCCGTACATATGATCGTCAAGGAGAATACCAATCTAGGTTTGAAGTTCCTTGATGGATGTTTTAATTCTTTACACATGGCACAATATCCAGATGAAATAGTATTGTGTGATAATGGTAGTTTTAAGCCCATTTTCGAGTTATATCGTCAGTGGATTGGCAAGTTCAAAGATTATGGTTGTGAGGTTAAGTTATTCAAGTCAAATAGTAAAGATTTTACGTCTTTACGAAATGAGTGTCTTCAAAGAACTAACCCCGACGCTGTTTATTGGCATTGGATTGATTCAGATGAAATTTATTACCCAGAAGACCTTGATATTCTCAAGAATGATATAGTTAGGGACCGCACAGATATTAGGCAGATTTGGACATACTTCTATCATTTTATGATTCACCCTTGGCAGGTTCAGGACAAGTGCTCCAAGGATAATTTCTTCCGATTTACACCGAATGTACGTTGGTATGGTGGTGTACATGAACATGTTCATCCAGATTCATTACCAAATGGTGACGTAGTGCAGTCTGGTGTTGAATACTTGCATTATGGCTATGTTCGTCAGCAGTGGAGAACATGTTTGAAATGGTTGCATTATGATTGGATTCAGCATGGTCATTTAGGTGGCTACAAGAAGGAAAATATACAAAATCCAGATGGTTCTGTAACACAGAAGGATTGGTTTAGGGATTGGAGACACCCCAATAATATTTTATGGGATAGAAACCCAATTTGTAAGCCATATCCAAGTTCTATTGGTACTAAAGACTACCTATGTGACGGTGCAGATAATTTAATGAATCCTCAATATATGTTTGATAGTTCTATCATGGAACTGACAGCAGATAATTGGAATGATTACATTGAAGAGTTGGATAAGAGTGAGTTTTGGCAGAAATGGCAAGATAAACAAAAAGAAGTTGGAAATTGGACAGATACTTTAGATTGGGTAGCTGAAGAAATGCTTAAATGCGATTGGAATTATGTATGAAGCTAAGTGAGAAGAATTTCAACTTTCTCGCACCATTTATTGATAGCAAAATTGAAATTCTTAAGGGGTCTGTTTTAGGTGAATTATTAGTACAGACTAAACGCTTAACTGATTTTTTCTCATTTCAGATATGTCCCGGTGCTTCTGTTTCTACAAAACATCATTTTTATGCTGGTGGATTGCAGCAGCACACGTATGAAATCATAAAATATGGTTCTGCTGTACTTTCTGTTGATTCATATCCTTGGCCTTTAGTTCATGTTAGTGAAAATGCTGCCATGTTCCTTATTGCGGCTGTTTGGCATGATATTGGCAAGGTTTATGATTATGAACGTATTTATTGTAGCAATTATCTAGTAGATTCTACAGATGACAATGGAAATCCTATTAAAATACGAGAAACCGAGAATTACTATTGTAGTGGTTTGTGTTTAGATGAACGTAAGATGTATGAAAATTATTATCGTTCTGGAATGGTAGTAAAGAGGAATGTTCATGCTAAAATGGTATCACACCTATCACGTTCTTATTATGAATTTACCAAAACCGCCACAGACATTCTTGGTGGTGAAGCTATGAAGAATGAGTATGTTCTAATGATTCAAAATGCCATTTTAGCACATCATGGACGATATGAGTTTGGTAGTCCAAAGGAATCCGATAATTGGTTATCAATATTGTTACACCAAGCAGACTATTTCAGTGCTCATTGTAGTGTTCCTACAGCTTATGTCAATAATAGCAACTTTGTACCTTTTAATATTGCTATTAGAGATGAAACAGCAGAAGAACAGAGAAAGAAGCAGGAAAAGAAGTAGATATGTCCAAAGTATTAATATCTGAACAATTTATACAATTGAACAAGCCTTGTAACTACAAAATGGCTTTTCTTGAAGTTCTTTCACAACTTGATGAAAATTACAACATTGATGCTTATGAGTATCGTGATATTCTTGATAGTCATGATATTTTGACTCTTGATATGGTTGGTATTGAACCAAAAGAGGGTTTTGTCCATTTTGATATTATTAAAATTAAGCAGGAATACGATGTTAATATTTCTAGGTATACACACAAGGTGCAAGAGTTAAAAGATGCAGAAAGAACCAACTTAATTCTCACAAATTACAATAAGGTTTTGATGCAGTATTATGCCAAGAATTCAATGCATAATGCTACTCCAAGAACCTACAAAAAGACAGATAACAAGTATTTCAATAATCTTATAGAGTTTTTTGATTCAAATAGGATTGAGGATTCATATAACTATTTCCATACCCTGTTTTCAGTCAAGGATTGGAAGCAGATTTGGCCTTTTCCCCGTTGTGTAACAAATGAAGCCTTGTCATTATATCAGAAACACGGAAATCGAGTAAAAGAACAAGAGCAAACAGCGAATCTAAGCCAAACTACACAAGAAAGTCGTTGGTTGGGTGTCTTTGACCACATTGAGTCAAAGAAGCGTTTCTATGCCAGCAGGAAGCAAGCAGAGGTATGTTTAAATAGCCTTGATGCCACGCTTGGGTATCATCCAAAGAGTCAATACTGCCAAAAATGTCCTTTGGCTGGTGAATGTATGAAGCAAACTAATGAATTATTCAGTCAATTAGCCAGAACTGACATAAGATTAACGGATTTACGCTTTGAAACCCCTGAAGTAGCTCAAAAACGGTTGCCTACTTTTGACCTTTTTCAATGATTATATTACAATGAGGGATTGTTTCATTTAGGGGCTACTCAATGAGCCGTTTTAGCACAATTTACATAGCTCAATCTAGTAGTGATAATTTCTATTCAAGGCAAGAGTTATTCAAGGGATTAGAATTATTACACAAATTGTGGTTTCAAATTAATGAGTTAGATAAACGTCTTTCTGGACGTGCAGATGATCGAAAAAACAATCTTGTTGCAGATTTTCATGTTTTAGCCAACAAATTAATAAATCAAATTCTTAATATTTACACTGAATGGTCTGATGGTCACAGTAAGGATGGTTGGTGGAGCCGTTGGGCAGAAGAGGAATTGAAAGAGTTTGGTGTTATTGATCGTGGGATTCGTGGAACTATAGATATTAGACCAAAAGTACAAGAAATTATTGAGGAACAGATAGTTAGGGAAAATGATTGGCGACAAGAGTTTGAAGACACAGAATATTCTTGGGCAGCAGATAAATTTTTGTTTAGTTGGATTATTAAGAACTTTCCAGAAACAAAAGGTAACGCACAAGCACAACGAGCTAAGTTTGATGAATTAGTTGATAATTATGTCGGTAGAAATGATGAAGAAAAAGCATATGATTATATTAAAGACAATGCTGTTAGTCGTTCTGGTAGAAGCTTAATGGATGAATTTTATGAATGGTCTATTGAAAACCACAATTTTAATCCACGAGACATGGTGAGTTTAGATGATTTATATGGTGATGATTGGTGGAATTTGTTTTATCATGAAGAAGATAAATTCCCATATCAACATGATTTATTGATGCGTGTTTTAAATGATCCACAACTCAAAGAAGCTGCATGGGATCAGTGGTTGCAGATGTGGCCGGGATATGAGGAAACACGAAAACAAGTAAATAATATTATTGATAAATTGAATGCTGTTCGTGGTACAGCAGATATTAATCAAATTATGTCAACTATTTCCTTAGCTCTAAATGTTGCACATAATAGTGGGTTAATGTATGAGCATCTAGGCTTAAATAAAGATCAAATGGAAGATTTATCAAATTTAGATACTAGTTCTTGGAGTCAGGAAATTAAACACTATAGTAAAAAGATACTTGCTATTTACACCAATCCAGAGACGTTTATAAGGGAGCCATCAGCCATTACTTTTTCTGTCAGCGGTGGCACAATATATACTGCTCCATCATTTGAGTCTCATGTCAAGTTACGAAAAGATAATGGTCTTATGAGTGTGGAGTTGGAAGGACGTATTTCCAAAGATCGTAATGTGTGTGCTGTATGGAATAAGGGGTTTGGTGATAATGTTTATAATGCTACTATTGCCTCGGCATTAGATACTTTATACAATAAGGGTTTGATTAACATGGAAACAGGTATTTTTATTACTGGTAGCAGAATTAATGGCCAACCTTATAGTCAATTTTTGAAAGAATATGCAGAACAGGAAGAATTGGGTAATGTTGGCAATAGTTTTAGTCTTTAAAGGTGAAAAATGGGTAAATTTAGTAAAATTTACATAGCTCAAACAAACATCCCTGAACCAATGCCTGAACAGTTTGTAATGACTATAATAAAAAATGAAGGTTTGAATAATACACAGAAGAAATCAATTATTAATCAATATTTATTAGACAAACAAATGAATATTAATACTTTGAATTTGCCGGATGATTTCAGAGCAGAAATGAACAAAATAATATATTCGGTTGACGCACCAGCGGGAGCACAAAAATATGAGCTAAATGATAATTATATACACTTTTGTAAATCTTTCTATCCCTCTGAAGAAGTATTACAACCAGACGTATTTTTAGAAAGACTTACAAAAGATTTAAGAACTTTGATTGGTCAATATGTCAGAATTGAGGGAGTAACTATACGAGAGAACAGATTTAATATTCATATTTTTGATGATGATAAAGTTTCTGTATCTCCATTTGTAGATATATTTCTTCTTGTTAGTTTAAAAGATATTACAAACAGACCCCTTCAACTTGTTTGTCATAGTGGTAATACATTTTCTTGCGTTTTTAATATGTCAACAGCATATGGAGAAAATATTATCCGTGCTGATGGTGATACAAGTTGGGAAAAAATAATAGAAACATTTACACAAATTAATGACACATTGAAAAAAGTTTTATTTTATAAACTTTCAGATAAAGCAAAACAATTTATTGATAGTTTCTTTGTAGGCAAAACTACTTTTACACGGGATTTGTTGTCAAATGATATATCAGATTACACAAAATTAGGAATTTCAGAAAGGGTGTTCAAAAATATATATGGTGGTGAACTTTATAATGGTATATATTATGGAATAAATAGTTATTTCTTGGTAGATCAGGTTAGTAATGGAACTAAACTTGATTTAAACAATGGTGTTGGTGAATCTACGTTGATAGCAACAAGTAATATTCTCGGTTCGTCCCAAAAATATCTTATAAGAGAGGTTTGTGCTGACGGTAAAATTTCTCTTAGATTTTTATCTGATTCTGGTACTTTAATACTTTCTGATGAGATGGAAGTACCAAAAAATGCAAATGATGTGGCTATTTCCAGCTTTGTTTCAGATTTTGGTGCTAAAATTCGTCAAAATGCTAAAGAAACCATATTAACTATGACCAAAAGCAGAATGAATGAAATAGCAAGCCAAATAATGCAAAAATATGGTAGTTATGGGTTAAAACAGCAAGATTTAACTTCAACCGAGATTTTGTTTACTATAGAAAATAGTTTTACTTTCATTTTGACTGCTGATGAAAGTCCAGAGGTATATGTTCATTTTACTTTAAAAGATAAAGATGGTTCTCCGCTTTTTATAAAATCCATAAGAAAATTTGATGAAATTTCTAATAATCTAGAAACAATATTTTCCTTTAATGACCCAAATACTTTGTTAGGAAAGATCGTTGAGAAGATTAAAAGTTTAAATTATAATTTAGATTATTCAAACTTTAGAAATAATACTTTTCAATTTGTTAATGCATTAGGTGATTCAATTTCATTTGAGGCAGAATCAAGAGGTACGTATCACATTATACTTAGTAAAAAAATACTTGATGCTAACGCTTATGGAGACTTTGAAAAAGCTGATAATGGTTATGTTTATAGTGATAAACCAGAATCTTTTGATCAAGTATTCAATAAGTTTCAAATCTTTAGTGATAGTATAGAAAAAGTGAGAAATATTTTTATTGGTGCTAAAGAAAATGTTCCTAATAAAATTACCCTAAAAAATGGTCAAATAATTGAGCGTGATTATTTTAGGCTTTCTTCAACAAATGAATCTGGGAATTTAATATATAATATTCGATTTGTCTTTGATGAAAATCCATTTAGACTTGTAGGAATAATAAATGATATATTAGGGGTGGGTAATTTTGCACTAGAGATAGATTTTGAGGGTAATAAGATATTTGAAAAGGAATTTGCTATAAATAATGATTTATCCAAGATAAAGGATATTTTAGAGGAATCTTTAGGTTCAGCCGGTAGTATGATTTCTGATTTAATGGAAAAAATAGAGAAGATTTGGAAACCTATTGATGACACTGTAAATTCTGTCTTGTCTAAACATACTACTGTTGCTGGTAAGGTATCATATGCTAACACAAGCGGAAAATCTGTTAATTATTCATTTGATTTACCTACTAAAGATGGAGAAATGATTTCTTTCGTATTTAGAGTACAATTAGAAGATTTTGGTGGCGGCGTTTATTATGTTTCACGTGCTCGCTTTGAAAATTCTTCCATATTAAACAAATTAAATTTAGATTATGAAGAACAGATATATAGTGGCATTAGTAGCAATGAGTTGTCTGTTGAGGAATTCGGAAAGAGGTTTGCTGCCATTATTGAAGATATGGTTCCAAAAATTAAAAATTATTCTATTGGTGATACGTTATTTAGTGGTCCAAGAGGAAATATGGCAACTAGAGATAACGACCGAAACAGACGGGACAGCAAATTCTGGCAAACACAATCTAATTATAGATATGCTTATGATACACCTTTTGAAGAGTATAAAGTTTTTAATCAAATGATGTTTGATAGGTTTGCCAAGCTATTTGAGTATTATTACAAAATCATACAAATTGCTGGTGATTATGATCCAATGGAGTTAATCAATCAAGAACTTTATACTCAATTAAGGTAGGGACAACAACAGCAAAAACCACGTGGTATGGAATATCGTTCATTAATGACCGTTTTACTTTGGGGTTTATCAAAATCTTGTGATAGTTTAATTGATGATATGATTGCCGTGTGTATGTATTGGATGGATGCACGTAGAGACTATGATCGTTTTTCAGATGTAGTTCAAGATTTGAAAAACATCAGAGGCATAGAAAACCCTATGGATAAATTTAAGAAAATTACTGGTACTGGTGGTCCTTTGAATGCATTACACCATTCTGGACCAATTGCTGACTATTTCTATCTTCCTCCAAATCATTCTGACAGGGAACTATATGATGAAAATAATAATCCATTACCTTATACAGGATTATCTCAGACATTTGAAAGTGAGCAGATTAAGCAACTTAGAACTTTAGACGACCTGAACAATTTGCACAAAACTCCAATGCCGGGAACTGATGTTAGTTATGAAACAGGGTGGCAAAATTGGTTAGATGATGTTAATAAGCCAACAGAGCGTAAGCCACACAAAATGACACCTGAAGAAAAGAAACGATATGAAGAACTTAGGCCAAAATTGAAGAAATTTAAACCAAGAAAAGTTCCGCTTAGTTTAGAATATTAACTTGACAAATTGCTCCTTAGTTGTATAATTTATACAAGGAGGATATTGTATGACTATAAATAATTCATTTAATAATCAAAAAACATACCAACATTTATATACTTATTTTCCAGTTTCTTTTTCTTGTCTTAGTGGTTGTGGTATGAGTTGTAATGATTGTTCTTGTGGTGACAATCAAATAGAACCACCAAAGGAAGAAGTAAAACCTGTTTGTGACCATGAATGGGTGAATGCTGGTTTCATAAGTATTAAAATGGTCTGTAAAAAGTGTAATGTGGAGAAACCTGAATGAAAGCATTGGTTACTGGGGGTGCGGGGTTTATAGGATCACATGTTTCTGAAATGCTACTTGATCGTGGTTATGAGGTTACAGTAGTTGATAATATGTCAGGTGGTTATCCTGAAAATGTTCCTTTAAAGGCAAAATTATATGTAGTTAACTGTGAAGACGTTGGTTATATGCAGGCTATTTTTGATAATGAGAAGCCGGATTATGTTTTTCACCTTGCAGCATATGCAGCAGAAGGATTATCCCATTTTATACGTAAATTTAACTATGTTAATAATCTTATGGCATCTGTTAATATCATAAACTTATCAGTTTTGTATAAAGTCAAGCATTTGGTATTTACTGGATCAATGTCCAGTTATGGTGGCCAGACTCCACCATTTATTGAAAGTATGCCTTATCATCCAGAAGACCCCTATGCCATTTCTAAACAGGCTGTAGAACAAGATATAAAATGTGCACATGAAATGTGGGAAATACCATATACTATCTTCCGTCCGCATAATGTTTATGGTCCAAGGCAGAATATATATGATTTTTACAGAAATGTAATTGGCATATTCATTTACCAAGCCTTACATGATATGCCTTTGACAATTTTTGGTGATGGTTCTCAAATTCGTGCATTTAGCCATATTAAAGACATAGCAACACCAATTGTTGACTCTATTGACAATGATAATTTTTTAAATGAAACTTTTAATATTGGTGGTGATACTCCCTATACGATTTTGAAACTTGCAGAAACTATAAAAGAGGTTGTAAAAGAGATTGATAATAAGGAAGTAACATTTGATTTTCAACCACCACGATTTGAGGTACATATAGCTTATTCTAATCATGATAAATTACGTAAGTTTTACAATTATAGATCAAATATCTGTCTAAAAGATGGTATTACAGAAATGTATAAGTGGGCCAAAGAACAGCCAGAAAGACCACTATTTACTTGGCCGAAAGAGCATATTGAAATCATGGAAAAGATACCCCCGAAATGGAGAAAGGCATTAAAATAATGGAATGGCTGTTGATTGAAAAATGTCGTAAAGAGCTAGGATTTGCCTTGCTATATATGCAGTATTATCATCCTCCGTGGGATGAAAAACAAGTAGCGCGAGTAGATTTACTATGTAAGCGATTAGCAATGTATGAATCTGATGGAGAATTAACAAGTATTTATTGGGAAAATTTTTACAAAGAAATAAAAGACGAAACAGAGAATATGTGTTAATATGTTTGAATATTCATTGCCCTTTAAACATGGTGGTCATATTCCACGATTTAAACATGGTGGAGAGCAGAGTGAGGAAGTTTTACTTGGATTAAATCAGGAGTCATATATGAAAGTTACAGTGGGTGTTGCTGCTTACAACTGTCTTAAGTATTCACAGGATACGATGGATTCTATTAGACGAATTAAGGACTATCCATTTCACCTTGTAGTTGTGGATAATGGTTCCAAGGATGGTTCTAAAGAGTATTTTAATAAATTACTATTTGGTATGGAAAACACTACATATATTGATAATCCCACTAATTTAGGTGCTCCCACAGCATGGAATCAAATTATTGACAATGCTGTTGATAGTGGTTTTTCTGATGTGGTTTATATTTTAAATAATGATGTTATTTTGGGTTATAACTGGCTCTCAAACCTTAATATGTTCGTTGCCAATCATCCTGAAGCTGGTGTTGTGTCTTCCCATGTTGTTGACGGGTTATACAAGGCAGAAGATATACATGCAGACCACGAAAAGTGGTTTGAATGGACTAAGAATTATTACAAAGTTAATGATGGTAAGGTTGATGAGGGTGCTCATTTTTGTGCATTTGGTATTACCAGTGAATGTCTTGAGCGAGTGGGTACATTTGATACCGGATATATAAAAACAGCTTATGAGGATGCAGATTATACATTAAGGACAGAAAAGAGTGGTTTAAAGGTGTTAACCACTTATAATTCTGTAATATTTCATTATGGTGGGGTGACGCAGACGTTTATGACAGAACATGATGGTGGAAATGGGTTTCAACAGGTAAATCGTAGATATTTTGAGCAGAAACACGGCGTTAGGTTAGATGGGTCTATTTGCAGTCGTTCTATATTTTGGGACAAAGAGGATAATGTAAATTGGAAACGAAGAATTCCTATTCAGAGTCTTTAAAAAAGAAATATGAAAATGTTTGTGGAAAAAGATACACAAACTGCAATGGTTTATCTTGTATTAATGATATGGAATTTTGTTCACCATTATTGTATTATTTAGCAAGTCAGTGTGACCACGTTACTGAATTTGGCACTCGTACTGTTTGCTCAACGTGGGCATTAATGGCTGGTCTTCCAAAAGTACTACGCTCATATGATTTTGTACCTTGTAACACAAAAGAATTAGAAGAAATTGCAGCAGAAAATAATATAGATTTTAAGTTTGTTTGTGCCAGTACAATTGATCCTAAAGTTTCAATCGAGAAAACAGACTTACTTTTCATTGATACTGAACACACTGCTACTCAATTATCTGTTGAGTTAGCGTTGCATGGAAATAAGGCTAGTAAATATATTGCTTTTCATGATACTTCTTCACACCCTGTTTTGCTTTCAGTTATTGATAATTTTGTAAAACAAAACACACAATGGAGATATAAATTAGTACTTTCAGAGGATTGTGGTATTACGGTGATTGAAAATGGAACAGTTTAACCTTGTTTCTTGTAATTCTTGTACTGTTCCTGCTGTGCTCACAGCTTTAGACTTGAGCAGGCTTACAGGTTGTTACGCAGAATTTGGTGTGTTTCGTGGTGGTTCATTTTGTCAAGTTTTAAAATATTTGGACAATAAAGAATCAAAAATTACTAAATGTTATGGGTTTGATTCTTTTGAAGGTTTTCCTCCACCAATTAGTAGTATTGAACTTATATATTCAAAAGGTCTTATGGGAGACACAGATTACGAGCAGGTTTGTAATTTTGCAAAATCTGTAAATAGTAAAATACCTTATGAATTGACAAAAGGTTATTTTAATAACACTTTATCCAATAAAGAATTAGAACCAATTTCAGTTTGTTTGGTTGATTGTGATGCGTATACTCCTTCTTTGCTGGTTTTGAATTATATTAAGAAATATATGCAGAATGGTTCCATAATTGTTTTTGATGATTACAATTTAGCAGATGCTTGTCAGAAAACAGCCATTAATGATTTTTTAAATAATAACAAGGACGTGGAATTATCAAAAATTAAAGATGTGTCAACTCCTGAATGGACAGTGCCAATTTATGAGTGGAGAGTACAAAACTAAAGAGAAGATATTTGCTCCCGGTTCTTATGTGAAGGTTTATGAGAGCAGCACCCGTGGTTGGTGTTGGTTAGTGAGATTAACCAACTATAAGGGAACTTTTGTTGGAAAAGGTTCTAATTATAGAACTAAGCAACAAGCAGAGAAGAATATGATGTATTTTATTGAAGAATTAGAACCTTTGATTTATCATTATAAAAAAGTTAATTGCGAAGAAGACCAAAGTTATTACAAGACTTTTATATCTTATTCTAGTTCATATACAACAAAGGTTTCAGGGTTTGATAAGTTTTTAATTTATTTAAGATTTCTCTGGTGTAAATTGTTCCATAAAAGGCATAAATTTCGTTTTCACGAACTTGTAGAACCATTTATAAAGCATGGTAATGACTATTATTACAACATTTATTGTAGAAAATGTTGGTGCATTAGACAGAAAAAGCTAAAAATTTAGAAAAAAGACTTGACAAACAGGTTTTTACTTGTATAATATATAAGAGTCGGGATGTGGGGGAGTTTGGCTACCCTGTTCGGTTTGGAACCGAAAGGTCGCTGGTTCAAATCCAGCCATCCCGACCATTAATCTTCATCTTCCTTACCATCTACACGTTCACCAGTATTTGGAATAACCCCTACAGCCCTATCATCCCAAAGCTCAATCATTTCATAATCTTTTTCACATGTTACGTCTAAAGGCTCACCAAGATGCTTTATACACCATTTTTGAATAGCTAGACGAGCTTTTTGTATTTCATCTGTGTTATGATTAAAATGTGACACACGAGCAGTCATAATTTTTACTTCTTTGCCTTCAGCAAGCCATTTCTTGACTCGTTTTACCATTTTTGGTATTGGTTCACCAAGTTTGTCTGGACCTTCATAATGGTCATATACTGCCAAAGTTCTATCGAAATCTACTGCTATGTATCCCATTTTATTTTTTCTCCACAAAAGTTAACTTATAAGTTTTTCTATGACATTTAAGACAGAGAGTTATTCCATTTTCAAGTAGGTATCGAAACTCAGGAAAATATGTCCAAGATTTAATATGGTGAGCATTTAAATTTCCACCACGAACTCCACAATGTTGACAGGTATAATTATCTCTTTTAAATACACCATATTTCCAATTTTTATATTTTATAGTGCTCATTTCTGGTCTTCGATCTGTTGTAGTTCCACCCTTCCAATTGGAGTTTCCTTTATTACATTTTGCTTTTAGGAAACACTCTTTACTGCAAGTAAAAATTCTTCCATATTCACATGGTCGTACAGAAAACTCTTTTTTACAAATTCGACATATTTTTATTACAGTAATTTTTTGTGCTTCATCATGGCATTTTTTACTACAAAAAATTCTTTTTACTCTCATAACGTGACTTTTTGGTTTATTAAATAGTTTATTACAATTTTGACAGCTTACTTGCATTTATTTTTTAGCTCCAATGTAAATGTGAGAATACCCAAATGATAATTTCTATTAGTTTCCAAATACCTAACGTAATGCCTAGAAGAGCAAGGATAAGTAACCAAAATAATGCCTTATCAAATCCATTAAACATGCTACTATCCATATAATATCTCCTTTATGGATATTATACAGGTAAAAACAGGGTTGTCAAGGAGTTATTTGGAGTTTTCTATAAGTCCTTTAGGGACTTTGTTTTTAAAGTGTTTGACACAAAGCTTTGCGAATCGTTCTGCTCTGTTTTCAATTCCATTCACTGTTTTTTCATTTCTGTCAACATCAATTATAAACCAATGGTAACATTCATGATAGAAGGTATCTAAATCAAAACTCTTATTTCTCATTATAAGAATTTCAATTGTTCCATTTTCAAATTTTGTTAATCCTGCCCAAAAGAATGCAAAGTGCGGTGGTCTACTCTTGTAGTATACAACTTTGGGAAGAATTGCATTGACTTCAAAACCATTATCCATTAACATTTTTTGTACATCTTGTAATAACTCTTTATCTTCTACAATAATGTCTTCGGCAAAAACAGAACCAAAAAAGAGTACAAAAATAATTAGTAATGTTTTCATGTGAATTCCTCTGCAAAATGTAGTGCATCCTCAATAGTAGGACACATATCCATATATTTATAATCCCCTAATCTTCCTTTAAAATGTACATTCGAGAGATGTTTTGCCAGATTTCGGTATTTCTCATAGATTTCTACAGAATTTCCTATATTTCTCATTGGATACATAGGAATTCCTTCATCAAATGGTGAAGTTAGCGACCTTGGTGTTTCCGTAGTTATAACATACTTATCACAATTATTAATTGTTTCTGGTAGCCAGTAATTATGACAAATTTCACGTGTGCATTCTCTGTTGTCAGTATAATTTACTGCATTTGCTCCTAATGCATCTACTGCGTAATACCATTTTTTGTTACCAACATAGTTAATATCCAAAGTGCGATAAGGTAACATTCCAAACTCGTAATTGAAGTAAGAATCAATAGTTCCAGTAAAGATTATGTTTTTTGCTATTTTCTTATAATGCCACCTATTTTCTAGGAAATTGTCATTATAGTATATTTTTATGTTTTTATGATCTAACATATTTTCCATCAATTTTGTATAGCCGTCTTGTGCTATTCCTTCATATTTATGAGTATAATACTGATCATTTAGGGTTGCTGGTCTAAATGGAATTCTATGAGCTATGGATGCTGGTAGTGTTCGTGGTTCTACTCCCCACATCTTCTTTGTGTAATAATAGAAGAACATCGTGTATATTTTTTTACCCATTCTACGAATCAGGTATTCTTCAAAATTTTCATTTTCACATGTCTGTCCTTTCAGCGGTGGTGTGATATTTGCCTGTTGCAAAGTCATTTTATTGACAGGAAATGAGTAATACTTATCTTTATAACAGGCTATTGGGTGGTACTTGAAATTATTGACAGTACCAAAGTGTTTTAGAAACGTCCAAACCCTGTCTGAGTCAGTATGTAAAATATGAGGACCATAACTGTGAACTTGAACCTTGTCAATGAAGTAGGTATGAGATAGTCCACCTATGTAGCCATTTTTTTCAATGACTAAAACCCTAGCACCTTTTTCAGCTACGGCACGAGCAAAGGTACAACCGTAGAATCCAGCACCAACTACTATGAAATCATACTTCATTTTTTCTATCTCGTATTTGAATTCTAATAATTCAATTAGTCCAAATTAAAGCCAAAATATGCTGCATCAATGTAACAGAGTAGTTTACATTTTGATGGAGTATAAATACATGGTGATTCTAGCCAACTTTCAGAAAGACGCATCAATTTTATGATATGATTAACGTGTTTTCCTAAAACTTCCAAAATTTTAGTTTCTTTGTTTTTCATTGCTTCCAATGAAGACACAAAGGCCAAATCATAGTCTGCCTTTGTTTTATAATCAAACGCTATTTTACTTAACCCACCAACACAAAAGCTATTTATGGGAAAACTAGGAACTTGTAAATCTCCTTTATGTGTAAAGTTTTTAATTTTTGGCTTTTCTTTAATAAGTTTGGCGTAATAAATTTTAGTTTTTACAGGAAAGTTATATATTATAGTCTCAAGTTGTGAAAGTTTTATTTCTTGCGTCCAATAATTCATTTCTTTTTCTCCTTTTCTTGTTTTAATATTTCCTTGAATGCTGCCTCACTTTTAAATATTACATCTATACATTCTTTTGGTAAACAACCAGAACAAACACCCGTTGAATATGCCCTCCACCGTCCATTTCTGCATCTATGGGCTATAAATTCATCTCCATACGCACCCTTCAATATTTCCATTTTTATCTCACCGGAAATCGTTGTGGATTAACTTTGTTATATTGTGGATTTAGTTTATAATTTAAACAAACCAAAGGACGTTTACATTTTCCATCATTGTTATTAATGCATGAATATTTCAAGCATTCTTGGTCATAGGTCTTTTTAGTAGCCAATCGTCCTAATGCTCTATCGTGTACTTCACGACCATTCATTGTATGAAAATAGGTTACTGAACACCAGTGGTGAGTATAGAAATTGCCTGTTCTCCATATTTCATATCCTAGTAGATGCATACGGTTGTAATAATCACTATCTTCTCCCATGCCGGGAAAGAAGGATTCATCAAAATAACCAACATCTTCAATGACTCTTCGTTTAAATGTTAAAAATGCATTATCTGAACCAATGAATAATCTATCTTTGAATTTTGTTTCAATTTCAGCAATGCGTTTATTTGGATCACCATAAAAACCATTTAATGCCTCTTCCAACTCATATACATTTGCCTTATTTTGTAGGTTTTCTATTCCGTTTTTGTAAGCAACCATTTTTTGATAAACATCACCATATACAGGTTGACCTTCATCTTGATTTGTAGCCATACCACCCAAACAGTGAATATTTGGATTTTGCTGGAATGTGCTAACTACTTTCTCGTTCCAATTTGAAGACATGCATACGGTGTCTGAATGTACAGTAGTAAAATAGTCAAATTCAGGATGATTATAAAAATAGTCAATACCTTGGTTTACAGCAGCAGGAAAGCCTATGTTTTCAGGGTTGATAATAGTTGTAATGTTAGAATTATCTTTATATGTTTTAAATAATTCTGTTGTGGCATCATTGGAACCATTATCAATTATGATAAGGTGGAAATTGGCAGGATTTGTATTTTTCAATATAGAATTTATGGCAAGTCCTGCAAAAGCTCTGCACTTGAAAGCTACTAGAGTTAGTAAGAACTTGTTATTCATATTAGTCATAATCTTTAGAAATAATTGCATCAATTGCATCAATTTTCTCTAAAAATTCTTCCATATCAAAATTAGTCATACTAGTTGATAATATCATAGTACCATCGTCATTATCTATAATTCCCCAAGCATCACCTTCATCAAAGTAATCTTGCGCTATACCCAATTCAATAGCGGTTTTAATGTGGTTTTTAATTGCTATGATTTGTAGCCCATTAAGTTTAGTCTTGTCAATGACAAAACTAGCACTGCTGGAATTACTGACAAAACCCTGTCTAATTTTCATGATTTTTCTCCATTTCTTCTTTAGCTTCAATTAAAGCCAATCGTGCTGCCTCATATTGTGGAGGATCATGGTTACCACAATTTGTATTTTTTACACGTTCAAAAGCACGAAAAAGTTTATATTGGTTGAAACGATATGCTTCAAAAAATGAAGAATTTAGATTAAATGCATACTGGGGAGAAAAATAAGATGCGCGTAGGAATGATTGGACTCGGTAAGCTTGGCAAGCCTGTAGCTGTTGCTATTGCAGCTAAAGGCCACTCTGTAATGGGCTATGATGTAGTTCCTGAACTCATGTCTAAGAACTTTACAGCTATCGAAGCTGGACCAAACAAAGAGCCTAATGGCTTTCAAGAAATGCTTGCAAAATCTGATATTAAGTTTGGATCAATGCAAGAAGTAGTCGATCATTCAGATATTATCTTTCTTGCCATTCAGACACCACATGGTAAGGAATATGAAGGTGTAACACGAGTGCCTGATACTGTTGCTAACTTTGATTATTCATATCTAGTCGATTGTATCAAAAAACTAAATTCGTGTCAAATTGACAAGCCTAAAGTTGTTGCAATTATCAGCACCGTTTTACCTTTCACAATTCGACGGCATGTATTACCAGAAATTACAAATTCAAATATTAAAGTGGTTTATAACCCATTCTTTATTGCAATGGGTACTGTAGTTTGGGATTTCTATCATCCTGAATTTGTGCTCATTGGTAAATATGATGATTGGGCATGTCAAAAACTAAAAGAGTTATATGATACAATTTATAGTTATAAAGAGGGACCAGTTAAAGGTAATCCAATACGATTTGCAGAAATGAGTATTGAATCTGCTGAATTGACCAAAGTATCATATAATACATTTATTACAATGAAAATTGACTATGTTAATTACCTCATGGAGATATGTGAACAGATTCCAAATGCCAATGTGGATGATGTCACAAATGCTCTTAAAATGGCAACAGAGCGTTTAATTTCTACCAAATATTTAACGGCTGGAATGGGCGATGGTGGTTGTTTGGATGAAACTCAAAAAATTTATACAGAAAATGGTTTAGTAAATATTAATACAATTAACGTTGGTGATAAAGTACTTGGTGGTGATGGATTATTACATAAAGTAACTAATTTATTTAGTAGAGACTTTTCAGGAGATTTAATTCGGTTCGATTTAATGGGAAATAAAAATATTACATTAACACCAAATCATAAAGTCTATTCTAAATATAGTATTAATGGACCAAAAGAAAAAACAAAACTCAGCGAAATGTGTCAAGTACCCTCTGAACAATTATTTGGTTTAGATAAGTCTTTTTATTATATTGCATTTCCTAATATTAAAGAACAAACACTGCCCGCACCGGAGTTAAGTTGGAATATACAAGATTTACTTTCTCTTGCTGGTTATTATTTAGCAGAAGGTTGTATTAAGGGTACTCGTGGACACATTGATGGTGTTCAGTTTACTCTTAATTCTAAAGAAGTAGAATATATGAATGATATTGAAAATATTATTAAACGTATGTATGATGATGCATATATTACACGAAAAGTTAAGAAGAGCCATAATACTGCTACAGATATTTGTTTTTATAAAGCTAAATTAGCTCAATATATTAAAGCAGAGTTTGGTTCAGGTGCTAAAAATAAGAAAATTCCAATGTGGGTTCTTTATGGACCAACAGAATATGCAAAATTAATTTTACAGGGTCTTTTTCGGGGGGATGGTCATTGTAATTATAAAGGATTTACATATACAACAATTTCTAAGGAATTAATGATTGCAGTTCAGTTTTTACTAAATAAACTTAATATTAGAAGTTACATGCGAGTACAAAATAATATAGGTAAAAAATATCCAAATCCTGTTTATCAGGTAAATATTCGTAATTATGAAGACGCTGTTAAATTAACAAAAATTGTTAATTTTGTTAATAAAAAAGAAATTCAAAAAAAGATTCGTCCTCTTGCTAGAATTCCTATAGATGAAAATTACACTTATTACAAAATAATGAAAACAACAAAAATTCCTTTTTCTGGTAAGGTTTACAATATAGAAGTAGAGGATGTAAACAATTATGTAACTCAAGGTGGTTTAGTTTGTAATTCTTGCCACCCAAGGGACAACATTGCTATGTCTTGGTTGGCAAAAGAATTAAATATGGACTATGATTTCTGCCGGTATCTCATGCTTGTACGAGAAGCACAAGTAGACAAGCTTGCGGACGCAATTGAGAATTTTACTAAAAAAGTATCTACTAAAGATATGCCTATTGTAATTCTTGGCAAATCATTTAAAGCCAATATTGGGCTAACAACAGGTAGTCCTGCTATGTTACTTAGTAATCTACTATTAGAACGCAATATTAACCATGTCATTTATGATCCTCTAGTTACACCAGAGTATAAACTAACTGTTCATACTCCCCACGTTTTCTTTATTGCCACTCAGCATGAAATTTGGAAAGAATTCAAATTCCCTTCTGGCTCAGTTGTAATTGACCCATTCAGATATTACAAAGATTTTGTACCTTCTGATTGTAGATATTATCTTATTGGGATTGGAGCGAAAACCTAATGGCTTTACAAGAGACTGTATCTGATAAGAAATTAACAAAAGAATTGGTTCAAAAAGCTATTAATAGGCTTGCTGACTATAAACAAGAATTAGTAGCAATTTTACTTCCTGACATTATTATGGGATATGAGTTTAATAATACCTTTCCTGATGATATAGACCAAAACGGCTCATTATACCAGACGCACAATGGTATTTTTGGTTGTTTTAATATATCATCCTTTGGATGTATTAAAAAAGCTGTTTGGATGTATATACTAAATTCTAAGAATAAAAATGTTGTTTATTTCATGGGTAATCATGGAAGTATTGTAAATTTGCATGTTGAAGAAGTAGAGACTAAGGATTGGTCAAAAGAAGAAAATGGCCCCTGTTGGTTCTGTCAAAAACCCATTAAAGATGGAGAACTACGACGAATGAGTAATGAGTTTGATTGTGAAGTACATGAAACCTGTTTACAAAAAGCTATTAACAATCCCTCTTCTGATGGAGAGCGGCAAGAAGGTGAAATAATGGCGAATGAGTTTGGTATACAGAAAAAGGAATAAACCAATGGAAATATTTAGTGTTAAACATGCCAGAGACTTAACAAAACAAGCACAAAAGTCTATGCTTGTTGCATTTGTACAAAAAATTAAAACAGAAATAGAAGAGAACGCATCTGCTGGTGCTTGTGGTATGAGAGTAGATTTTCCAGTGCACATGTGTAAGGAAAATAGAAATGCAATATTAGACCAACTAAGAAATGAAGGTTTTACAATTTATGTGTTTAGTAATGAGGCTTGTTTTACAATTGATTGGTAATGGAGAAATTATATGTCACTATCAGATTGCCCTAAATGTTGGGATACTCCATGTACCTGTGGTTATGAGTACGAAGATTGGACGATTGATGCTTTAATGAAAATGCGGGATATGTTTACAAAACTTATTACAGAAAAACAAACTAAAATGATAAATCAAAATTTATTTCATGCATTAGAAGATTTATACAACATGGTTGAACATGAAACACACCCTAAACAATTTGAAAATGGTGTTACTGCTCCTGATGGTACTGACGAAGGTGTGGTATTGGCAGGTAAAACTTTATTAGTATCTTTTCACATTTCTATTACCCAAACTTGTTTATGATTCATTAGGATACTCCTTTGCAAGTTTATTTTTGAATTCTTCAGCTTCTTCAGGTGTGTCAAAGTAAATATATGGATTTTCTGGTGTATATAGTGCACACCATAGAGACGGTTTCGGATTACTCTTTCCATTCCTGTCATACCAGCAATTACTAAGACTATTAAAATACACTAAATCAACATAGCCATAGCCGTCATCATCATTCCCAATTTCAGGAAAATAACCATAAACCCAAAAATTGTGGTTTGGTGTGTCGTCCGCTTTGCACCAATATTGAGATTGAATATTTATGCTACACATTGATTTATTCATACTATGAACACCTTAAAACACGTACACAATTATCACGATCCTTAACTAACACGTATTCTCCGAGATGCTTTTGTAATAATTTCAGTGTTTCATTATCAATATTTGCTTTTTTAACAGGATCACCAGACATTAGTAATTCAGTAATTTTATATCCAATTTTTCCTTCTTCAATTGCTTTCATTTGTCGCTTAATTTCATCGGAACTAATTCGTCCACCTTTAGGAACATATATGTGCACAGCCATGTTAACTTCTCCACGCATGGTCTATTGCAACAATTTTATTTTCACTTTCATAAGGAGTATCAATAACTACTACTTTTGGAACATTAAGAATTTCAAGGGTCATTCTTGGAACGTTATGTAGGTATTCGGTATAGTCAATATTAGCAACGTTTTTTAGAACTTCACCCGTTTTGGCATTTTGTACTTCAGGTTTTCCATTTTTTATTATAAGTTTCAATTTCATACATTTTCCCTTAGTAGTATTATAAGGCTTAACCCTAGTTTGTCAAGCAATTTATTTAACAATATCCTTCTTGTTAATAGTGACCATTTTCCCATCAGTAGTTTTAACAATAATTTCATCACCAGCAATCATTTCACTTTTAACTTCAATCGTCTGTCCATTAATCAGCGTATAAACCTTTTTAGGGGCAGTAACAGGCTCTACTTTTGTAGTAGCTTGAGTGGGTTCCTTAAAATTAGGAATCATGGTTTTAACATTATTCACTAACTCTGTTTGGATTTTCACTATCTGCTCAAGAGCTTCAATTTGTTTAATATTCTCTTCGTCTGTTTTACTTTGGCTATATTTTAAATTCACAATTGCTTGTATAATAACTGGTTGTATATTTTTGAACTGTTCTAGATTTGCCTGTAATTCTTCAATCGAAATAGTACTTGCCAACTGTTGTTCTCGTTGCAGAGATTTATTTAATTGCTCAATTTTACTAGTAATTTCCTTCTTTTGATTACTAATAGTATTGTTTTTACGTAATGCAGTACCGCAATATGGACATGTGGAAACCATTGTATCAGTACCAGTGTATTTACCACAAAGCATATTAGGACAAGCAACCTTACCAGAATCTTTAGGGAGCGATTCTAGGAGTTCACGTTGTGCATTAATCTGTCGTTCAATTTCACGAATTCTGTTTTTTCTACCAGTGATTTGACCATTAGCTTCTTTAAGCTGGTCTTCAAAAGTCATTGTCTGGTACTTAATTTTTGGCAATAATGCTTCAAGGGTAGTAATTAGTTTTTCACGATTGGATACAAAGTCTTTATACCGAGTTTCTAATGCTTCCTTATTAATACGCTCTTGTTCAGCCTTTTTTGCCTCTTCAAGTGCTCGTTGTGCCGCCAATTCCTTCTCACGCTGTGTATTAACGTTTACCCTGTTAATTTCTTCCTGCTGTTGCCCTAAGCGTTCTTCTTCCTGTTTCTTTTCAGCGAGTTCACTTTTGCTTGGTTTAATGTGAATTGGCTTGGGCGGTTCCTTCTCAATAGGTTCTTCAACTTTTGGTTCAGGTTTAGGTGGAACTGGCTTATCAGACATTCCACAACTAGTCAAAAGAAGGATAAACAACAAATTATATTTGCTCATAGCAATAATTCCTTTCTATATATATTATACAGGAATTATTTGTCTTTGTCAAGTCCTTTTTTCAAAAAATTTCATATACTCTTTTCCTTGTTTTGTTGCTTCAATAGTCATTTCGCCATTTTTGCCTACACCCATGGATAGATAACCTTTGTCTGTTAAATCAAGAATTGTTTTATAGATATAATCGCTATTAATTTGTTCCAAAAGTTCTTCCATTTCCAAGGAGGTAAATGATACCTCAGAGTCAGTGATTTTAAATTTTTTGATAATTTGTTGTTGAATATCATCTATTACAGTTGGATTTGATTTTTGACATGCAGCTAAGAATGAGCAGTGTTCTAATATAGTTTCAACAAACGTCTTAAGTTCAGTATCAATATTAAGCTGCATTTTCTCTCTAAAGTATTCTGGAATTGGTTCATCCATTGGAGTCTTCCTTTGCATGTTCTTTTGTGTATTGCTTAAGAGCTAAAACATCATCATCTATTGGACCATCATTAGTTTTCCCCGTAACTTCTTCTTCATAATCACAAATATGACATTTATATTTCATTTTATTCATCTTTCTTAACTACGTAACGACCTTTCTTTGTATCATATTCCATATGACCTTTTATTATAGGAGTGTCTTCAGTTTTTTCCTTTGGTAAAACAATTCGTGTACGTTTAATAATAACGGACTTTTGTTTGGGAGCAGGAATTACTTCTTTATTTTCTTCCTTACCAACAAATTCATAATGATGTGTTTTTTTAATTCGTTCATATCGGGCTACTGCATTAGATGCACCATTGGTAGTGTAAATAGGAAACTCAAATGCGTCTGGTTCCGATGGAATATTCATCATTTTTCCAGCCATAGGACCACCATTAAATGTGACTTCCATATTATCTCCTTACTTACTTATTATAAGGCTAGGTAGGGCTTTTGTCAAGTAGTTTATTTTTCTTTTTTCTCATCAGGAACAATCCATTCAAACTTAGTAGTTGCACTGCCATCTTCATAGGTAGTAGTTACCCAACGTGCAACACCATTTCTAATTGCTTCTCTTTTGTGAGCGTTTCTACCAAAATCATGACCTATACCAAAACCAAGAGAAAGGCCAACAATAAGGAATAACAGTATAATGAGGGGATTGGGTGGAGAAGAATTATTCATGTTTTTTTGCTCCAAAATCCAAATTGCCAAGGAGAACAGAATTTGTTCTCGTTTACCTGCATCTTAAGCGAAATAGTTTCTGCGGTAGTGAAGACAAATCCACAATGTTTATATTGTGTGTGTCCATCATCACCAAAACACTCATAAAGTTCCATTACTATAACGCTAGGATAATTACCACAACCATTAAAACCTTTTTGGTTTCTTAATTCTTCATAGGGCATAAATTTTCTTATATAGGTATCAGCGATATACTCATGAACCTCATACAAATTTGTATTATATAGCTTAACTCGTGTAGGAATAACAAATGTTGGTTCACGTACCACAATCTCTTTAGGAATCCAAAACTCAAATAAGTTCGTTGCATCATTTCTAATAAAATCAAGAACATCAATTTTAAACTCTTTTAGTTCTTCAAAAGAGTAGGCAGTGTCAATATTATCTGTTGTAATTTTCATACTCATATTATACAAGTAGATAGGTGTTTTGTCAAGGAAAATTCCGATTATATATAAAAGGAGAGGACTAAGATTATGTTTTTCAATTGGTTACAAAAGAAAATTGCATGTATTGGTGGTGATATATGGTTTTCTAAACATATATTAGCCCTATTTCCTTATCCAGCAATGCTTTATGGACGTGATGAGACACGAACCGTGGGTAATGATTACCGACTATTCAGTACATTAATCAAGCCGGGAGATATGTTTCTGACTACCCAGAAACGTTATGCACTTAGTGGTGGTGCTATTAAAGGTACTTTTAAACACTTAATGGTTTACACAGGTCCAGTAAAAGGATATTATGACAAAGAATCACGTGAAATTCTAAAACCAAAATCAATTAGTGAAAATTATAAAAATTCACAAAACGAATTCTCTCCAAACACATTCATTAGAACAATTACACATGCTACGTCAGAAGGGGTTGCAACCTATGATCTTCTTGACATTTTCTTCCATTACGATTACATTTGTTGTGTTCGACCTTGGCAAACAATGGATGAAGCGCAGGCCATTGTCGATGCTGCACTCAGCCAAGTGGGACTAGATTATAATTTTGCTTTTGAGTCTGAGGGTGTACCAGCCTTATACTGTACTGAATTAGGTGCATATTGTCTTGAGCAGGCTAGAATTGATCCTCCACAGCAAGCTAAACAAATGACTAAATTCTGGAAGCCTTGGAAAAAGAACAACGTTTATTTGTCAGATTACTTTGTTAATAAATTTCCTGTTATTTGTACTACAGCAAGTTGTAATGAGCCAAAACTATATAAACAATCACCAGTTAGTGATATGATTCGTAGAAAACTTTTAGCTGCACCAGACTATACAACCAAATAATTCTCTACTGACAGTCACAGGGGGGAATTTTATATCTATGAAAGTATTCAAGTGGACGTAACTTTCGCGTTTCAGTAATCCAAAAATACCATTTTCGATATGGTCTTGTACAAAACAGAAGTGTCCAAGCACCACCTTTTGGAATGTCTAAATAGTGCCTATTACTTCCTTTAGACCACCAATAAGACCCCGCTTTTACTGTAAACATACCATTTGGTGTGACATTTGTATATTTTCCTTTTAGAATAATAGACAAAAAATCACATGAATGGTCATGAAAATATCTTTTGTCGTCTGACCTAATCCAACGGTGTAATCTTATAGAAAAACCTAAAATAATGATTGTCCAACGATAAAGATAGGGGCATTCAGGACGACCTAAAGCCTCTTTCCATCGAATTTGAAATAAAGTTCCAAATTTTCGATATGGTTTCATAATTTAATGGTCGGCGGGGAAGGAATTTAACCCCCGGCCTTCAGCATGTATGCTGATGCTCTTTCTCTGAGCTACCCGCCGAACCTAAATTAATAGTGACTAGTTGATTTTGAGTAGCTTCCAACCTCACTTCTATCCTTTTTACACTTAGGACAAATTTTTTGTCCTGTTCTTAGTTGAAGAATGTCACAAAAACAATTTTTACAAAAATCATAATCAGGATAGAATCTTTTTGCCTCTATTTCATATTCAGGCCACCAAAAATAATCAAGGTCATTAATTCTAAATCCATCAAAATCCCTATCACTTTGGCCTATAAGTTTTAATTCTTCATCAGTTGCGTGGTGATAATTTATAAAATCTTCCCAAGTATGATTGTTACAAGTTTCAACAAAAATAGTATTATTAATTTTCATAATAAATGTGTCAAAATTACAACTGTGAAAAGCAATAGGTGCATCAGCATTAGGACTGTCAATTTTTGCCAAAATTTTCTTTTGTAATTCCTCATCTCGTTCTTTCCAATCACGAGCAGGAACCATGTCGAATGCTACATCTAGTACTGTTCTCTTAGTTCCATCTACTACGAAACTACTAGAACTGCTATTGCTAACAAAACCTTTTCTAATCTTCATTTCTCACCTTTTAGGTTATTCTACTTGTCTTCCACCACTTCTTTTTGCGTTTTGACTCCGAGTGATTCTTTGAGCCATGATTTTGCCAAGGAATAGAACTCGCTGCACTCCGTCTTCAGTGTTTCGTTGTTCACAATGGCGGGAACGACCTTTATGGTGGCAAGTTCCTTGGTGGTTGGCGTAAATGCTCGGCCAAGCACGCAAAGCATACCCATCACAAGAAGTATTGGCGACAACCATTTTACGACTTTGGCTACAGCTTCGTGTTCGCTCTCTCCAATCGTCACAAAAAACGGCACCCATGAGAGGAATCCGAACATTAGTCCGAAAATACCGAATCCCTTTAGTATGTCGCAGACGTAGTCCATCCGCGTCAGCCAGTACATCGAGCTTTCGTCTATCATAGTTTTTCTCCCGTTGCGCCAAGGTAATTGAACTAACCTTTTAATATTATACAGGCGAAAAACTGTTTGTCAAGTGTTTTTAAAATCTAATTCTATAAAATTCTTCACAAATGTCTTTATATAATTTTTGAATTCCCTTATGGTCTGGTTTATCCCTTAAAGTACACGTTTTATAAAGAGCTTCTAGTTTGGCATCCATGGTATCGGCTATCTCTTCAATAGCCTCATAAGGCACGTTTCCTTGGCGAATATTGAGCAGTTCTTGAGCATCTGGTCTTTTGACCAATACCACACCATCACGTAGAATTTCTTCAGCCATACGGCATAGTCTAACTAGGTGACAAGCGTGTTTACTATTTCCTTGTAATCCAATGTGTCCATTGTATCTCGTAACAAGTGTTCCAGTAGGAGTGGTAAAACAAACAATATTCTTATTTTCAACATTTTGTACTTTTACATTATGATTTCTTATTAATTTTTTAAATTGCTTTCTTGTCTTATTTATGTGTATTTGATACATAAAATGGTCATAAGGATAGTTTGGGCGTTTATAACTATATGGCCCATATAGACTTGTTTCATACCCTGATAAAAAAGCTAATTCTTGTATACTTGATGCTAATTTAAAATATTTACTATAATAAATTTCACTATTATCAGGTCTGCTTAAAGTCCCATCCCCAAGCATTAATGCTTTTAATAGTATATCAAAACTAGTTTTAGACAAATTAAAAACCCATCTAGGAATATTTTTATCTTCTCTGCAATTACAATCTAAATAAAATTTATTAGTAATATTTTTATCAAAAATAACTAAAGTAACCTCAACAATTTCATTAGGATTTAAATTGTTTGGTTTTCTTTTATATTTATACAAGCCAATTTTTATTTTGTTTTTATATTTATGGTAAAATTTTCTCATTTCGTTATAGAGTTTGCCATCAAGTTTTTGAGAAATTCTAATTGCTCTTACTTTTCCATTTCGGAACTCTATAGTACCATCAGAAAGATACCAACCCATAAGATTTAGGTAATCTTTTTTTGTAATAATTGTGTTAATAAAATAATGTTTATCACAATAATTTTTAGTTTTAGGTGTGATATTTCTTAAAATTTCAAATGTGTCAGGTAAAGTAGAAATTTGGTTTAACTGCCAATCATAAGTTTTTTCGGTTTTTCGTTCAACCTTTCTATAAAATAATCTATGATTTGGGGTTACAAGAAGATTTATATGATTCCCAAATAAATTATATAAGTTTCCTGAAAATGTGCCAGAAAATTTATCTATATAGTTATGATATTCTACTTTAAAAGTCTTTGTATTAAATGTTGCTAATTTTATATCTTTAGTAATTTCATTAAATTTTTTAAAGCCTTGTTCAGTTAAAAACTCAGTTTCTTCAACATAACAATCATAACCACATTTTGCTTCTAATAGTTTACGTTTTTCATTTGTCTATCCAATATTGTGCACAGGACAATGCCTGTTATTCGCCAACAACCGTTCTCGGAAATTCTGCACAGCAGCAGAGTACCAAACCTCAGAAACGAAGTCTTTAACACCCAAAAGGCTTACAGTATTAATGTTAGGCTCGTTTTCAGCAAAGGAACAATGCCAAAACTCACCTTTTACATTAACATAGCAGGAAAACAGGTCACTCTCACAGGGTTCAATGTTGGTTTGAATATTATTCTTTTCCCTAAGAGTCAAGTGTGAGGCATCAATAGCATTTGAGCATTTAGGGGCAGAACAGCTATCGCACCCAAACGTAACATTATTATTAAGACAGTAGTTAATAATTTCATTTACGTCACTTTGAGGCAGGGAGTTAAAATAACCCTTTGCCCTACCCTTGGGCTTAACACCAAGGAGAACAATGGCATATAGCCCTTTAAGACGTTCATCTGTCTTAATATCGTTCAAAACTTCATAAATGAAGTCCTTGGTTTCAAGAGAAGCAAGAATATGAATATTAACCTGCTTAAGCCCCAAGGAAGAAAACTTTTGAACAGTATTGTAACAAATGTTCTTGTTGTCTTTTTGAACACTTACTGCAACTGCACCAACGAGTTTGGAAATCTGTTCAGCAAGTTCGTCAGTCAAATCAATACCAGTAAGTGTGAAGTTTGGAATAATACCCTTACTTCTGGTATATTCCAAAATCTTGATAAAATCTGGATTAGTCTGCACTCCGGTAATACCCAAAGCTACTTGTGTAAGAGTACGGGGAAAAATGTCCAGAACCTTTTTGTACGTTTCAAGAGACATGTTGGAAGGCTTGTCAGGATTGTTGTCCTTGTAACAAAACTTACACCTGTTAGGACAACCATTTACAGAAATTTCAATGTCTGCAATTTCTGGTGCAGGAGCATAGATGGGGTCGTCATTCATATGCTTGCCCCATCGTCCAAAACTACCATTAGTCTTGTCAAAAAGATAGTTATAATTTTTTGATTTATAAGCCTTTACTAGCCTATTTTCATGGACATTCTTGTTGACTTCTTCAGTGGTTTTCGGATACATTCGTTTTTCCTTTGTAATAAAACTGCCCCGGTTATATATTGATTATACAACTAGGGCAGTCATTTGTCAAGTTAAATTTTACTACAAATATGGGTCAAGTGGATTAAAGAGCCAACTCCAGAATTTATTATACAAACTCATACCATTTACAAAAAGTGCTATTACAGCATTTGTAATAAACCCAAGAGCCACAATTGGTAGACCAAGAGGAAAGATTAGAAAAATGAATAAAGTTTTTAGTAATATTTTCATTTTAACCATCCAAGTGCATAGAAATAACGTCATCTTTGTTCTTTTCTAGAAGTTCCACAAAAGCATACCATGCGTCATGTGCACTATACTTTTCATCGTGTTCATCAGGGTCTTCATCATCTTTACATTCTGGAACATCAAAGTCAATATCAAGTCCTTCTGTCCAATCATAATCCATGACACTCATTTCGCCAAACTTTACCATAGGCTTACCCATAAAAGTGCCATTTGACGCCATTGCTTCAGCTACAGCCCGTTGAAATGGTGTAGCTTCCTTGCCTGATCTTCATCTTCCTATCCTTTAAAATGGTAGCGGACGATAGAATCGAACTACCGTTGTAACCTTATGAGGGTCACCAGAGGACCACCCCTAGCCATCCGCTATCTCAATCCTAACCTTGGGTTTTATACCAGGAAACTCCTAGGTACAATCCTAGGGCTGAAATTATCAGCTTGTTAGGAACTCTTTTGCCTTATTGTCCCAAAATTCTTTCTGTTTTAAAACGTGTGCTTTCTCTTTCTCAACTCGTTTATTAAATTCTTCATCTGTTTCTAAACGTGCAGCTTTTACCGAAACCCTGTCGTCATCATATTCACTATAGAATTCTAAACTGTATTCACAATCAGGGTATTGTTTTTTAGCCTTTTCTAACTGCTCTTGTAACATTTTAATAACATTTTCTAATGATTCTTCTAATGAATACTTAGAAAAATCATCTAAAGTGAAATATTTGTTTACTTTCTCAGTAATCACTTCACAACCTCCGTTACAATAACTCGTGGATTGTCCAAAATGTAATGGTTAAGTTCAATCCACTTATTACCCCAAGTCTTCGCAGTTTCTTCATTATCAGTGGTAAGAGTTACAGAGTACAACATTTCTTTGCCACGCTTAATTTCAATCAAAAATCGCTTACCACTCTGCTTTTCCATATTTTTCTCCTTAGTACTCATTATACAGTCACAATTCCATTTGTCAATTAAATTCTTTTGACTTTTCCTAGTTTATCTGCCCAACTTTCAGGCCACCGTTGGTAATATCTTGAAGCAAAGGACATAGACATCCTACTAATAATATTCATTACAATAGATGGAAGCCCAATGACTAATAGATATAATGGTCCTAACATTAATGATTGAATACAGTGTCCATACTCGTGCTTTATTGCATTTTCATCTTCTTTATAAACACTACCAATAATGATATATTTGCCCAAAGAAACTGCCCATTGTACATCTGAAAATATAACAATTTTATTATTATAAATACTAATATTTTTATCTTTTAAAAATAATGAAATTATAAAACCCAAAAAAGTTTGTGGAAAACACCAAGTCCAATATAGCATATTTTAACCTTTAGGACAAATATAACTAACCATCCAACAGAGTTTATATGTGCCTTCATCTGTTTTAAGATTCTTTTTTGGCATAATCATTACTTCACGTCGAATAACCTTTTCTAGTCTTTTTTGCCTGCGTTTGGCAGTTTCTTCATCTGGAAAGAATTCACAGCAAAGAATTTGCTTCGGGGTTAAAAGATGTTCTTCGTATTTAATCATTAGTCTTGCACCTTTTAATAAGTTTCACGGCATCACAGCAATAAGTGCCATATGGAGTTTTGTCATACACAGCCAAACTTTTTTTATTGTTATAGTTTTTCCAAAAATAATACATTTCCTCTTTTTCACCAGATATATTTGACCTATAATTAAGCTTTTTAGGATTTTTTACATTACATTTCCAAATACAAGCTGGAAAGAATGATAAATCAGCAAAGTTAGCTGCATCATTGTAGTTTTTAAAAATAAACAGTTTTGTTGGTTGTTCCCAAATTTTTTTAGCTTTTATCCATGTGTTTCGTTTGTAGCGATTACGAAAAAAATTATTAACAGAGGAACAACCAATAGTAACTTTGTAATAAGTTCGTTGCATAAGACAAATTCTCCTTAGCTATATTATACAGACTATTTAATGATTGTCAAGGATTAAATTCAGGATTTTTTACTACACATCGTATTTTGAGCATCACCTGTAATAACATACTGTTTTCCTGTCTGTTTTATCATACAACTACACTCACAATGATCACAATGGAATTCGATGTACGTTTCGTACTCTTTCCATTCACCCCTATGACCATAATGTAATATTCCTAAACAAGCGGTTCTTATAATATTTGTGTAGGCGAGTCCAGTCTTATCCATCTAATAATATAATCTGCTAAATTTATGCTAATCCAAATTTTTCATAATGTTTTTTACACGCTTGTTGTCCGAATAAACAAATGGATTGAAAGATTATCGGACTTCCTTTACAAGATGCAAGGTCTTTAGTTTGTCCACCATCTTCTAATACCGTTGTACAGAGAAGACAGCTAATAGACCTTCGCTTAACCTCTTCTAATAACTCTTCGGTGGTGAAGGATTGAATAGCTGGCTTTTCCTTTGGAAAGACAGGTTTCAGTTTTTCGGCCATGATTAAACCCTCTTTATAATTTTTACTTCATCACAATAGATATTAACTGTTTTACTTTTCCATGTTTCGTCTTTATCAAATCCTGCTCCAAATGTTTTCCAAAATTCTTTTGGTGTAATGTAAGTCAAATTTGCCATTCTTTTTGAAATTGTGGTTTGTTCTACAGGATTTTTAACTTTACACTCATAAACCACTCGTCCACCTTCTAAACTTGCAAACTCTAGTGCACGGTCTAAATCATCATACACAAATAATTTAGAGTTTTTAATTTTAGGCTTAGTCCATTTATTTTTGACATAGCGAATTGGTTGTGCACAAGTAAAATGGTACGGAAGCACCGCAGAGTAGAGTTTCTTACTAGCAGCACACACAACTTTGTAATAAGTCATTTCATTTTTCCTTTAAAATGGGCAAATATGACGCATACGTTCTTTAAAGTCACTGGGTAGTGTTCGGTCTTCTTCAAGTGATTCAGAATCTCCACCTTTTTGAATTGTAGGAGTCTCAAGTTCCACTCGCTTACATCCTGAGAAGAAGCTAAAACTGAAAAGAATTACACCGAATAAAAAGTATCGCATTAATTATTCCTTTTTAAAAGTAACGTTCTTGGCCATTTTAGATTTCTCAATAAGTTCTTTAGCGAACTCCACAGCTTGTTGTGGTGTCATGGCAATATCTACGTGTCCAATATGGTCCTCAGCTTGGACAAGAACGAGTGGAGGATCGTTTCTAAATCCCGTAGAAACAAATCCATGATGTATTTTCATGCCCATTGCATACCTCTTGTAAGATAACTCCAGTTATCTGTATAGGGCTGACAGTATTCGACTCCATGAGTTGCCCGTACTGCTACACCCGACATGCCACAGTTCAACAGTTTCGGTTGACTTGCATTTGTCACACTCGTAACGCCTTACCTCTCCGCCTGCCGAAGTAGCTGGGAGTGAACCAACCAACTTCATCGTCCCGCCGCATCTGCATTTCATGGTTTTCTCCTGAATGGTAATTAATCTAACCTTTCAATATTATACAGGCGAAAACCTGTTTGTCAAGTCTTTTCTGTTTTAATATACGTGTAATAATACTTCTTTTTCTTTGCATCATATGTTAAATTGTATATATGTGCTTTTTTCCATGTTGTTTTTGTTAATGATAATGACGCAGGTAGTGGTGTATTTTTATTGGTTGAAATAGTGATAATTTGTCCATCACTTGGACCACCAATACAACATACTTTACGTTTTAAACTGCCATCAGTTATCATTTTGCTCCTTTTCTGCCTTTATAAAACCTGCTTCCCATGCACTAATTGCACCACCATGACTTTTATTACATTTTTTGCATAGTAGCCTTAGATTGCCTTTTGCAGCATCCTCTTCATATCGTTTTAATCGTGTCCAGCGAGATAACTTCTTGTGTTCAAATTCACAGCGTTTTGGATAGTGATCAAATTCAAGATTGTGTTCCAATCCACAGACAGCACATTTACCACCAAGCTTTTGTATTAAAGCTTTTCTTCTTAGTGGCAATAATCGCCTAAATTTTTTATGTCGTTCTCTGTCTTTGTCTGTCATGAGCATACCTTGAAAGCGAAGAAGCTTTCATTTTCTAATACAGGTAAAGCATCATATTTTTGTTTGGCCAAGTCAACAGCCTCTTTCTCGGTATCAGCATGAACACAACCAAGATATAAGCTTACATGTTTGTACTCTTCACCATCACCTTTATCGTTTGGACGTAAGTATACACCACGTAAAGGTTTAGTACATACTGCCCAAAGCTGTTTCTTGTTATTCTTTTTAACTTCTTCTAAATCAGCTTTTGTAATTTTAATGTGTTCTGTTTGTACTGGTTGCGTTGGTTTACTTTCGGGTTCATCGGTTGTAATAAATTCTTTTAGTTCACCGTAAAGTTTTTTCGCGGTGGGAGCAGAGCATTTTACAAAATTACATAACCACTCCATTCCCTTACCAGCATCATTATCAAATTTCTTAATTTCATCAATTGCAGTTTGTAATTTGTTTTGTCGTTTTAATACTTCAAATAAGCTTATTCTAGCCATTCTTTTATTCCCTTCAGGGAAGTAACTTTAACAACATTAAGAACCATTTGCCAACAAGGACAAGTGGTAGGGTCATTTGCAAAAACAGTATTGTATTGTTGTTTAAAATGTGGTGGCACAGGACAAAGACATTGCCCACAATGCAGTACCGGACCATTATCATCAATGTGGTAAAATTTACAAGTACCACAGGTTTTTTGAATTCTCATTTATTTGTCCGCTCATATGAGATATGTTCCCAAATTCGTTCATGTAGAAAATAAATAAATAACTTTATGATCACATCAATGGTTCCTATTGTTGCAGCAATAGATACAGAATCAGTAAAAAATAAACACAACATAACAGTAATGCTACTTGACAATAATCTCCAACTAATAGCTTTAATAATACTTCGTTTATAGCTATCAACCATAATTAGTGTGTGCTCCATGATGGTCTGAGGATTTAATTGGAGTAGTTGTAATAATTTTAGCAATCAATTCTGGTAGATTTAAAGGCATTAGATTATTGCAATCCATGCCAACATCATACTGCCTACCAATAGCCTTGTAGTTTCCATGAGAGTGTCCGTGTAAGTTAATAGAGCCACGTCCAATTTCATTCCATGATGCAATAGGATAATGCATCATAGTTACAAGCGTCTTATTAATCCTAAGTTCAAGGTATGGAACGAGTTGTGTAAACAGCGAACTAAACTGTTTTTGCAATTGTTCATCATGATTACCAAGAACAAGAATAATATTTTTACAGTTGATTCGGCTACGTAGTTCAGGAATTTCCTTTCGATTACCCATAGCGAAGTCGCCAAGGTGATAAAGAGTATCTTCCTTTTGCACCATAGAATTAATATTATTAATTATAGTGTCGTTCATTTCTTTCAAACTAGAAAAGTTTCGGTGACCACCATTCCATTTAGAAAGAGATGGTCCACACATGTTTACATGGTTAAAAGTGTGTGTCTGATGTAATCCAACTATTCATCAAACCTCTCCTTTCTATATTTAGCTCCTAACCATATTATACGGTTAACACAGCCATATGTCAAGTTAAATTTAGAAGAAATTTCTTTTCTAGTCATGCCTTTATTAAAAGCAGTTAAAACCGTGTCTTTTCTAATTTTTGCTATTTCATTTTTATTAATATTATTTTCTTTTATTTTATCCCATTTTCTACTAAGAACAGGTAAGCATAGTTCTTTTGTTTTATTTTTTAAAAATTTAAGAATTAAACTGTTACTTATACTAATTTCTGCATATCCACTATTATTAATTTTTGCTTTAGGGTTTTTTGTATTAATAATTTTACATATTGAAGAAACTATATAGTTTAATATATTAAGCCAAGAACTATGTATTTTAATTCTTAGTATACAATCATTTCTACCATATTGAAAACCTATGCAACCATCACCATCAATAAAACCAATAAAAAATGCTATTAGCTTATCACCAGTTAACCATGTTAAGTTTTCTGGTGGATTATATGTTTTACATAGTTTAAGATCAAATTTTGTTTTTATTTTAGGAATAGTATAATTATCTTGTATACTAATGCTACAGCTTTGATAGTTATTATAATTAAAATTTTTATAATTATTACAAGAAATATAACTACAAAAATTTATTAGGTGCTTTTGATCTTTTTGTGATAGTCTTAAGGCTAATCTATTTTCTTTTGAAAAATAACCATCAGCAGTAAGAAAGCCCATCCAATAATATGATTCTAATCTTTCTTCTAGTAAAATATTTAATTTTGCTTTAACTCTAAAATTTACCTGTTGCATATCATCATTATACAATCAAAGTTTTATTTGTCAAGGAAAATTACCGCAGGGAGTTGTAATTTTCAATAGCTAACACTGGAAAGTGCTTATTTGAAATTTTTTCACCGTTGTCCATTTGAACAAGCACACCTAAGTTATGTATCTTCTTAAGAGCTTCTTTTAAAATATAATTTGCTTGGTCAATTCTATCACCTTTAGAAATTTGCCAAGCATTACATTTTTCACACCGTTCATAGTTATACACGGACAGTTCTTTTCCACAACCTAGGCATTCATTCAGCTTCATAATTTACCCAATCTTTAGCAATAATATCATTATGGTTAATATCTGTTTTATGATTAAAAGTATTAAAAAAACCATCCGGTGAAAATCTTGCTGGTAATTTCCATGCCAGTCTTCGTACTGTCTTTCCTTCTCTTAATACTCGTTTTAATGCCCAAATAAAGCTATGAGTTTTCATAATTTATCCAATCCTTAAATAAATGAGCCTTTAACATTAGGAAATTCAGTATTCATGTTATGAAAAATTGTATTGCTATCCTGCCAACGGTCTTTCATTGCTTGAATGACTTCTTTTGGCACACCATGTGTATTACGTTTAAAACATTCTTCTACGTCATTTGCCCAAGCCGTGTTAGGACTTACAAACATTACTTCATAGCCATATTGTTCAGCTATTGTAACATATGGCAAAATTTCTTTCCATGTGGTATTTGTATTATCAATATAAACAGCTTCAATACCAGCCTTACAAGCCTGATGTGCTTTGAATTTGCACATCTTATGTGCATCACCTAGTGCTGTTCGGTCAAATAAATACATACTACCAACCATGAAATAAGCGTCAGCAGAACAGACAGCGGGGTATCTAAACATGCTAATGAAATAGGACTTTCCAGAACCGGGAAGTCCACGCATGATATACATTACTTTTGCCATTTTTATCCCCAACTTCTATGTTTTTCTTCAACACTTTCCATACCATCATATTCATCAATTTCCCAATCAACATCATCAGGAATTTCAACAATTCTTAGTTTTGCACATTGACCGTTGGCTTTATCTCCTAACGTTTCCACGCATTGAACTAAAAGTTCATCTGCACGTACTTTAGGAGTATCATATGTACTGAAATGGCTATCAAGAACATATTTCTCGTCTGGTGTAAAAACAAAAAGACAAAACTGCTCTGTCCTATCCTTTAGATATTTTCTCCATCGTGTTAATTCTGTTTTTTCATCACCACCAAAATACTTTTCAACCGGAGTAATATATTCCTTATTTTCAGGTTTACTATAAAATCCATGTTCAAAAAGCCATAAGCAAGCTTCTGGACTAATACTAAATCCACCATAGCATTTATTGAGAACAATCTTAGGCATTTTGCTTCTCCTTCTTGCTACTAGCAATATCTGTCTTAAACATAATATTACTAAATACCCACAGACCCCAAGCCTGCCAGAATGTATAGGTGTGGATTTTTAATTTTGCACTCAATAATTGCACTAAAATATAACCTATTTAAATAGTCTTTTGCATCATTGTACGTTTCAAACACAAAAATCTTACTGTGTTTAATTTTTGGTTTAGTCCAAGTTTCAATTAAGTAATCTAACATGTCTGAGCAAGCAGATTGAAATTTTATTTGCATAGATATTGGATTTATATTACAGTGACACACTTTGTAATAAGTTTTATTTTCATCCAATATTGTTTATCTCCTATTCTATATTATACAGCCAACAAGATCATTTGTCAAGAAAATAAAATGGAGAAGTTGTTCAGACTTCTCCATTTTTTACATCTTACCATACTGTTACATCGTACTATAAACCTACTTCACTCGCTTCAAGAACTCTTGATATGCTTCTTCAGTCGTAGAAGCACGAACACTAGAATAGTGACCAGCCTTCGTAGGCTTATGGCTTGTAATATCCTCAATTGTCATAGACTTACAAGGATTTTTGAAATTCCTAAGATAGTACGTGCGACGGTTCTTACCCTGTTCTTCCTCAACAATCAACGTCTTATGTTCACCAGAACAATCACGCACAACCTCATAAGCACAAACACGCATCTTTTGCTGGTCATAATCGGGAGGAACAGCAACAACATCTTCAGGGTCAACAAGCACTTCTACAAGCTTGCCTCGACCATTACCATAAACATTAGCAGCATAATTATAAGCAGCAACATGTAGTCCCGTTGAACAGGTATTGTTTCGGTCAGCATCTACCAATTTACGGTCCATACTGACATATGAACCAACGGAATTGTCAATCTTACCAGTATACAAATCAAGGTAATCATCACTAACGCGACGATAACCAAGAAACTTTCCATCTTCAGTCAAAGGTACAGAGTTGACCACAAGAAAATCGTACAAATCCTTACGAGCACTAGGGCTAGGATTCTTCTTCAGCCTGTCCCAAAATGCAATAAGAGGTTGAACGGGTACACCAGCTTCCATGAACTTAACAAGATGGTTGGCAAGAGTAGCAGGAACAGCCTCACTACCAAGATACACAGTGCCATTTTCATCAGCATGGAACAGACCAGAAGAATGCTTACGAATAGCTTGTGCCTTGTCAATCAAATCCCGAACAAGGTCTTCGGCATTCTTACGAAGAGCGTCCATCAACTTTTCAAAAACAGGACTGTCGGCCCTTACCGGACGAATCGTGTCTTTGAATATTACAACCACACCGTTTCCTGACTTGATAAAGTTCATTTTCAATCTCCTTTGTCTCTTTTATTATTATACAACCAAAAACCTATTTGTCAAGTGGCTTTTCAATTTTTCTTTCTTTCATCCAATTTACCACAACAATGAAAAACTTTGTAAAATCACTCAATTCTTGCTTCGTCAATCCTTCACTCTTAGCAAGTTGTTTACCAATACGTTTCCATTCATCAATTGTATGAATTTTGCAACCTATGCTAATTTTGCCATATGCTACAACATTCATGGTATACTTGCAACCAATGATACTAAGGGGAGAGAAATCCCACTTATTATCAATAAGTTGCATATTACCA